TGGTGATGTTAGTTTTACCATTACCTACGAAGACCTTGTTGGGAACGCTGGTGTTAGTGCTAGTGCTGTAACCGACGATAGTTCGGTTACTGTTGATGTTACTCCACCCACCTTAAGTGATGTTTCCATTTCATCCGATAATGATAATTCTCTTTACGCAAAAAACAATGATGTTGTTACACTTACATTTACTGCTTCCGAAACCATACAAACTCCTACGGTTAGTTTTACCTCTGGTGTTGTCAGTGTTGCTGATACTAATAATGATGCTAGTAATACGAGTGGAAATACATGGACTTCTTCATATACCGTAGATAGTGGTGACACTGATGGTATCGTTGAATTCAATATTGCTTTTACTGATAGTGCTGGTAATGATGGTTCGAATGTATCTACAGTTAACGATTCTACTTCGGTAACCGTCGACAAAACCGCACCTACATTAAGTAATGTAAGTATTCTTTCTAGCAATGATACGGATACACTTGCAAAAGCAGATGATGAAATTACACTTACATTTACTGCTGACGAAACCATTCAAACACCTACGGTTTCCTTTACGTCTGGTGAAGACAGTGTTGCTGGTACTGTAACATACGAAAATACAAGCGGAGATACTTGGACCGCTGTATATACCGTAGATAGTGATGATACAGATGGTGCTATTGCATTTACAGTTGAATTTACCGATGAGGCAGGTAATGCGGGTACTAATGTAACTGACGTTACCGATGCTACTTCTGTTACTGTAGATACAACCTACCCAATTGATTTCACTGTTGGAGATGTTACAACAGATGGTAGTAATCAAGTAACAGGAGTATTCAATGATGAAACTGAATACATCTATATAAATATTCCTATAGATAATGATAGTACATTAATAGGTGGTACAGTACAAGTATTAATAACTCAAGATAATTGGGACACTGAACAACAATTACATGAAATACATACTATTTCGGCCAGTGAAATAAATACTACATTAGTATTTGACATGACCGCAAGTGAATATACGGATGATGTATCAGAAGGTGGTGTTGCATATTTTACAGCAATAATTACAGATACCGCAGGTAATGCAACTAGAGGAACACAAAGTGCAAGCACATTGTATAGAGATGATGTATCCGCAAGTCCTTTTACCGTAGGTACAGTAACCGCTGTAGGTGGAAGAGTAGTAACTAATTATTATAATAACACTAATACTAATTTAACAGTTACAGTACCAATAGATAATGATCCTACTTTAGAAAATGGTACTATTCAAATAGTTGTTTCAGTAGATTCCACTGGCGGATATCCATCAAACTCATATGTAAATATAAATGATGCAATAACAATAACTTCTACTGATATTAATACGAATAAAGTTATAACAATAACCGATCAAGAATTTATTGGAAATGTAAATGAAGGTGAAATTGCATCATTTAATGCAATTATTTATGATGGTGATGGTAATGATGGAACAACAGGCACTGCAAGTAGTAATATAATAACAAGAGACGAAACTTCACCATTAATACCAAACGTCACATTTACCAAAGGTAGTACTAAACAATTTTACAACAATAAAATTATAGTTAAATTTGCTAATGATGTAAGTAAATGGGACTATAGTGTAAATTTCGGTAAATCATTTATTACAAAATATGGTAACAGTAGTACTATATTACAATTAAATGATGGTGTTTATATGCCTGGTAGTATTATCATTAGAAATTATGATAATGCAGGCAATAGATCTATTGTTATAAACAGTGGAAAAATCATTATTGCAACTTCAAGACATGGATTTCCTTTGTCTAATAATAGTGCAAGTATGAATATAACAAAAAAGAAAGGGTATGCTTTTTCGCGTGCCGCATTTTAAGTAAGTTTAACGATTTTTTTTAATGATTCATTATTATTCGTATAATGAATTATTTTACTATTTCCGATTTTATCTTCGATTTTATCCCCCTTTTTTAAGACTTTTTTGAGCAAATCCCATTTTTTTCTTTATTTTGGGGATAAATCGGTGGATGTTTTAGAGATGTTTTAGATATTTTACTTAAATATATAATATTTCATTTAATTATGAATCTCTCACGTTTTATAGCAGGAAGTTCTATTAAAAATGTTATTCCTATTGCAAATAGAGTCATTAATAATAATAATACCCCTATTATTAATTATATTATAGAAGATGTAGATAATCCAATGAATGTATTTACTGAATATAGAACTTTAATTAATAATATAAATAATCGTTATAAAATTTCTATTAAAATATCGTCATTTGGTTTTGACAAAGATTTATTATATACATTAATAGAATGTAGTAAATGGAAGAATATTAGAGTCATTATTGATGCAGAAGAAAATAAGTATAACGAACAGTATCAAGAAATTAGTAATTATTTAATACGTAGACATAATAAAGATTATCCTTATATAATAAAAACATATCAGATGTATCGTAAAGATGCCTTGGATACTTTAACTTATGATATACAACAATCTTATTTACAAGATTTTCATTTAGGTATTAATTTGGTTCGTGGTACATATTTTATTTCGGATAAAAATCAAGGAGATTTGTTTACAGATAAAAAATTAACAGATAATAGTTATAATCTAGGAATTCGTACATTAAGTAAGTATAAATTTGATACATTATTATCAACACACAATGAAGAATCTATTCGTTTAGGGTGTATAAATAATATTTTTAAACCATATCCTTTATTTGAATTTGCTCATTTAATGGGAATGCATGATGATAAATTTAAGGATATTGCAAATATAAGTTATAATGTAAATACGTATATACCATATGGACCTTATAGTAAAACAATACCATACTTAACACGGGTTATGCATGAAAAAAAATATATATTAAAATAACTAATTATATATGTGTATAGTTAAATGGAAGAAATTATAATTGATAATAATGATTTGGAAAAAAACATTGTTAATAATAACAACAATAAACTTTGGGATAAGTGTTATTTTTATGCAGGAACGTTAGTTATACTATTAGTAATAGGTACATTTATAGGTATATTAGTATATCTTATAATTCAAACTTTATGAGTTAATATAAATCATTACAATCTAACTCTTGCATACATCCCCCTATATGTGCCATTTGATTGGGTTGGTATATAGGATAACATCCACAACAAGGAACGATTATGAGTCGTTTGGTTTCTAGGTCGTGAATAAAATCCGCCAATTTATATTGTTGTAGTATACCACTTAGACGATCTTTATTTTTTATAAAAGTAAAACGATTTGACTCTGATATATTCATGTGTTGGTTTTGTTGAGTAAGTAACTTTTCCAAAGTAATACGGTTGACTATAAAATGTTTTTTTCGTGTATTATATTCAATATCCGTTATATGTTCGCGTTTATCGGTTGCTTTAATCTCTGCACTTTTAATACCATCTGGTAGGTTGTTAAAATATTTCCATTCTTTAATACGTTTTGGTAACATTTCCCATGAAGTAGGTAGTTCATCGGTATTAGAATAGGATTTAATGTAGTGGGAAAATGTTTTGCAATATTCAAGTAGTTCTTGAATGTTATCGTATAAATACCATTCTTTGTTTGCGTTTACTTGAAAACCATGGTCGCATAATCTCGCCTTTTTTTCTTTGAGCCATTGTTTTGCCATTTTTTCAAACTCTTTTTCATTTCCTTCTTCGCATTCTAGTATAAAGTGAAACAATAAGGTTCCGGTATTACTAGTCTCACATCGCTCTTGTTCTAGACGTGACAAAATATCATTAGACATTCCTAATTTAAATATATGTTGTGCTCTGGAAGCATCGGTCCAGCAGTAAATTCCTGGCGTGCGCTTCAACATAGTATCCATTATTTTAATAACTTTTAGTCATTAAAATAAAAAAGTATCAATTTGTGAATTTTTCTTTACTAATTTTTCTTTACTATTTAAAATTTGTGTAATAGTTATCTGGTGCAATTACTTGAATTACTTTATTTTCATCGTATCCCTGACACATTATACCAAATCCAAACAATTCTTCAAATTCACGAGACGTATACGGTTGATATGGTTTCATAAATACGGTGTTGGTGTTGTCTACATAAACATATATTTTAAAACTGTTAAACGAGTATACTTTTTGTTCTATATCAAATAAGGTCCATTTTGCGTTAATCGGGGACTTGCAATTGTGAACTCGTGTTGGGAGGTAAATATATTTCATCATGTTATATATAAATGTTGTAAAAAACTATTTCAATTTGAAATCTTATTATGATATTGTAAAATTAATATGAATTTAATTACATCAGCAATAAAAATAAGTACATGCATATCTTCATGTAAATTCCAAGTTCCTTTTTTATGGTAAAATAAAAAGGTTGGTTCTTTTAGAGGGTTTGATAATCTATATTTATCTATAATGCTTGCAAAAATAAATCCCATAATATATATAATAATCATAGTTATCCACAAATAATTAAATTGACATGATTTTCCTGAAATATAAATACCATATCCACCATATAGAGCAAGCAATATGTTTCTAATTACCGATGTAAATAAATTACTAACCCTCATAATAACAAAATTAAATAGAATTAACAAAGTAACTAAATAAATATCATTATAGAATCCTAATCCATATATATTTGAAAAATAATTAACAACTCCATAACCAGATAATGGCATTATACTTATATCAATATAATGAGCCCATTTCATATCATCAATCGTTTTAAATGAATATAAATGATAAAATGCAGAGGCGTAATAAATACAGAATTTACCAATTAAAAATATGATTAAATCATTTGAAATAAAATTGTAATGGCATATAAATATTATACTTATAAATAATAAAGTGCTTACATAAGCGTGTAATATTCCTCTGAATTTAGGTTTAGGTTTATTATCAATATAAGTATATTGTTGGTTTGGGAAAATTATTAATTTATGTATAATATTTTTATGTAATGTATAATAAATAAAAATAAATACATTAAATATACAATAAATATTCATTAGTGTAATACAACTATTCCATATTAAGGTTATCATTCATATATATGTTATAATTTATTTATAATAGTTTATAACTTATAATTATATACGTCGTAACAATATAAAAGACGTTGCTTCTGGTCGCCGTGTTTTACTATACGGAAATGGTATTTTCATATAAGTAAAACCACGACACCCCTTTTTATTACACATTTGATAACCCCAATAAGTATCGCGTTTTTTATCCGCCCATTTATCAAACATAATTACATGCTTACCTGGTAATAAAATAGCATCACCTGAACGCAACTCCCCTCTGGTATAGGTTTACTATACTTAAACCAATCGGCAGTTCGTAAACTTGCTAACCCTCCTTTATCGGTTAAAGGAATATTCCACATATAGGATATAAAACCAGATCAATCTGATCTATATCCTGTTTTGTTTTTAGCGTGGGAATACTTTTTAGTCGTGTGTTTTTTCCAATGTTTTATTTTTTCTTTATTTGTTCCACCACTCGGTTGTGTTCCCTGTCGCCGCCGTAACATCGCACCGCCTTTTTTCCGTATAGTTTTACGTAAACCTTGGTGTTTTACAATATCGTTATATAATTTATCCATTTGACTATTCATAGTAGTACGATATAATGCTCTAGGTAATCGTTCTATAGGTTTTCGTCCTTGACGTAGAAGAGGTTGATGATAACGGTCTGATTGTATTTCACGATTTAACATTATATCACCAGGACTCCATATTCGTAAACTTTTATGTATAATCATAGGCAAAATAGTTTTATTGCGTTGAGTTTGTATTCGTGTATAACCTGATAAACTTGTAAGATAGTCAAAAAATTGTTTGTTTTCGTTTTCATCGTTAAAAAACAGACCTTTTGTGTTCATAGGTGTTAAAGAAACTACATACATTTTGTCAGGTAATTCTATAAAATACTCGTCTTGTTTTAAATTTTCAAAATCTTTTGGATGTGATGCATGTATAGGTAAATAATAAAACTGTGTATTTGGATTTTTTAAGGTTCGATAAAACTGTTTAACATCTACAGATGATTTATGACTTCGCATATCACTGCTCAACCTCATTTCTCTTAACATGCTTTTTTTACGAGGTGATAATATTACATCCTCGTAAACACCTTCTTGTTTTAAATTTTTACTCATATCTTTTTCAATTTGTTTTATAGTTTTTTTAATTCTTTCAAGTTTAGGTGCATGTTTTATAATTTTAATAGCATTATGTCTTGCAATTAAATCACTTTTCAATCTCTTACTTTCTATTTCTTTATCAAATAAAGCTTCTTTATTATACAAAATATAAGGATCACACGAAAATTGTATGATAATAATAGGTTTTTTGGGTATATTCATATCCATTTATATATATATATAAATATATATTTACTGCATTGAAGGAAGAGGTGCTAAGCAAAGTTTAATATGACCTAAAGATGCTACTGCATATTTTACAACAAGTGGTAGGTCATTTTCTAAATACATTTCGATTTGGTTACATAGATTGGTACATTTAATAAAGTATCCAAGATTTTTTAATGAAAATTCTCCTTGAATAATTTTTTGTGAGTCTTGTTGAATAAATTCTGTACTACCATCTGATTCTGCACGACGAACTTCTGCTTGTGCAAAAGTACCTTTGCATCTAAATATAAGTTCATTTGAAACTGATTTAATTTCAATTCTATCTGAAATACAAGTTAAATCACGAATTATTTTTTGAAAATCCGTGGAAGGTAAATTAATAATAGACGAAAAAGTAACTTCTGGTACTTCTAATTCATCTGATTCTGGTTCAATTAATCGAAGTTTTTGAGTTTTACATTGTTTAATATCACCATTTTCAAATTTTAATCCTAAATAATTCACAACTCCATCATTATAATCATTATTTTCAATGTATATAGTTAAAGTATCATCATTATCAATTGTATTAATTAATTTAAATAAATGAAACATATTTGCACCAATAATAATTTTTTCTTTTTTACATTCAAAAAATTCAAAGTTTTCTGCCTTTAAATGTAAATGTGCTAAAATAGTATGTGATTTATCCATATTTATAATTCGAATACCATCTGCTTGAAATGTTATATTTGTTTCTAATAATATATCTTTTAATGCAGTCATTAATGTTCTAAAAGGAGCAATTTGAACTGTTTTAATAGTTAATACATTATTAGAATGACTCATATATGTAAAATCCGTTATGTACGCTTTAAATATTTATTATACTATTAATATAAATGAATAATAAACGCACCAAAAAACTGAGATGGCGAAATATTAAACCACATACACAACGTCAAAGGAAAACAATGTTAAAGAAATATGGAAAACGTTGTTTTTTATTACCTAATGAATTAAAATATCCTATTTGTAATAAATATACCGGAAAAATTGAATGTATAGGTTTATCTGCAGCACAATCTCGTGCTGCATTATCTATATATCGAAAATTAAAACCAAAAACATATAGTTATAAAAAAATAAGACATATAGCAAAAACAATGCGTAAATTGCATAAATGTTAATTAATAAGTATTAAGTATATTCGATAAATGATAAATATGTTAAATATACAAAGTATACCAAATAGAATATAAAGTATGTATAAATACATATGTACTTCATTAGAACGTTTATTATCTGAACCATAAATTTTAGTATCTTTAAACAATATCCAAATTAATTTTACAGCTATTGTTAATAGTATAAAACTTAATACTATATAAAATATATTATAAATCTTATTTTTTTTATTATATATCATTCCTTGACGTAGAAATGCTATCGATAAAGTTGTAAATACTATAATATTTCGTAAAGCGGATTGATAATAGGATAGAAAAGGTAAATCTTCCATAAAATTGCGTGTATTCATTGTATTAAGTATAGATTTAAAAAAATATACTATAATTATTTATATGGAATCATATGGAAGTATTATACAACTTATGAAACAAAAATATAAAGATAATCCATACATTCTTCAAAAATTACATCAATATTTAGAGCATATACCTGATTATTTAAGTAATATGGAAATGGATTATGTAAAACGAACTGCTAAAAAAGACGAACAATTAAAACAAACAACTTTATTCGTCCAATATTTTTTTCAACATAATGAATATTATTATATTTCTAGTACTGAATTTTTTATACAATATATTAATAATAATTATACTGTTGTATCAGAAGATGATATACATAATAAAATACATATTGACCTAAGTAAACAACCCTTCTACATGAGACAATGGAAATATAAAATTAAAAATATTATACTTAAACAAATAAAAGATACACATTTTAATTGTTGTATACCTGATACAACAACTATACAAACTACCTTAAGTTCATGTTACCCTAATATATTCCAAAATAAACACCATTTTAAATATTTTTTAACTATTATTGGGGATAATTTATTAAAAAAAGATACTCATCTTATTCATATTATAGACAATTCTTATAAACGATTCATTAAAACATTGTCAGACAATATTTATAAATATATTGGTAAAAGCATTACGGAAACTTTTAAATATAAATATTACGATCATAATTATAGCGACTGTAGATTATTTCCTAATATACAATTTAATGAGGAACATTCTAGTTATATTCGTGATAATATTATAAATATTATTGCTATATCTTATTATTACTCTAGTAGATATAAATCTTCCGATCATTTTTTAAATACATGTAATGATAAAATATATACAGACCAAACTTATCTATTATCTACATATACACCTAATAGTATTATTCAAAAATTTATAGATGAATTATTTGTTCGCGATACTAGCAGTACACAAAGTTTAAGTTATAAAGATATATATTTCTTATGGCGTGTATTTCTTAAAAAATATAAATTACCTTGTATTAGTTCTCAAACAAACTTTAAAAATATTTTATCTACTATGAATATTTTGAAAATGGATACTGAAATATGTATCGGTATTCAAACAAATGCTCCTATAACATGGAATACTTTTCAAAACTTTTGGACCCAAACTATAACTGTTGCAGATGATATAGACGATGAATTAGAAATAGATGAAATTACTACTTTATACAATATTTGGATATCAAATAAAGGGTATAAAGAAGAACAATTAACAGAAGAATATTTATTAGAAATTATGTCTTGGATGATGCCAGAAATAGCGATTGAAAATAATAGACATATTTATAATATATCTTGTAAATTATGGAATAAAAAACAAGATATTATAGACTGTATAAAAAAAATTCCAGATACAAAAACAACATCATTGGAAAAATACAAATATTATGTAGAATTAAATGGTACAAAAGAAAAAATAACAGCTAACAAACATTATTTCGAACAAATTGTTAATAGCATAGAAATTTAATTATCAATAAATATAATTTAGATATATTTAACATTATAAGTATTATATATGTTAAATAATTCTAGTATAGCACGAATTAATAAAGAACTATGTAGGGATTTTAGTTCAATAACTTATAATTGTGTATTATACCATCCAAATAAACGATACATAGAAATAAATATTACATCGGATAATAATGATATTCAGTTTAATATATATCCTGATTATCCATTTAAATCACCCAAATTACTTGTAAATGGTAAATGTTATATAACTCGACATGTAAACATGTATCATAAATACAATAAGATATTAAATATATTAAATTATCATAAAGAATGTCCTTGTTGTGATACTATATTATGTAATTGGTCTCCTGCAAATACATTATATCAACTATTTGAAGAATATAAAAATAGAGAAATTAAATATAATAAAATTAAACTTGTATTAACTTTAAATATTTTAAAATCTCAATTGCCTTTTGATGATTATCTTCATAATAAAATTATTAGTTATGCATAAATTGAAAATTTTTTATTTGAAATAATCTAATTATAAAGAATATGCCTAAAAAAACATGCGAACATCCTGGTTGCAAAACCAAACTACATTTGATGCGTTTTACGTGTGAGTGTAAAAAAGACTTTTGTATAGTGCATCGATTTCCCGAAGTCCACGTGTGTAATGTAGACTATTTAAGCAAAAATAAAGATAATAGCGAGGAAATTCAAAAACTAAAATGTGTGGCAGAAAAAACAACGGTCATTTAATTATATCATACTATTGTATATGAAGAAATTAAGTGATAAGCAATGGATATTATGGTATATTAGAATGTATAACAATCCTTATGATAGATACGAAGGGTTAGGTCCAGAGGATCACACAAAATTTAAAAAATTGATGAAACCTTATAGTAAATATAAAAAATATATTTTTACTCTTCCAGAATCAGACAGAAAGGCTATTTTAAATCATAAATATGATTTAAAAAAAAATAAAGATAAAATGAAAGCAAAATTAAATCAAAATGAAACACGAAAATGTAAAAAAATGGTAAAAAGATACTCTGTAAAGAGGCACCAAAGTACTCTAAAAAAATATAAATCTACACGACGAGCATTACAAAAATGTAAATCTTTTTTAAATAAAACTAAAAAAGGTGGTGGACCGGGACAACGCATGCGTCGGAGACAAGCAATACTAGCAACACAAGCAGCAGCACAAGCGGAGGAAGAACAACCGACGACATGGAACGAGGATGATGCAAGATCGCGTTTGTATGACCCGATAAGTCTAAATATATTTGGACTAAAATATCATGACTTAGATGAAAAACAAAAACTTGTAATATTAAAATCTTTCACATAATATTTTTTCTTACATATATATAAATGCGTCACCACAAAACCCGCAAGCACCACGCTAAACCTCACAAAGTTAAAGCTAGCACCATGCGTAAACACGCCAAACACCACACCAAGCGTCACATGAAACACATGAGAAAAATGATGAAAAATGGTTATTCTTTCAAAAAAGCGCACCGTTCTGCCATGCGTAAAGTAGGAAACTAAATTTTCTCAATTCGTATATTTTATCTTACACGAATTGAAACTTATTTAATAATTTACCATGACAATATCACCCAACAATGTCATCCAAACGTAAACCAAACCGTTCGGCGGAAGAAATTGCAGCAGATAAAGCAGAAAAAGCACGAAAAAAACAGGAACGAGATGAGCGACAAAAAGAAAAACTAGAAAAAGAACTAGAAAAAAAAGCAGAGCAAGAAATAAAGAAACAACAACGTGACCTCAAGAATCTGACAATTTTACAAGAACGTGCTAGAAAACAAGAAATAGAAATTATGCGTATTCAAGAGATTGAAACATCGCGACAACAAATACTCTTAACTTATTCAAAATTACAAGAACTAGTTCATCTTCTGCAAAAATGGGATTGGAATACATGCTTTACACGAATTCAAGGAGTATCTCATTTGTCATCCAATATGTTTCGCTTCTTTCAAGCAATGATTGTAGAACGTTCTATTGCATGTGCGTCGTTACCAGATGAACCTGCTACGTGGATCGCCGATGATTCCGATACGGGCGGTGATATTCGAACATTTCAATGTCATCAAGTGGAGATTAAGGCGTGTACACGAATGTTTACCAAAAAAAACGGTGAAACGAATACATTTACCGTTAAAAATGCTCGAGGTGCCGGAAATACACTAAAAAATCTTGCTGAGGATATACGTCAAGATGACGTGTTTCTATTGGTCCAAAAACATGAACCATATGCGGTAGCGTTGTGTTTACCCGACGATATTTCTTTTAAAATCGGTGATAAAGATTCTACATTGAGAGAATTTGAAAAAACCGAACACTGGGATGAAAACATTGGCGCAGAACTTATGGGTTATGTAAAACCAGAACGGTATGTTTGGATTGTGCCACCGGGTTCCATTACTGCACCTCCACCAAAGTTTAACTATGATCCCGATGAAATGGGTATTAAATATTATTTGAATAATTGTGTTTAATTGTTATATAAATTACCAACCACTAGATTTTTTTACATTTATTTTAGGTCCCGAAGCTTTACGGGATTTATTTGGGTCATATGCTTCATCTTCATCATCAGAATTTAAATCTTTAGAAATATCCCAAAATTCTTTAGCACCTAATTTAAAATTTGCTCGTGGTAGTGCTTTATACCAAAATATCTGGTCCGTTAATTTATTCGATTTTGCATTATTATTAATAACTAAACATTCAAAATTTTCAGTACATTGGTCCATCACCTGACAAAATGATTCAAATGTAGGAAACATTCCCGCATAATTTTCATAAATACGTTTACGATTTGTAATATAAGGTTCTCGCAAAATAAACACATAATCTATATTTGTACGCAAATTAGGCGGAATACCTAGAGGATATTGCATAGTAATGACAAGCATAATTTTCCAATGACGACCATTCATAAATAAAAGACGCATGATTTTATCTTTAGTCCAAGAAGCATCAAATAAACAATCATCTAATATAACAAATGCACGAGGATCTATAGTTGAACGACCATAGTGTTGTTGCTCTTTGTTTACTTCTTTTAAAACTTGTTTTTGTCTTTTTAAAATATTTTCAATAATAGCAGTATTGTATTCATCATGTATAAAAAGTTTAGGAACATGTTCTGAATAAAAATTATTACCACTTTCTGTTCCGGAAATAACTGTTCCTATAGGTATATCTTGATGATTAAATAATAAATCTTTTACTAAAAAACTTTTACCAGTATCACGCCGACCAATTAGAACAACTACTGGACCTTTATTTTCATTAGGTTTAAAACTAATAGAACGCATATCAAATTTCTTAAGTTCTAACGTCATTAGTATAATATAAAGGAAAAAAATAATAGTTAAAACGCAAGTAATAAGTTTATATATTACAATTTAAATATCTAATTTTAAATATGACAGCAATCTTAGAATATCAGAAACCATGTACGCAAGAACTTTTTAACCAATTTAAAAATATGGAATGGACTGGTATGAAATATCCACAAAATTATAATCCAATTTATGATGAATTATTTGAATTATCACCCTCCAATTCAAATAAAATTCAATTAAATCATAAATTTATGTTGAAAAGTTTAGTTGCTAAAGAAAATGACTGTGTGTATAATGCTACTGTATATAATATTCGTAATAATGAAACTAAAGTAGTAGATATTTTTTTTAAATATTCACCTATATTGGATCCTATTAAATATATGATGGGTAAATATAAAGAAGAGGATATTACTATTCCTACATTTGGTAAAAATAATGATACTAAAATATATCAAAGCAATAATTCAGCATATGTAGATGGATTCTTTAATTATTTATCTAGTCAATTACTACATAATTATTATTTTATTCATGGAATAGAATTTTATGGAAGTTTTATTGGATTAAAACAAAAGTTTAAAGTAAATATAGAAGATGAATTAAGTATGGTACATCAGTCTGACTATTATCAAGAATTTAAAGATACAAAATTCAAAATATTAGGTAATATAGAAGATTATTTATATAATATAAATGATTCACGAAATTATAAAGAGAAATTAAATATACAAAATAATATATCTTTAATAAGTGAATTAAGTATTCAATCTATGGATAATGATATTAATGAATTATTTATACATGACACTAATACAGAGAATTCAATTGATACATCTTTAACAGAACATAATCTTTCTACTCATAATAATGAAAATATGGAATTAACTAAACATTCTGAAACATCGGATATGTCAGGAACTAGTGAATGTTCTTCTCGTAGTTCAATTACTAATGAATTATCCGATAATGATAACGATGAGGATGATGAGGATGATGAGGATGATGAGGATGATGAGGATGATGATATTAATTCCAGTGTTAGTAGCACTGAGGCATTACATGTAGAAATTGATTCATTTCCAGTAAATATGATTGCACTCGAAAAATACGATATTACATTTGATAAATATATTGTAAATGAAGATATATCTAATGCTGAAATGTGTGGTGCTTTAATGCAAATTATAATGTCTTTGATTGTATATCAAAAATGTTTTAAATTAACACATAATGATTTACATACTAATAATATTATGTTAACTCCTACTGAAAAACAATTTATTATTTATCAATATAACAAAAAATTATATAAAGTACCTACTTTTGGATATATATACAAAATTATTGATTTTGGACGAGCAATATATACTTTTAAAGGTCATACTTACTACAGTGACAGTTTTAGCGAAGAAGGTGATGCAACTACACAATATAATTGTGGACCTTTTTACAATGAATCTAAAACAAAAGTAGAACCTAATTATAGTTTTGATTTATGTAGATTAGGTTGTAGTATGTTTGATTTGGTATTAGATGATGATAAAGATATAAAAGAATTAGATGATCCTTTATGTAAACTTATATCAGAATGGTGTACTGATGATAAAGGAAGAAATGTTTTATATAAATCTAATGGTGAAGAAAGATATCCTGGTTTTAAATTATATAAAATGATTACAAGAACCGTACATAATCAAGAACCATATAAGCAATTAGATAAAGATATATTTTCTGGATATCAAATATCTAAAAAAAAATTAAATAAAAAAACTAGACTGATTAATATAGATGATATGATAGAAATGTAAATCTATTTATAATATATATATAAATATAAATAGATGATTACTGAAGTAGATGAAATAAAATTAATTACACATACACCTACATCAATTGATATAAAAAAAAAAATAGGTTATTTTACACCAATAGCATCAACTACTATTGTTATATATGTATGGTCTTTACCTTATTTATCTACTATTGGATTTTCAGAACCTAATTCAACTAGTATATCTGGATTTATTGCAAACGCTCATGCAACAGGAGCTTTAGCGGCATTATCTTTTAGACCATTAAATTTAATGTGGGAGTATCAAAATTATATGATTAGAAATATACAAAATAATACGGGGAAAATTATTTTAGGATGGACCATGGCAAGTTATCAATTCTTTTACGGTGGTTTTTTAGTATGTACTGTGAATTATGTACCTAATTGGTTACATACTTGTACTGTAACTTTATTTATAATATCGTTTATGTTTCATTCAAGTATGACTCTTTATTATACAACTCCTAATAAAATAGGACAAATAGAATTAATTATTGGTGTATTAGCATGTATGTGTCTACCTTTTGCAAAAGATTTGTGGTTTTGGGGATTTGAATGTGTGGGATATTCTATGATGATGTTATTCACACCTACAGAAATTTTATGTCTACCATCTGTATGAATGATTATATATTTTATCAATTAATTGTGCCTTGGATAGCATACGAACATTTACCTATTTCTTTAAATAGACGTTCTAGCGAGAAAACAGGGTTAAAAAAATTATATAAAATACAAGCAATATATCCATTACATGTAGATATTTATATTCATTGCGGTTATCCTTGTTTTCGATATTGTATATGTAAATTTTTTACTTTTAAAGATAAACAAGATTCAGTATTAAAAAGATGGTTTAGTTAATTTATATATGAATTTGTTTAGATTTTCAAAATCTCCTCAACATGCAGGAATAAACGTATAGTATTGTTAATATTATTACTTTATGTTGTTCAACCTATGATTAGTTAAAAACCAGGTGCATCCGCAAATACTGATGGCGGTTGGAGTCCTCCTGCGGTTGTTTTAATTACTGTTCCTAAAGGTTTTATTTGGTCTATGATAAACATTCCACCTATTGTACTTACAAATACAAGAATAGTATCTCGAATTAGTTCCTTAATAGCGACATTTTCTTTTGAAATAAATCTCATTTCTATAAATTTAAGTACAACGTAAAAAATAGAAATTGTAATTGATACGATGTAAAAGTTTTCCATTTGTAATATCATACATTTAAAAAGTGCTTATTTAACCGCAGATATTTTTCTATACTATATGGAAATATATACAATCTCAAGAATAAACAGAATTCCTGGATGATTTAATTTATAATAATTTTCTTTAGATATAGTATATGACACTTACACAACGTAAATTCGGCGGTAAGAAAATGAAAAATACCATTAAATACACCTGGGGTATTCATTCTCTTACTAGAAAACGTATGAAAACACATACGAAAAAAAAGAAACGTTCTAGTAAAAAGAAACGTTCTAGTAAAAAGAAACGTTCTAGTAAAAAGAAACGTTCTAGAAAGAAACGTAATACAGCAAAGAAAAATAGTAAATCTAGAATAAGAAAAGGTGGTGATCAACTTGACTATTTACACAATGCTTATAAATGGGAAATTAGAAATAATGTTAACAAAGGATATGTTTATAATGTTGATGGAGAAAATGTGTATATTAAAACTCAAGTGGGAGAGGATGGTCCGATTCAAAATTTAAAAATGAATCACAATCTATTTAATTCGTTAGAAAAAACACTATTGGGTTCGGATGATACAAAAAATCTAAAAAGAAAAGCAATCGAGCAGATGCAAACTCAACCAGAAACGACTAATGTTTTTGATAGTGATTACGACAACGATAGTAGCGACGACGATGGCACGGCATCTTTGACCCCAAGTGAAGAAGCGAGGCACCAGGAAGAGGGGGCGAGGCATGCGGAGATGCCAATGGAGGGCGATGACGAGAACGAGAATGACAACAGGAGGGGGAATGGGCCAGAGGGGTGGGAAGCAGCGGTGGCGGCGGCCAGGCAGTGGGAGCGCAACGACGCCGCCGAGGAGGGGGAGGCGGCGGCGGTGGAAGCAGGAGGAGGGGGAGGAGGTTTCTTTCGTGACATCAGCGAAATAGATGATGTATCAGATGAAGAATACTAATGCTTTTATAGTACTGACGAAATTAAATAAATAATGAAATTTGAAAACTATGTTAAAAAAATAATTTAAACTATGACCCACTAATGGTTTAAATTATTTTATATGTCTAGTTTTTTTTTTTTTCGTAATTTTCTTTTAATAGAATGTTTCTTTTTTTCGTATTTATAACGTGTGTTCCTCCTTCGGGAATAAACACTCGTCTTTTGCTTCTTTGTACGACGTGAATTCTTTCGTCGTAATCTTCCGCCGCCTTGATTGCCTTCGTACAATAACTCATACGCATCTTGGATTCTTGTGAAATTAGCAGCATCGCCGCCGCGATGCGGATGATGCATCCTCGCCAATTTGTAGTAAGTCTGCTTTACTTCGTGTTGACTGGCGCTACGGGGTAGTCCCAATACTCTATACGCTTCCTCCTTACTCATTCCCCTATTCCCTGCTTTTGCTGACGCCTTCGCTGCCTCCGCGCGTATAGCATCGGTTTTCAATTCCTCCGCCTTCTGCGCCGCCACCCGCTGCCTCGCCGCCTCATTCTCCGCTTCCTCCCAAACCTTATATTTTGGACCCTTTTCATTCGTTTCGTTCATCTCTGTCATCGCCGCATTTCGCAACTGTTCCAAATTCGCTGCCGCTCCTCCTCCCCCTCCTCCTGCTGCTCCTCCTGCTGCTGCTTCCTGTTCCCGCTGCTGTCTTGCTGCTGCTTCCTGTCTCCGTTGCGCCTCCGCTGCCGCTGCCTGTCTCCGTTGCGCCTCCGCTGCCGCTGCCTGTCGCCGCCGCCGTTGTGTCGCCGCCTCGCGCTCCTGTCGCCGCTGCTCCTGTTCTTGTTGCCACCGTTGCCGTTGTGCTGCCGCCTGCTCTCGCTGTCGTTGTGCCGCCTCCGCTGCCGCTGTCTGCTGCCGCCAGGTATTCTCGCTGACGCCGCCGGGATAGTAGTTGTAACCCGCCGCCGTGCCACCGCCTCCGCTGCCGCTGTCTGCTGCCGCCCGTTCCCACCAAGAGGTCCGCCCCAGTCCCCGGCTCCTCGGTGCCTGTTGTTCTTGCTCCCATTCCCCGCCATCTCCGCGAGATCTTTGCCGTAACCCAGGGCGTTCATGGGGAGATGTTGGTAGATCCCCCCCGCCATCTCCGCGATATCTTGGCACTTCCCTTTCCGCTTGCATTTGCCTCGCCATTACCGCGTCATCATTTACTTGCTTCTGACGCCGCTGGCGCTCCTGCTCTTGGTGCTCCTGCTCTTGGTGCAATTGCCTCGCCATCGCCTCGTCATCATTTACTTGCTGCTCCACCGCCTGCCGCTCATTTACTTCTTCCTCTTCGGTAGCAATAAATTGTGAATAAATTCTCAATGTGCGATTTCCTCCTGTAATAATGCTATCCTGATCTAATTGTACGTAAATCCTTCCATCCTCATCAATTCCAGGAGGAATGATCGTACCAGAGCGTCCATTTATCCAGTTGAAACGCCTTTCGTTAATTCCATTTATTCTCACTCGTGTGCCAATAAGTGATCGTCCCAGCATCAATTCTTCTGCTGACGCTCTTCCTTCAACTGCCTGTGCTTCTGGTCGTAACCCCGCAACACAATTGTAACAATTTTTCATACCTCTAGTACAAGCACTATGAAACCTGTGCCCGCACGGCGTTATTTGTATCGTGGGTTCATCATTATCAAGTGAATCCCAGCAAAATCCACATTCACTGTTGGGATCAAAATCGGGTTCCATGTATATTATAAGTAAATATAATATTGCTATTTACAATAGTATTAAACAAATCGTTTGTATATAGTAATATGGATTTAGTTATAAAAAAAGATAACCAAAACCCTTTTTTTGGTGATTTAGTTTCTATCATGAAAAATAAAGAATTTAGAGAATTATATGAAACCTACTTTACCGATTGGAATGAAATACAAAGTATGGTATTTTTTATGAAGTTGTACTCTACAATTGAATACGAATACCAAGAACGTTTTAACCAAACAATTAGCGAGACCGATATGAAAAATATGCTCCAAAATGTTATGACTAACAACGTAACGCGAAAATATGCGCTTGAATTATTTCAAGAATTTAAGTTCACTAAAGATTATCAAAAAACAAAACAATTTAGAACTTTATTAGATTTTAAAAAACCTCTTGCTATTACTAATTTTGTAAATAATTTGTAATATATCGTGATATATGACGACAAGGACACGCACAAATATTTAGTTTGCATACAATTTCTTCTATCGTATCATTGTTTTGTGGATAAATGATATTTTCCGTAAGTGAACTAGGACGGTTCTGTAGATGTCGCAAACAACATTTACATGTGCTTAGCACGTGAAATATATGTTCTGAATCGTGTTGTAAATAGTCATATAATAAACTATACGTTTGGTTAGGTGGAGATTTTTTTTTGTTGTATATCTGATGTAGAATTGCGTGTTTTTGTAAGCGTTCTTTATCGCGTTTAGTGGAACAAATATGAGGAACCATATATTCCATGATCTTAATACGAACGTCATGGGGTAAACAAGTAAAGTTCATTATGAATACTAATTTATGATAATTATACGTATAAGTATCAATTTGTGAGTTCACTTATTCCTGTAGAAAAAAAACGATAATAATGCATCATACATTTTAATCTTAGTACAGGTGATATAAGTCCCCACATTCTACGAATGAGATATAGTTCCATTTTATCATCGGTAAGAGGTATGCGCCAAACAAATTTTTTAATATAGGATATATCGCGAATCTTTTCGATTTCGTATAAAAAATGAGTTATGTTTATTTTTAACAGTCTATGTATTCCTTTTTTATCGTCAGGATGTTCGCGATAGACTTCATAAAACATTCCAAACATTTTCGTTAATGTTAAATGAAACGTTTTAATATCTTTTAATAACTCAGGTGATTGAGGAGTGTATGTGTATGGAATAATGTATTTATCTATAATTTCCTTTGGAATTTTAGATAAATCTAAAGTCATTTAATGTATGATAGAAAAAAGTTTTAAATAATAAACTGTAAAAAAAAATTCATGGATTAAAACCCATTCTCGCTCCCATTGGTCTTGAATTATATTGACTGGATGACGTTTGGGTAAAAATAAAATTTCGTTTAACGTTGTCCCATTTATATTCGTTTACGGTTCCTTTCCTTATCAGGAAATTAAATATATCCCGAATTAAATACTCTTTGAAACCCTTGATCGGTGGATTTATTTGTTGATTACCTTGTGCGAGAGCAGAGATCAGATTTCTCAACTTAGTCCGTCCCCGCCCCGACATATCGGTGAAGTATAATGAATCCGCATTATGATCTTCAAGAGCCGTATTAATTTCTCTGACTAGATCGTTTACATTGTATCCCCTACTTTTCTATATTTTCTTATTTGTTTCTTCTTCATATTACGTTTCTTTTGTTGTGATTTTGTTTTACGTCTTGTATGCCTGCGGTGTTTTGTATGCCTGCGGTGTTTTGTATGCCTGCGATGCTTTGTGCGACGGCGGTGTTTTGTACCGCCTCCCTGTACCCTGGATTGCTGGCAATTATTTAAGTTGCTTTGACATTCTCTTAACTGTGTTCTTAAGTTATGTATGTTCTCATCTGCCTCTCCACCGTGGTTTATTTCTCCCACTAGTCGTGCGACTGGTATTAGTTCCGCCTCCGCCTCCGGTACATTCCCCGCGTTTACAGTCGTCGGATATACGCTACCGGTGGATGGAACCACTCGAGATGCTGCTATCCTTATCCCCTGCCTTATCCCCTGCCTTATCCCCTGCCTTCTTCCCTGCTCCTGTTGTTGTTGTTCCCGAAGTCGGGTCATTGATCTGACACGCCGGTTCATACTTATATAATAAACAAATATATTATTCTAAATTTTCGTTCCCATTTTAAAAATACATCATAAATTGATTCTCAATAATATTTATTGTCTAATGTATAAAACATTATGGCGTCTAACGGAACTCTTATTGCTTCTGAAGTAGTTCAAGTAGGCGGTCCTCATTTTAAAGGCATTGTAAAACATGCACGTGCCAATGGGTCAACATTTATTCCAAATGTGTTAGAACATACGGACCATCCTGTAAATGATTTATCTGTTAACAATTGCGAAGTGGTATCTAAACATGAAGGTAATAAATTGTTAGAAGTGCGAGTATCTGATGATAATCCGAATGGTTTTAAAAATATAAGTAAAGAAAATAGTAGTAATCCATTCAATATACATCATGAAAGAGAAGGTCATATGGATAATGCGGAAATATCACATTTTGGAGGAGGTATAAAAAATGCAGGTATAAATATATGCAATATGTTGGAATGGTATACACGTGAAAAGGATGGTACTTGTTGGAAAGTTATATTCAATGTTTGTAAACAGGTAATGGAATCAGATCCAAAGTTGTCATTTCAACCTAATATAGAACGCATTACTTATGAAGAATATAAACGATATCATCCATATGAGCAAGGATCTAGTGCAATATTTTACAATATCCTACCTATGTATGAAACAAAATCTAAAGAAATGTTTACTCAGGAAATCCATAAAGAAATGACAGAATCATACAGAGGAATTCTTCAAAATAGAGGAATTCTTCAAAATAGAGATAATTTTAACTTTAGTGTTAATGGTATATCTATTACAGCAACCCCCTATATTGATGAACATCCAATGATAAAACCTTTAAATCGTACAGTAAAAATATTTATTATGGAAAATGTTGAAAAAGACCAGTTTATATATACAAAGAGCAATATTTATGATATTATTACTTATCAAATATATAATAGAAATACTAATGTACTTGAAAAAACTACATTGAATAAACTAAATAAAACTATTAAATTAAAAATTGACGAAGGATATATATACGTACATAAAGAAAATCACTACGAAGAACATAGTATTAAGTGTTTAAGTACATTTACTAAGTTTGCTGATGAAATAGAACTACCTAAAGGAAATATATACATAGAAAGATGTGGACGTCTCTATGGTAAAATACCAAAACAAGCGCATCACCGTGAATATTATACAAATACTATTGTATCTATGTCTTCAAAAGATATTATATGTGAACTAGGATTAACACACTATAAAAAGATAATTCCAAACCCAGATTCTAAAATTTATAGAGTAACTATGAAATGTATTGAGTTTATTACTAATGGAAAAAATGGATTTAACGCAGATACCACTACAGAAACGTTTAAAAAACTAATGTCTAAAGCAGCAGAAGCAGGTATAGATACATCTAGGGTTAAAAACGAAATAGAGGAAAAGAAGGAAAAGAAGGAAAAGAAGGAAAAAAAATCAAAAACAACTACAAATCAAACAGTTAACGCTGTAGTAACACCAATAAAAAAACAGAAGAACGCAGCAGCGCAGCAAGAGGAAGAATACCTTCATGTTGCTCACACACTCGCCGCCGTGGACAACAGCGTTCACCAGCCGAACTCGGCACCTCAGAAGGGGGGAAAGATGAGCGGTGCGCCGCAGGCGACGGAAAATGAAGATGGAAATGGAGATGGAAATCTACTCCAATTAAGCGATACAGAAATTAACGAGGTAATATCTACAGAAGATGATGGGTCCACATCCCCAGTAGAAGAGGATGGGTCTACACCCCCAGCAGAGGAGGATGGGTCTATATCCTCAGCAAGCGATTCAGATGAGAAATCAGCAGAAGAGGATGATGCACCATCAACAAACATTTCGATGACTGTAATTGAAACTGCGTCGGGTATAGGCGAACGTCTTGAACCATTTCAGTTAACTGAAACAATCGAACAGACTATGCCAACACAAAATAAAGAACAAGCAGAAGAGGACGGGACCACATCCCAATCAAGCGACCCAGAAGAGGAGGAGGAGACAGGTCCGGAAAAACAAGTTAAAAAGTTTGATATATTTGATGCGGGATTTAATAATCCTTCTGTGCCTAGTATTCGTTCAAATCCCATGACAGACCGCCAACTTGGAATATGGCTCGATGATATTACAAGAAATCAAAACTTTACACAATGGCTTAAGACCAAAGGAAATAATCGCAATATTACGGGATTGGGTAAACCTGTTAACGAAATTAATAATATACTTAGGAATCTATATCCTCAATATATAGAATCACTCAACACATCTCAAATTACATCTTAAAAATATCATAATATACTATATAATGATATCAGTTACAAAACAAGCGTGGAAAAAAATGGATACTATCATACAAAAAGCGCCTGGTGCGCCTGGTTTTTTATTTGGTGCCAGTGGCGGCGGATGCAATGGGTTTAATTTTGATTTGTCGGTGTTAACCAATGATGTTTATGAAAAATTAAAGATAAAAAAACCTAATAGTGTTTCCAACGGTATTCATAAAGTTTATATAGACCCGTTATCGGAACTGTATTTAATAGGAACAACCATAGATTATCAAATTGAGGATTTTAGTAAAGGTATATATGAAAGTAAGTTTGTTTATGAAGTAGATAAAAAAACTACAGCGACGTGTGGTTGTGGTGTATCCTTTACGCCGCGTGATTTATAAATCCCATTGTTTTTTGGTTCCACCACTATAAGGATATGCATATTCATTATCAATTAACCAATTACTTAGCATATTAGATTGTTTATCGTTAGGTACGTGGTCTGGAATAAAAACATCTATTAATAGTCGTCCATATTTATCAAATTTGTAACATTTTATTCTGACGATTTGATTTAAAAAATGGGTTTTCAATATATCACGCACTTTATATCCCATTTCCTTTTCTTTTAGGTTTTTAGTTCGTAATTCAGGAGTGTCTACACCCATGACTCTACAATTCCACCGATAATAATCTCCTAGAGCATTAAAAACTACATGCATTGTATCACCATCATAAATATATACAATTTTAGCATCAAATTCATCACCATTAAACGTCATATATTCAGTATTTTCCTTAGTTTTACTTTCTAATTCTTCGCTCATATATATTATAATAATATATAACCTTTATATATTTTTAAACTAAACTTAAACCACATTCTTTCATATTAGGTTTCGTATTAGCGTCATATGTTCCTATAATAGTACCTTTATTAGAGCAAATTAGTTTTTTATTATTATCTTTTATTTTAACAGATTTAAATTGAAAATTCGTACAAGGATTTTCATATCCACATCTTAATACTCCATATGCATTATAATGTGTTTTCATTTTTATATTTATATTTACTATAAAGATATCACGAATTTGTACGTAAGGATTTACATGTGGCCATATACCATCTCCAGTACCGTCTGGTTCTTTTTGTTGTTGAGGACCTATATAAATAGGCCATAACAATGCATCATTAGCAGACATATTATAATAGGTTATATTTTCAATAGTTCCTTGTACTGTAGTAGCATCATGTTGATTTCCTGTTTTAATATAAATAAATTTGATAGGATCATCTGCTACTATATTTTTATATACCACATTACGTATGCAATGTTGTTTAGTAGAAGCAACACTTCCAACGCTTAACCCTGCTCCTTTGTATACATAAATATTATCAATTACTATATTTTCCGTACAAGACATATTTATACCATTTAAGGAAGGTGTGTTATAATCTGCTGGTTTGATGCATATAGCATCATCATAATTTGATATCATACAATCGCGTATATTAATATATTTCCCACTAACATCAATTCCGTCGGTATTAAAAGGAAACATATTATGTGGTTCTACCCAAACAGTAATATATTGTATATTTAAATATAGTATATTTTTCCCGTATATATGAAATCGTGGTCCATTTAATAAAGTTAAGTGTGATATATTAACATTTATACAATTTTCTAAATAAAGTAAAGTAGGTCGTTCACGAGAAATTTTTCCATAAAAAAAGTCTTTCCACCAATTATATCCTTGTCCATCAATTATACCATTATCAGTGTTTTGTGTAATAGTTATATTAGTACTGTTCCGTATATCAATTATATTTAAATAACTTTGAGTTTCATTATTAAAATACCATGCATTAATATTATCGTGTACAATTATATTACCATTTAATTCTATAGTGATATTATTAATATTATTTAATATATTATATGGTATAAAATACATGTTGTCATTTTCATTTAAAATAATACGGTCACTTGGTAAAGCATTTTGAATAGTATTATAAAACATAATCCCATTATCTATTGCTATTTTACTAGTTGTACCTTGTTTAGGATGTAAATAAATAGTATTTGCGAAACAAGTATGTATTAGTAAATATAATATAAATATCATTATATTATTTATAAGGTAGTATTTTTAATATCATTAATAAAATATATGTGTAATATATATTATGTTAAAAACTATAAATGATATAAATAATGCTATATTAAATGTAGATAAATCATTATTAAATATGGATACATTACTAATAGATGATAATAATACGAATAATAATATAAAAATGAAAGATATTCGTGCTTTAAAACAAAATATATTAGATATACAAATTGCTATAAATGTATACGAACATAAAAATAAAAATGCAAATTTAAATCAACAACGAACTGAATTAAATAAAGTAATAAATAATATGAAAGTATTAAATGATTATAACAGTTTATTATTAGAGCATTATGAAACAAATTTATTAAATACAATTTCATTAATAAATTTAATATTTTTACCTTTAGCAGTCATAACAGGTTATTTTGGTATGAATTTTATTCATATGGGACCCTTTAAAAATGCAAAAAAAGGTATATACACATTCAAAAACCCAAATATTTTTGTAGGTACATTAATGGTTGTAAGCACTATTATAATGATGCTTACATATTATATATTAAATATGTATAAGAATTAACAATCCGTTGCTCCTGCTATTCCCGAACATTCGTAGGCATAATGAGAACCATAACCGCCTATGATCCAACTGCCTTCTACCATTCCTCCTGCACCAATTTCATCTTCATATATATTTGATGTTTCTTCTATATCATCGTCTTCTAATGATGTTCCACGAACTAGATTTGAATTCAATAGAAATATAATAGTTATTATTGTAGAAAGTTTCATGTTGTTAATACAGAACACTAATATTTATTCTTTATGTGGTTTATCTAAATGCCAATTCATTACAAAACTACTTCCCCAAGTCAATGCTAAAGCAGTCATACTATTAAACGCGTTTGTAGATGTATGTTGTATCCATGTAGCAATTTTACAATGAGGGGCCTGTGACATGATAGGTGTCATAAAATAACCGACAACGGTTTTCGGTGCACAAAATTCTTGATATACTTGTATTGCCGCCCAATGTAATGTAGTCCAAAACATGTATAATTTAACCGCGCTCCATGTTGCGGTGATGGAAGATGCAGTAAATATATCAAGATTATACATTTTGATGATATTATCCTATATAATATTATATCTTTTCAATTTATGTTATATACGTTAAAAAGATATATAAGTAATAACTATATTATAACAATGAATCTAGTAACACTTATTGAAGGTGATTGTCTTATAGAACTAGAAAAATTGCCAAATAAATCTATACAATTAATTTGTATTGACCCACCGTATAATATTGGTAAAGATACATGGGATACTATTTCAAATTATCAAACATTTATGATTACAGTAATTAAATTACTTGAAATGAAATTAAAAGACAATGGTAGTTTCTTTATATTTCATAATGATATGGAAACCATTTCTGAACTAATGATTAATATTAAACAACAAACTAAATTAAAATTCAATCAAATGATTGTTTGGAATAAACGATTTGAGGGTTCACCACGAAAAGGATTTATGGATGGATTTGTTGTGAAAAATGATATGCATACTTTCAATAAAATGGCCGAGTATATATTGTTTTATACATTTGATAATAGTTATAAACTAAAAGAAGCAAGACAACGTCTTAATGTAACACAAATGACTATTTCTCAAGAAATTAAAAGTAAAACTGGTGGAATAACTGGATGGTATAGCAATTTAGAAACAGGTAAAAACCAACCTACACGAGAAACAATAAAACCTATCGAAAAACACCTCGGTCTTACTTATGAAGATATTGTTCCAAAATTTAATAATTTGAAAAATTCTCATAGTGTTTGGAATTATGATATGGCGAAACGATGTCCTGTGCATATAACACCAAAACCAATTGATTTGTTAAAAAATATCATAGCACATACTACAGATGAAGGTGATATGGTGTTAGATTGTTTTGCAGGTTCAGGATCGATAGGGCAAGCATGTGTTGAACTAAAAAGAAAATGTATTTTGATAGAGCGAGAACCAAAATATTGTCATTATATAAGAAGCGTATTACATTTTACATAATTTAATGATACCGGTTTTAATGTCCGACGAGATGAATTATATTGCTCGTCACGCATTCTCGCTAATTGTTTTTTGGAATCTGATGGTGGTATAACAGGACTACCACTAACAAAATAATATTTTCCATCTCGAGCATTAAAATCTAGATCTTTTTTACTCGGTAAACAAAAAAATATTGATAAAAATATTTCAAACCATATCCAGTCTTCCATTATTATACTATATTAATATAATTATTATTAACAAATTTTTCATTGAAATAAATTATAATATTAAACCATATTAAACGAATAACATTATAGATACTTATTATAATGTCGTTGATTGTTGATAAAAATGCAGTAATGCATGATGTGATGAATGCTATAGAAAAACATTATGCGGGGTATGAAAAAAATATTAGTGATATGGAAGAAATTATAAAACAATTGCCAATGGTACAACAATTAATTAAAGAAAATCAAATGTTGCGAAATAAACTTGAAAGTGAAAATATACATTTAAATGTCAATGAAAAAAATGAAAAAAATGAAAAAAATGAAAAAATCTTTAATATTGAAGAAGATATTCATAAAGAAATGGACGCTCATGTTAGTGATATTAAAACATTTCAAGAATTTTTAAATGATACCAATAATGATTTTGAATTAACCCATAAAACGGATGACGAAGAAGAGGCGGCGGAAGAAGAGGTAGTGGAGGAAGAAGAAGTGGTAGAAGAAGATGAAGATGAAGTAGTGGAGGAAGAAGAACATGTGGTGGCGTATGAAGAGGAAGAAGAGGCGGCGGAAGAAGAAGAAGAAGAAGAAGAAGAGGAAGAAGAAGAGGAAGAAGAAGAAGAAGAAGAAGAAGAGGAAGAAGAGGCGGCAGAAAAAGAGGAAGAAGAGGAAGAGGAAGAGGAAGAAGAGGAAGAGGAAGAGGAAGAGGAGGCGGCAGAAAAAGAAGAGGAAGAGGAAGAAGATGCGGTGGAAGAAGAAGAGGAGGATGAAGAGGTATTTGAAGTTATCATATGTGATACACCATATTTCGTTACAAATGAAACTAATGGTGTTATTTATGAATGTACTATAGAAGGTGAACCTGGTGAAGTAGTAGGTAATTATAATAATGGCAGTGCTATATTTTCATAATAATAATAATAATAAGTAAATAATATTAAATAATTAATATTATATATAAATATAATGTCAGAAGCTGTGGCAAATTTCCATTCTCTTTCTGATAAATGGGTCTTTTGGGCCCATTTACCACATGATACTGATTGGACGATGAACAGTTATAGGACACTACTTCAAGTTTCATCTGTTGAAGAAATGATAGCAATATTAGATTGTTTACCAGAAATGTTAGTTAAAAATTGCATGATGTTTATGATGCGTCAAGGTATAAAACCAATGTGGGAAGATAAATCAAATTGTAATGGTGGATGTTTTTCATATAAAATAAATAATAACCATGTAAAGCAAGTATGGGATGATTTATGTTGTATGGTAGTAGGAGAATCAATAAGTAATGATAAAGGATTCATAAAAAAAATAACAGGTATAACTATATCTCCTAAAAAATCATTTTGTATTATAAAGATTTGGTTGCGTGATTGCACGGAACAAAATGTTCGTAAGATATGTGAAATAAAAAATTTATCATCCCATGGATGTTTATTTAAAAAGCATTTAACTTAATCATTTATTATAAATATCGTTTAAATAAACTAAGATCTTTATCGTCATATTTATTATTTGCACGTACTCGTATAGCTTTTAATTTTGTATATCTAATAAATATTTGATGTGTTCTTATAACATTAGTTAGATATCTTTCCGAATGATATGGTTTTTTTACTTTATGTTGTTTATAAAACTGTGTTAAATAATCAATTCTATTACCGTATATTTTCATAACATCATAATGACCGAATGCAATTCTATCATTAAATCCTCCTCTATAGTTACCCCAAAAGGGTATTATTAATATATTATTTAAATGAATGTGTTCTAATATATAATTAACATCTAATTCATTAACATAGTGTAAATCAGGTCGTAAATATATATAATAATCATAAGGTTCTCTATTAGTCCAAAGACTAGTTACTTCTTTTAGACTATTTAATTGTCTTATTGCATTTTTAATACTGTTATAACCATCTTTCCAAATATCACCGTGTTTAAATAACATATTCCAATCAAAAGAATTATCAAATGTTGCTTGATTTGTAATTTTGTGTGAAATAGGATTAAGTAATTTCCATTCTTCTGTATCTAAAGGGCAATTAAATTCTTCACTTCTTTTGTTAGTCAGTCCTTTTAGGTCATATGTATGTAAAAAAACATCATATTTAATATTATGCTTTTCAAGTACTTTAAATATATTTTTTTCAATATAGGGAAATGTATGTTTTAAAGAACGTGTTAAACCAAAAAAACAAATGCCAATTTTATATTGAGGTTTATCCATTATTATAAAATAATCATTTATAATAATATGAATGATATAAACACGAAGGTTACTACAGTAGCTATAATGAGCAATATAAAATGTGTAAATAATAATGTTGATAATAATTGCACCTATAGTGTTCATTTAGACCCAATAATGTTAACACTAGATACTTTTAAAAAAGCCTTTTTTCCATTTAATAATTATGCTCCAAATGAATTTATAGAAATTAGTAAATTTAATTATTATAATGTAAGTAAAAGAACTATTCAAAATGGTAATTGCAATACAATAGACTGTTGCGGAAATACAATAGACTGTTGCGGAAATGCAATAGACTGCAGTGACAATGCAATAATCTTCTATGACAATGTAATAGATTGCAATGACAGTGCAATAGAATGCAGTAACAATGAATGTGTACCATTATCTTTGTATCAAGAAATATTGTCTATGTTTATGAGTTATAATAATATATTAAATGAAAATGCAATAAATCCTAATTTATTGATAACATTTAGTAATAACATATTAAATTATAACAATTTTAAAGATGTACCTAAAGTAATAAACTCATTATCATGGGTTAAGATATTAAACTGGTTAACATTAAACGAAAGTAAAGAACATGTATTAACATTAGAGATAGTGTTTTATTATTATGATCTTAACTTTATGCCATATCCTGTAAAATTCATTTTTTCATATTTTATTTGTTAAATAATTATATTTCGAATATCAATATAGTATATGAAATATAATTATAGTGTTATTATTTTAAATTGGAAGCGTCCAACCAATGTTATGCATATTGTGGATAAAATCCATGATTATTCAGAAATAAAAGAGATAGTTATTAGTAACGGACATCCAAATAATATATTAAATTTTAAACAATTTGATAAAGTAATATGTTATGACGATTCTATTTTCAATACTTTTTATGGGTTAGATTTACGGTTTTTAAGAGGAAGTCATGCAAAATATAATAAACTTATTTTTATGGATGATGATGTATTATTAGAAAACGATAATTTAACAAAGCTGCTTATGCAATATGAGTTAAATCCAAATAAAATAGTTGGATATGAAGGTAGGTCTATGGATCATGATCTTCATTATGGAAAAGTGCCTGCGAAAAGTGTAGAATGTGATATAGTATTAACTAGATTATTAGTATGTGATAAAATATTATGTGAATTATTTTTTAGATGTAAACCGCTTGTAGAAGCAATATATAGGGAAGGTATACCATATGGAAATGGCGAAGATATATTATTATCTTTTATAGCAAAAATATATTATAACATAGATAAACATAGTTTAGTGCATAAACTATATATAACAGAATTACCAAATCAAAATAGTATAAATGCACACCCTAGTCATTTAGAATATCGTAAAAAATTATGTTGTTATTTAAAAAAAAATAAAAAATTATTTAGACAAGTTATTTGTGATAATAAATCAAATATAAATACTGGTATGTATAATAATATTAATAGATCCTCTATAAAATCATTATATAAACCTAATAATAAAATAGGGTTTGGATTTAAGTATACAAGATAATAATAATATAGTAATTTAAATTATAATGTCTAATATTCCAGAAATACCAAAAAATATATTTCAAACACATAAAACAAGAAAATATATACAAAACAATGAAAGATTATTAAAAGCAACAAACTCTTGGAAAAAAAATAAAAATTTCAAGTATCATTTTTATGATAATAATGAATGTGAGGCATTTATTAAAGAACATTTTCCTGAAGTATATGAAGCTTATAATAAATGTCCTTTAAATGTTATGAAAGCAGATTTATGGCGGTATTGTATTATATATAAATATGGTGGTATTTATGCAGATGCTGACACAATAATGCATGAAAAACCAATGTTATTTATTAAACCAAAACAATTAGTTGTAGTACCTGAAAATGACACTCATTTTTGTCAATGGGTATTTGCTGCACCTCCTAATTCACCTATATTAAAATCGGTAATTGATTTGTCCGTAGAACGTTTATTATCCATGAATGAAATAAAAGGAGAGCATGTTATACATTATAGCACGGGTCCTGGAGTATTTACAGATGGTATAGTACTATATTTATTAGATAATTTTAAAGATGTACCTACATCAAAAGAATTTATAAATTGTTATGTTAACAAATCTTATGCAAGGCAACCAGGTAAACAAATGTCAGGGAATATTTACAAATATGAAAATAATAAGATACCAGATATGTTTGTATTTAAACATGATAAATTTCATAAACATATAGTACAACATTTATTTAGTGGTCAATGGAAAGATGGGTGGTGTAAAGAACGAAAAGTTAAATTATGTTAATTGTATATATGGACGCTATACAAATATTTGGACCATTTGGTAGTGGAACAAATCTTCTCGCAAAAATTATTAATAATAATATTAATAAGGATATTAAAATACATGGGGAAGGGCATACACATATATGGAAACATACCATACGTAACTGTCATTTAGAAGATTGTGTTAATAATAATAAAAAAACACTTTTTATCTGTGTATATAAACCACTTTATCATTGGATAGCTAGTATGAAAAAATGTTCGTATGGTATTAAATGGAATAATAATATAACAAGTCCTTGTGAATTTAAAAATATAAAATGGAAAAATATAATAGCAATTTATAATACTTATTATTATAATTATAAGTCTTTAATAGAAAAGTATAAAAATGTTATATGTATAAATTATTATAAACTATTAGACGTCAATAAAGTAAAACAATATATTAATAATAAATTAAAATCATTTGAATTAGCATTAAAATCAAATGATAATATAAGTAACCTATTAAATAAACCTTCAAAGGGACACGGACAACCTGTTAAAAATGTACGAGAAGCATTAGAAAAAAAAAAAAATATAGAAAACAAGTTAAAAAATACAAATGAAAAAAAAACAATGGATGAATTGGTTAATAATTCAATCGTTAGTTTTTTTAATAAACAATAGTATCAAATATGTTCATTAAGTTATGAATAGGTGTTTTTGGATTACCAGGATTATGTAGTGCAATAGGTTTATATTTTTGTCTGTTAACAATTTTTGAATATATACATTTGTGTTTAATAATATAATTTTCTTGTTTTACATTTCTAGTAAAATTCATTACAAATTGTCTTGCTACATCTAATTTTAAAACAAAAGGAAAATTTGAATATAAAAAAACATAAGATAATACATGTTGGTCGTTTATTGGTTTAGGATATCTATGTACCATACAATCATTCCATTTATTTAATACTTCTGTATATAAACAAATTAAATTAGATATTTTACCTATTGAAAATCCGCCATTAATGTTATGCCAGGATCTCTTTTTATATTTTTGAGTAAATTCTGAAATACCTGTCTTTTGTTTTTCGGCACCTAAATATACACTATTATCTAATAATACATAGTCATTATCCGTTAAAGGTCGTTGTATAATTACATCCCAACAATCAGTAATCATAGCATAAGTATATTTATTTTCATTTTTCAATTGAATTAAGGTGTTTAAATATTGTTCTATTCTCCATTTCCAACCTTTCCATTCTAATTTTTCAGACATAATATGATAATCTAAATTTTGATTTTTAACACTAGTTTCCCAACGAATACGATTAGGACATTTTGGTAATTTAGTATCACATGTTAATACTATAATAGTCATATTATATTATTATATTATTTATTTCTTAATTGATAGATTAATTTTGAAAAACCACCAAAATCGGGTTCAAAATACCGTGCTTTATACATATAACACATATCTTCATCTATATTGTTACTGGATTTAATGTCAAATGTTATATATTTAAAATTAGTTAATAGAATATACAATAATTGTTTCAACATTTTAATATTTTTTTTATGTTTATCATCATTAAATATCCATTTATTTTTTTCAATACAGTTACCATAATGAAATGCAGTGCAAAAACTACATTTTTTTATTTTTTTATTTATAACATACCATTTAACTATATTATAGTATTGCTTTTTTAAAAAATGTGGTGTATTAACTACATCACCCGTTCTAAGATGTATTACTAATTCATTTTTGTCAGGTAATGTATCACATTTATAATTATCTATAATAGATATTATATCTTGTTTATAATTAACATTAAAATCATTCATATTGTTATTTGGACTTTTTAAAATATACTCTTTTAATATGCTTCCATCATATATTGCATTATTTAATATATAAGATGTTGATTCACGCCAATAGTCTCCTTTATGATATATAACATCACCAAAACGATAATGTTGATTGTCGTTTAACAATTTTATTTTATCAATTAGGTTATTTAATTTTTTTTCCATATATTATACTATGAATAAAGATAATAATATTAAATTAATTCATATAGGTAAATGTGGTGGAAGTTATATTAAACATACATTAACAATACCGGAATATCATTTTTGGAATACATCTGTAAAAGAACCTATATATAAACTAAATGAAAAATATATTATATGGATTAGACATCCGATTAAAAGATTTATATCTGCTTTTAATCATTCACATAGTATAATTACTACCCGTAAAACAAAAAAACAAATTCCTTCTATCAATAAAAATACGTCACCTGTTCCAGAAAGAGAAATAAAGAAAATACGAACTGGTACAGCATTTAATAAAATATATGATTTTTTAATATCCTATTTTAAATCACCAAATCATTTAGCGGAATCATTAACTAGTGATAACATAACAGAAAAAAAAAATGCAATTTTATTAATGAATAATACAACAGAACATATTTATAAAGGTATTGGATGGTATTTACAAAATGGTGAATTTGTAAAACATAAACATAAACAAATATTATTTGTAGGTAGTATAGAAAATATAAAACAAGACTGCAAAACTGTATGTAAATTATTAAATATAAATTTTATTAGTCATAATCCTATTAGAGTTAATAATAATAATAATACATTTTTATCAAATAAAGCAATTACGAACCTTATGAATTTTTATAAAAATACCGATTACAAAGCAATACAAGAATTATATAAGTATAATTTTATAAGTGAAGAATTATTCGATTCTTATCAAAATTATACTAATAATTAAAATTATTTATATATTTGTTTTTTAGTCCATAAAATAAAATATGCTTGTCCTATCATACGTTTATCTCTAATATATTTATTATAAAAATTTATAATTGGTTTATTATTATAATATAAATATAATTCCCCATTTCTAATTAATTTAATTTTACTTTTATGATGTAATTCTAATTCATTCTGTTTATATAAAATATTATACATTAAATGTGGACCCGTTACTGATAAACATGTTTTACCATAAAATTTGTGAATAACGTGCATACAAATACTATCTATACACATTTTTAATATTTTATTTTTTGGTTTACATACTAATAAACCTTGCCAAACACCAGGTTGTCCATGAGGTATGTCTATTGGAAAATGTTCTTCTTTTAATAATTCTCGTAATCTAAAATCATTTAATATATTTAATTTAATATCCATGTAAATACCACCATATTTATATAATATACAATATCTCCACAAATCTGCTTTAAAAGCACCTGGTATTAAGGAATCAAATGCATGTAAAACATCTTTATTATAATTATTTTTTATAAATGTTCTACACATTTCATCATCATATAAATAAAATTCAAATCCATTATGTTTTTCTCTCAATTTCAAAATATTTTGCTTCATATCAGTTGTTAAATATTTTGATTTCCATGTTTGAAATACATATTTAGGAATTATATTGTCATTTATTAATTTGTCATTTATTTTAATTTCCTTAAATAATAAAGGATATTTTGATAATAAATTATTTGAATTGTTATCATTTTCTTTTTTTTTTATTTTACTAAATATTTGTTGTTTATTATTGATATTCATTGGTTTTTTATTCATAAAGTTAACATTCGAAGATGGTTTTGGTGGTACTTTATTTATTAATTTAACATTCGAAGATGGTTTTGGTGGTACTTTATTTATTGATTTAGATAGTATATTGGATTTTTTTATTGCATATATATCATTATTACCTGTTCGTACATAACTACTATTTGGTCTTGCTAATGATGTATAATAATTATTTGATGTATAATTTAAATTCATATATAAATTAATATTATATATTAATATATATATTAATGCCTAAAAAAACTTCCAGTCGTACTGTAGAAGATATTATAAATTCAAAAATGGAAAAACAACAACGTAAAGAAGAATTACTGCAACAACGGATATTAGAAAAAGAATTAAAACAACAACTAGCATTAGAAAAATTAGAACAAAAAAAACAAGATTTAATTGATAGACAAAATAGAAGAGAGGAACAAAAAGATTTTAAATTACAAACAAAAATAGAATTACACGAAGAACGATCTCAACGAAAAAATTCTAATATGCAAGTAAATCAATTAAATAAATCTAATAATAAGTTTAGTTCACATTTAACACACATTCAAAATGCTTTAGATAATAATATTTTAAAATTAGATCGAACAAATAAACAATTCGAAAATACAATAGACCAAAAACATGATATTTATAATGAAATTCAACGTATTGAAGAAGAACGACGAAAAGAGGTAGAAGATAACCAAATTATGCAATCTATTTTACTAGAAAAAAAAACAACTATACAAAATGCTTTAGATGAATTAAATGATTTAAATATTAAAACAAATACGGAATATGATAAAATTCAAGATAATAAAAATATAGAAAAATTTGAAATTTCTCGAGCAGAATTAAAACTTGCTTTATTAAGAAAAAATACATAATTTAAAACCATGTACGACAATGAATTTTACGTGCTACAACAAAATACAATTGACCGTATTGTTTTCTATGATTATCTACTTCTTCTATATAATCATATATCTTTATTTGTTTAAATAAACTAGTAATAACTCTTTCTACAGACATTAAATCTTTTTTTTCCACATAATCCCAAAATGGATCACAAGATATCCATTCTGGGTCATAAATTCCCGATGGATTATAATATACTTTTTTTTTTAACATCAACTCTTTTCTTGGTTTTATAATGTCTATTATATCAAATGCGTTATCACCTAACCAATCACATAATTCTTCTTGTGATGGAATGGTTGAGGCATATTTCGCCGAAGCATCGGGCAATAATTTTGTATACCAATGTAAACTATTTAAATTAGGATATTTATTAGGTACCGATAATATAATTAAACCGTCTTGTTTTACTATCTTGTATAACGATTGTATATAGTCGGGAATCTGTTCTCGCGTAGGAAGCGCAAGATGATTTATCACACAATCATAATGATTAATAGGTTGTTTATCTATCTCTTTACGTGCAACTACTACGTGTGGAGTTTTTAAATACTCTAGATGAGTATCATCCAATTTTCCGTGATACAAAAAACGGTCTTTTAGTGTAATATATTTTTTATACACATCAATACCCAATGGATTTTGACCTTGAAATGCTAAAATAGATGTAAATCGTTTTTTCATATTATTTAAATAACACATGAATTATTTAAATAGTATATTTTATTATATATTCTGAGGTTTGGGACCATTTATATTCATCGCCGCGGTTATATTTTCCGCTCCTGCTGTTGCTGCTGTTGCTGCTGGTGCTGCTGTTGCTGCTGGTGCTGCTGTTGCTGCTGGTGCTGCTGTTGCTGCTGTTGCTGCTGGTGCTGCTGTTGCTGCTGTTGTTGCTGCATCATTTATTGGAGTGAGAAATTTACAATCATTTTGATTATTATATTTTTTTTCATCGATTCCCAATAACTTTAATAGGCGTGATCGATTGAAACGTAAACGTTTATTAACAATATATTTATATAATTTTAAATAATGTTGACTCCATAACGAATCTTGTTGACTCCGTAACGAATCTTGTGGTAAGTCCTGGTTGTTATATAAATGTGCTAGTGTAAATAATATAAGAAATAATGTATCAGTAGTCCTTGTTAAACATGTGGTATAATATGCTGTGTTTTTACTTGTAAATAATTCAAATTCATTTTTTTTTTTAAGTTCTATCCCACATTTTATTGCTTGTAATTGTCCTTTATATGTTAGAGGATTGTCTATATATTTTTTTTTCTTTATTTTTGTATCACCTATCTTACAAAATTCGCCTTCACCCAGGTTATGTAATGTTTGACCGTGACGAATAAAATAAAGATTTTTAGTTTCGCCACGATTAGACACTCTCTGCAATGACTCTTCCCATGTTGCTTCTAAATCTGGTATTATTACTCTCTTCTCATCTCCTTTATATTCGTCGTCGTAAGTGCGATTACGCACCCCTCCCAATAAATTGGGATATTTATCTGTTTCACCATGATAGATCACTTCAATATTTACGGATTTCTCAACGTCGGTAGGGTTAATTGTTACTTTTATGCAACTACAATTGCCTATCTTGATAGGTTCAGGCAGAGTAGGAAATAAAGCTGCTTTCATATTATTATGATGTCCCACAAATATAAAATTGCTCTCACCTAATTTAAATACATGTTCTAATAAATCTTCTCTAATAATCTCATGACGAGGTTTCATTTGCATATCTATTTTTAACTCAAATTTAAGACTAGATAATAGGTCTTCATCATTAAAAAAATTATTTGTTGCATAATCTTTACCATTCATACGTTTTATCCATTCATTTTGTCCTTTCAATGTTGATATATTTCTATTTGGGAAAACAAGACCATCTTTTCCTATATATCCCGCACAATTATTCGCCTCATACGCTCCTCTACCCGTTTTATTCCATTCCCGGTCCCCCATAACCCGGTAGGGATCACATGTTATACCTAACCAACCACTACTTCCGTGTTCTCTTAAACTAGGTACAATATTAATAGTTAATTTTTTTGGCATATTCACTACTTCGACCGCCTCGACCGCCACCACATTTAAGATAGCAATAGCTTCTGTTGTAGATTGATTTTCCCACCATGCTTTTTCTGCATCTTTCGCTGCTGCTTTTTTTTGTGCTTTATCTTCTTTCGATGATACTGCTTGTTGTTTGTTCGCTTTATCTGCCGCCTGCATGGCGACTAAAGGAGAACTGGACGCCATGTAACTCGTCGGTTTCGACTTAGTATTGTTAGGTGAACCAAATAATTTTTCAAATAAACCACCTCTTTTCCTCCTAGTTCTTATTCGTTTTTTTAACACATTTCGTTTATGTGTTTGTTTATTTTTTCGTTTTCTGGTTTGTTTCCTTTTATGTTTTAAAATGTGTTTTTTTGTATACTTCATATATTACCTAAAGATAATATATTAAGATTTACAAAAATCCATACATTATTTTTCTTCCTCGGTTTCATTTCCTGATCTTGTGCGTTTAACCTGTTTTTTTCAACTATACCCGTCGTTTCTTTCTTAACTTTACTCCGCCCCTGTCTTAACATCTGGATGAAACTCGGACTCGGTGGATGTATTTTTCCTCAACCATAACTTAAATCGTTTAAGAGGAGGATGATGTTGGGGAGCATTATAAGTAAATTGTTTACGAGGAGCAAGTTCACCGGAAGTATTGTACTCCTCTATCGCCGCTTGTGCCTGCTTCTCCACCTCCGCTGCTTTTGCCTGCTTCTCCACCTCCGCCTCTGCGAAGAAGCGCTTGCGCGACTTCGCCGTCTCCTTTTCCCGGGCACTGCGCTCATCCGCCGCCTTGTCTCACCGATCGAGGTGCTTCTTGGTTGCAGCATGCCATTCATTTCTCGAGAGGCGACGCGTCGGAGCGAAGTGTTCGGCGGCGGCGGTGGCCGTCTCATAGTCCAGCGTTGGATCTCTGTCCATGAGTTGCCTAATCTTATCTTCCTTGTTGTACGTCTTCGGGCCGCCTGCCGTCCGTCCTCGCCGGTGAAGGCGTTTAGTTTTGCGATTGTGTTTAGTTTTGTTATTGTGTTTAATTTTGTGATGGCGTTTAATTATGTGATTGCGTTTAGATTTGTGATTGCGTTTAATGCGTTTGTGTGATTTTTTCATATATAATAAGTAAATAAAAAAATCACTAAACTTGAAAGATATTTTGTTTTGAAACGTCTTTTTTCTTTTTAGAAAATGTATTAATAGTATGAACTTGATATTCATTATTTTCTTCAAACAATTCCGGATAATTTCTAGAAAGAGGTTTATCCATAACAAGAATAAGTTTATCTTGTTGCATAAGTTTTCTATATTCTTCAATAGTTAAATTACCACAAAATTTATCTAATAAATAAAAAGGTGATGGTGCGGGTACAATATTGTTTTTAATATTGTATATATCATTATAAATTAAGTTCAATAACTGATATCTTTCATGTTTTTCAGACGTATCAATAGATTCTTTAAATAGGTATCCTGCCGCACATGTAGGTGAGCAGAAATTGCCATAGCAAAAATAGGTTTCTTTTTTTTTATACTGAGGTATAAAAATAGGTGGGTTATTAAAATTGCAAGTGCACCAGAAGCATGCGCTATTTTCATTCATAGTCATGTTATTATGCATCATTTTAGATAATTCTTTTAATTTGGATGAAATATCTTTGGAATTATCAATTTTAATTTCATCATTTATATTATTAGATAATATAGTATTATTCATATTATTATTTTCGTTTGTATTATCATTAACATTATCAAATTGTAGAGTCCCCCCTTTATTTTGTTGAGTAATATTGTAATGTATAATGTGTTCGATATTATCCGGATTATATTCATGAATTCCAGATGGTTGTTTAATAATATCATTTAATTTGCATTTAAGGTGTAAAATAATATTAGGTTTTATATCTTCAGTAACATTTTTTTTACTTTCTTCCATAATAATTTTACCGCCCTTGGGTTTCCTTCCCCTTTTTTTGGGTACTTTTACAATATCAGTGGTGTTAGTAGGAATGTTTGTATTTTTTTTCCGTCCTCGTTTTTTCTCCATTTTCCAATAATATATATAACAATTTAAATACTTTTAAAATATTATTATAATGTCTAATAAAGAAAGTGTTCCTTGGGTAGAAAAATATAGACCTACAAATATAGAATCTATAGTATTAAGTAAAGAAAATAAGACTATAATAGATTCAATTATAAAATTAAATTATTTTCCAAATATAATATTTTATGGACCACCTGGTACAGGTAAAACAACAACTATTATAAATTTAATTCATCATTTTCATAAAATAAATGGTTGTGATGGAAAAGCATTATTAATACATTTAAATGCTTCGGATGATCGTGGTATAGAGATAATTCGAAACCAAATAAATATGTTTGTAAAATCATGTCCGTTATTAAATAAAGGTATGAAATTTGTTGTTTTTGACGAGGTAGATTATATGACAAAAAACGCACAACAAGCATTACGTTATTTAATAAATGAATATAGTACAAATGTAAGATTTTGTTTAATATGTAATTATATAAGTAAAATTGATTACGCATTACAATCAGAGTTATTAAGATTAAAATTTAATAATTTACCCACATCATTAATAATACAATTTTTACAAAATATAGTAAAGCAAGAGAATATTCCAATAACTGATACTCAACTTTACTATATACAAGATATGTATTTATCAGATATTCGTAGTATGATAAATTATTTACAGACAAATATGGATATTATAGATAATTATGAAATTTTAAATGATAACATATGGTCTGAAATATATACAAGTATAAAAACTCATAAAGACATGAATGATGTTTACACAATAATAAAAGATAAAAGTATAACTAGTAATATTGATATGAAGCATATAATAAAAAATTTTTTAAAATTTATTATACGAGAGCATAATGAGATAATAGATAACTCAGTTTTATGTAAATTTGAATATAATGTGCATTGTAATAATGAGGACGAGTATATGTATACAAAATATATATTATTAGTATTAAAAGAAATTATTGGTTAACTTGATAATATTGTTGAATTCTGTTTTCTAATTTTTGTAACCATGGGTTTGGAGGAGAATTTTTAGTAGGGTCAAATGCATTTTTATCCATTTTGCATTCAAATGATAATGTATTACGTTTCAAATAATTATCAATTTCGTGTTTTTCTTCTGATGTAGGTTGTATAATATTAATATTTTTACTAGAATTGTACATTCTATTTATATAGTAAAAGAAAATAAATTGATTTAGATTTACTTAAAGAAGTATAATACATACATACATGGATTTAAACACAGAATGGATGAGTTTTATTAATAATTCAGAAAATTCTATGCAAGAACCATGTAGTAATAATACATTAACTAATAACGATATATATGTAGGTAGTACAACTAGAAATATAGATATTGAAAAACCCCCTAAATGTAGTGAGTTATATATATCGACCAAAACCATGATAGGTTATTTATCTTCGCCGGTTGATTTAAATGATATATTTTGGAAAATACCCATTATACCATATAGTGATCGCAAAGAAGGTATAATTAAAAAACAAATGAAATTCAATTCTACTACTAAAGATGAGGTAGAATATATTATAGAAAAATGTAAAGAATATGCTTATGTAAATCCATATATAATGCAGCATATTGACAATCCTACAGGTCGTATAAAATATAAAGATGTTCGTAAGATAACAATAGGTATAAGTAAAAAAGATGTTGTAAGTTACCGTATAAAACAAAAAAGTGCATTTTATAACTGTTTTGTAATAATATTTCGTATAGAAATACAACCAGATAAATATAAAGAATATCATGTAAAAGTATTTAATACGGGTAAATTAGAGTTACCCGGTATTCGTTCAGACAGAGACTTAGAGTTAGTATATAATAAAATTAATACCATTCTTGGATTAGAAGTTTCAAATATTCATGCAGAGACAGTATTAATTAATTCAAATTTCACATGTGGTTACTATATTAAAAGATCTATCTTATATCAAATCCTTAAACAGGATTATAATATATCAGCAATGTACGATCCTTGTTCTTATCCGGGAATACAATGTAAATTATATATTAATCCCGATGATACAATAGTAACCGATAAAACAACAACTGATTCAACAAAATATATTTCATTTATGATATTTAGAACTGGTAGTGTATTAATAGTAGGTAAATGTAACGAGATTATATTAAATAATACATATTCGTATATAGTAAATATATTAGAAAAGGAGTATAAACAAATAATAGATCAAAATGTAAACATTACAATTAAGCAACCAGTAGTTAAAAAAAAGAAGCGTCGAACCATTTTAATTACAAAATGTTAGTTATAGTATGAAACATTTCCAATACATTCATATCATTATTTTTATGATATATTTTCATAATATTATTTAAAGATGTAATAGAAGAATCTGTGTATGGTATTAGCATATCAATAATATCTATAAATTCATTTGGATGTTTTAAAATGATATCTATATTTGATATTACTAATTTATTGACTGATATTATGTCATTCATTAATGTATCCATATTTGTAAAATATTGAATATTATGTTTTAACATTCCTATTATTATTTTGCTTAATACATGAAAATTTTTTATTTTATTCATATGTGTTTTTGTATGTATGCATTCTTTCACATAGGTTTCGTCTAGTTCAAACAATGTTTTTTTATATAAAAACATTACAGCATCTTTAGATGTCAATTGTAAAAAACTATGATTATCATCTCCTATTTGAGTTATAAATTCCACATAAAATAGAATGCTTTTTTCACAATGATGATTTGTTAATGGTTCATTTTTGGTGTATAATAATAAAAATTTGTATATATGTGTTATTGATTCAATACCATATATTATAATATATTTCAAATATCCCATATTTTTAATAGTTATATTTGTATGAATATGATTTAGCAATGTTTGTATTAAAGATGTATAATTTTTAAGTAATTCTATATCTGTTTCTTGTAATTCTTCAAGATAATTGTTTAGTACACTTAATGACATATTAGTTGACATTATAAGATAATGATATTTTTTTTTTTTAATTAAAAGTATTTTTACGTTATATTAATTTAAAGAAAATAAAAAACTTATACTATAATGGAAAATGAAAATGCATCAAAAACAGCTAATACCGCTTCAAATTATCGATTACCAAGCAATTTAACTATGCAACATATTACTAAATTAGGTATTGTACAAGATAAACCTATTATGTTAGATTATTGGACTAAATCATTAGATAATAGTATTATAATTGGAATTCGTGAGGGTGGCGAAAAATTATTAGTAAAGAGTGAAGATGAATACACTAGTCCTATTTCGAAAATTTACAAAGTAGAAACTGATTATATCATTGAAACCGAAAATTCTCTTTATTTAACCGATGCAAATATTTCAACCAAAAGAATTTCTTAATTATGAATATGCATTATATGTATAAAATACATATACCATATAGTTAAAATTATATTAATTCCGACATAATAAGATACTTCATTAAAGTTAGAATTTATTAATAGTGATATACCCCAACATTGAAAACTTGTTAATAGTGTATACATAAGTTTAAGAATATATAACAAATTTCTATAATTTGTTATGTAATAAGACACATAAATAATCCACGTAATACATTCTATGCATATATTAGTTATAAAATATTGTGTCATCAAATTATTTTTATTGATTTGTATAACAAATGCAATATTAAATCCCGTAAGTACTATCAATCCTCCTGAAAAAAAAATAATCATTATATTCCATTTACATTGCTTACATAAATACAAACATTCATTATCTTCTTTTTTAACTGGTTGTTCTACATTCATAGATAAATTTTGTAATTGTTCTTCAATATCACTCATTATTCTATTTCTATTATAATATTTAAATAAGTTTAGTATAATTTTTAATTAAATATTATAATAGAAATAGAATAATGAGTATAATAGAAACTCATAAACCTCATATTTATATACATTTTGAAAATGATAATAATTTAAAAAATAACGGGGTTAGTGCATATCTTAATTATTGGAATTTAAAACAATGTAACAAAGAAAAGTTTTCTTGTTGTGTAGATACTACTGCCGTAAAAGATATTGATTTAATATTTGGAACAAAACAAGCAATAGCAATTGGTAAATTCATTAAAAATATGAAAAAACAACCTTATCAATACTTAAATTTTACTATACTTGTAATTTCTAATACTATGTTAATTAATCTTTTAAACATTATATTTAAAATGACAAAACCATGTGCCCCCATATATATAGTAAACCATATAGATCAAGCAAATTCATTATATAATTGTTTAAAAAGAACTAATGCAATAGAAATAAATGCTTATTTAATAGTAAATGAAATCAAATATATTTTACCAAACTAGTTATGTTATACCTAATAATAATTTATATTCTAAACACTTTACACATATTGTTCTACCATCATGTTTACCTAATCCTCTAATATCAAATAAATAAGGATTTTTATTGGTTAACACTGATTTAGTACAATAATTACATCTATTTTTACTATGAGACGCACCCATATATAATATTTAAAAATATTATATATTTTGGAAAATTTCTTATGTAATATGGTGTAATAATATATATATATATATAATTAGTAAAAATTAATAGTTAGTAATTATAAATAAAAAATGTATATATATATATATATTTATGGATGAATTACTAAATAAACGTAGTAATGAAAAAGGTGTACCGATTAAAAAAACTAATACTAAAACAAATAATGAAGTAGTAAATAAAATAATAAGTAATTTAAATTATTATACTTTTGGGTATATCGGAACTTTAATTGCTATATTATACAATACAATAACAGAACGAGGTGTACTAGGTGCTATTTATGATATACTTAAATCTTCATTTTTTTTTATAAAAAAAGGGCAATATTATCCAAATATCATTTTACATAAAAGTTTTGGTTTTGTATCTGAACCAGTTGAACGTCTGTTTCATAGTTCTACAAAAAATACTTCAAAACCGCAGCAATAAGCATAATATCTATAATAGTAACAAAAGTATGTGACATGGTATTTACTTGAAATAGATCAGTATTTTTAACTTCATATTTTTTCAATAAATAATTAGAACATATAGCAACTAAATATGCTAGAACTACATGTAAAACAAATATGCTTAAAACTAGTAAAAATATATTAGTATATGATACACCTTTTGCCGATTTAGCCATTATATCATATCATTAGAAATTATTTTCAATACTAGATATTTGTTTATCGGTTAATTTTTCTGGAAATTGTATATTAAATTCTATTATAAGATTTCCTTGATGTTCGTTTCTTATAAATCCGTATCCTGGAATATATTTTTTAAATCCAGGTGATATAATATTTCCCTTAGCATTATTTATTTTAAATTGTTTACCATTAATATGATTTAATGAAAAAGAAAATCCACACAATGACTCTTTTAATGTAATATTATGTTTATAAATTATATCTAATCCGTCTTTCGTCATATTATCATACGATTTCACTAATTGTATCATAATTTTAATATCACCTATAACATATTTAGATATCATATTTCCTTTTCCTTGTAATATAATAGATTCATTATTTCCAATACCTTGTGGAATATCTACATATATTGTTTCATTCTCGCGAACTTGTCGATTAAAATGCATTTTCCATCGTTCTATTTCTAAAGGTTTGCAACACCCTGTATAAGCTTCTTGCATAGTAATATGCATTGTTTTTACAATAGGTTCAGGTTCAGGTTCAGGTTCAGAACGTTTAAAAGGCATGTTTCCTCCACCCATAGGAAATGCACCTTGAAAAACATGTATATCAGGATCTTTGCCTAATTCTTGTGCGAACATCATACTAAATAAAGAAGCTGCATCAATAGGTACTTCCATTACATTTCCTTGCATAAATGGATTTTGTAAACTAATATCATATAGTTTTCTTTTTTGAGTATCACTTAATGTTTCGTATGCTTCATTTATTTTTTTAAATTCCACATCATTTCCTCCATTTCTATCAGGATGATGCAGTAAAGATAGTTTCCGAAAAGCTTGTTTAATTTCATTTTGAGTAGATTGATTTGTCACTCCTAATAATTCATAATATCCTGTTTCATTGTTATTCATATAGTTATAGAAAACATAAACTTAAACAAATAAATACGAATATATTAAGTTATGAATAATCCATATTTATTTAAATATAGGCCAAAGACCATAGAGGCCTTTCAATTATCAAAAGATATTGAATGTACATTAAAATTATTTATGGATAATAATTCCTTGCTTATATTATTATTAGGTAAAAGTGGAACAGGTAAAACATCTCTCATAGAAAGTCTAATAGATACTTATTATAATGAGTGTTCTACAAATGATAAAAATGACAATATATTAATTATAAATAATTTATCAGAGCAAGGTATAATATATTATAGGCAATATGTATATACATTTTGTCAAAGTAATTCCACTATACCTCATAAAAAAAAAACTATAGTATTGGATGATATAGATAAATTAAATGAGCAAAGTCAACAAATATTTCATACCTGTATTAATAAATTTTCAAATAAAATAAATTTCATTTTATCTTCATCAAATATACAAAAAACAAATCAACAAATTTTAAATAAAGTATTTAAAATTAAATTAGAAACATTTACCGTTAATAAATTAAAATCAATATTAAACCATATCGCATTAAAAGAAAATATCATTATTAATAATGATGTAAAAGATTATATTATAGATATTTGTAATTATTCCGTTCGTATGTTAATAAATTATCTAGAAAAATTCAAACTTATGAATAAAAGAATTGATATGGAAATATGTAAATCATTAATAACTAATATAAGTTTTAATACATTCAATACATTTACAAAAGAGTGTGTTTTAAATAAAAATATTAATGAGGGTATTCGTATATTATATGATTTATATAATCATGGATATTCAGTAAGTGATATACTAGATAATTATTTCCTTTATATTAAATATAATTCTGATTTAGATGAAGAATTAAAATTCAAAATTATTTCATTAATATGTAAATATATTATAATAGTTAATGAATTGCATGAAGACGAAATAGAATTAGTATTTTTCATTAATAGATTAACTATGATTGTATAATTTTTTTATATAATTCAAATATAAAAATAAAGTAAATATATTAATTATAAACATGAATATTATAGATAATGATATTGCCATGTTATATAAAATAGAATTTTCACGTTCATTGCATGGTTCCGATATATATTGTAGTCTTATTCATTATAATAAAATACTTTGTTTGATTCATTGTCAACGTGAAGTAATTCAAGCAATGGAGTTATGTTTTAAAGATAATAAAATTCCTACTTCCATGAAAGAAAATGAATGGAGTAAATGTTTACTAATAAATATAGATAATGTGCCTGCAATACCACCATTTGAAAATCTTAAAAAACATTATATCAAATGTTTTTTAGATCGACTACTTTTAATAGAGCAATGGTTTGATAAACATTCCATATCTTATAGTGATTTACTATCAAAAAAAAATACTTTATTAAATAAGAAGACTATTAAATACATTCAACTGCAATCATTAAGAAATTTATATGAGTCTAAAAGAAATGATTTTATATATTACTAGTGCTATTAATTATTTTTTGTATACATAAATCTAGTTCTTGTATAATATCATTGATATTATTTGTGTCTATATCAACGTTGCCGTTATATCTAGTAATTGGTATTTTTGATTTACCTAACCAATTATTATGGTATTCATGACATGCGTTTAAATATTGTAAAGGAATATTCTCGCCTTTTCTATTTCTATGTATAATTCGTTTTTCACATATATCAGGTTGCGTATAAATATAAATAATACCATCAATAGTTATATTATCTATAAAACAAGAAAACCATTTATTATAAATAGTATATTCTATTTGTGTCATATTATTTGTGTCATATAACATTTTAGCAAATACATGTTTATCTGTAAACAAACATCGCTCTGTTATTATAATAGCATTAGGATTTTTTTTAATAATTTCCATTAAAACATTTAATCTAGAGATATATGCCATCATTTGAAATTGAAAACTATATTGTTTATTATCTCTATAAAAATGTGATAATATAGTTTCCCCATTTTCATCACATATAGTATTCCATTCTTGTACTGGTTCTTGTACGAATATATATTTATCACCATAATATTTTTTCAAATATTGTACGATGGTTGATTTACCAGAACCTATATTACCTTCAATAGAAATTATTTTAACCATTGTTTATATTACATTCATTTATTTATATTATATTGTAAATATATATGATACAGTTATTTAAAAGTTCTCCAGACAAAGATTACTTTATAAATTTTATTCAAACACATTGTCATAAAGAACGAAATTATTATAAACTAAATAATGATATTTATAAACAAATGGTATTTAAAAACATTATTCAAGATTTTTTCAATGAAATACGTCCACATTATCACATATCAAAACAAATATATTTAGATAGAAAAATGACGTATACCCGATTTATTACTATAATTCGTCATATATGTAAAAAATTAGATATTACATATACATCGGTAATGAAATATTCAAATTCCACGTATCAAATAGATTATCTAATATATTATAATTCTGAAGATTAACAACTTGTAATCATATATTTTGCTATAATAGTATTACTAGATAATATCTCTTCCACAGTTAATTTTAAAAACCATTGATATTTCGTTTTTTTCAATAATTCGTTCGCTGGAATATAAATACCATATAATTCCCCACAATAATCAATTTCATTAGATTGAAATAATTCAGATATATCAACTGATTCTTTATTTTTCTTTTGAACTCCTATATGTTTACTATTGATAGTACTAATTTTATTTTCATTTACTAATCGTCTAAATTGTTCTTGCATTTGCCCTATAAAATCTTGTTGACTAGTATAATCTGTGGAATTTAATATTTCCATATATTGTATTATTTTTTGCATAATAGGTGATTGTTTCGTACATCCCATAAAATAAGGATCAGGTGCATATTTATAATTAGAGCAATAATCTAATTTATTTTCCATCATAAACATATCTGTATGTTGTAAACCCATATCGTATAATGGTTTTATATTTTTAATGCATAAAAATGAAGGAGGTACTAAAAACCCACCATAATAATACATTACTTTATACAACGCTAATTCACGATAATGTTCTTTAATAGGACTACTTAATTTACTAAAATCAATATTAAAATCAGGTATTAAATAATGAAATGAACTATCATCTATCAATGCCACATTAAAATCATTACCACATTTATTTAATATAGATTTCAAAGTTAAATAAAGATATGGTTGATTTAATTTTGTTGAATTTCTAGAAAAAAAGTTTTCCCATTGTCTCGCATTTACTTTGTAATCTAAATGTATCCACATAATAGGTTTTTTATTATTGAATGATTTATTAATAGCGTTTGTATTTTCATTAATTAAAAAATTCTTTACTATATCATAATGTTCTACTTGGTCGTTCCATTTTTCATAAAGTTTATATTGATTATATATTAAACTTACAAAATACATTATAATAATTGTCATCAATACATTAAAATATGAATTCATATATTATAAGTTACGATTATTTATTATGAGATATACGTAATAAAGACGCCCATACAGCATCATTTGCTTTTTTATGATTTTCTTGCTCTTTTATTAATCTATAAGCACGTGTCGTATCTACCTTATCTTCATCATTCTTATTGTTATTCATATGTATAAATGATTCTTCTTTTGTTAAAGGTTCCACATTTTGATTATATCTTGCTTGTTTAAGATGGTCTAAATTACCATATTGCTGTTTGAAATCTCGTTCATCTACACCCAATACTAACGCATCTGTATATGCTGTTTTCAGGTCTTCGTATTGTGATGTACTATAATTAGATACTTCACCTCCTAAAATATCACCCGTATATGTATTCATACCTTCTATTTTATTATGTACTACTAATTCTCGTGTTTTTTTTTTTAGTGTCTCAAAATCTTGTTTGGATATATTATATATATCTTCATTAGACGATAACCAATTTCCATATCCGTGTTCTGTTGCATTATCTTGAATATAATGTTTTTCAAATAATGTATTAAAAGTTTGTATAAAATTTTCACTATTAGATAACTTATCTATAATTCGTTGTTTATCATAATCATTTTCTTCTTGTGTATCATTATATTTCATATCATTATATTCTTGTACGTTTTTTTTAATAGATTTCGTTTTAAACTGATATATTTGATATAATATTTTATATGCTTTTGAAAAAAACAAAAAATATTTTTTATCAAGTTTAGATTTATCAGGGTGAGTTGCTAATACTACTTTTTTTGCGCGTTTTAAATCATTATCATCGAATTGTATAGGTATTTTAAATAGTTTTACAAGACTTTCTAAATCATAATGATTTATATTCAAATCGACTTCCATATGATATATATATTAGAATATCTATTTATTATAAATAACGCTTACTATAAATATATTAATAAGTATTATAATATATATGCCCGTTCATAGATCAATAACTGGTTTAAATAGAAATAATAGAAATAATAGAAGAAATAATACATTTAATATCTGCGGTGGTATCATATTATTTTATGTATTGTTATCATTAATATTAGCAAGTAATCAATTAGATACTAGTTATATACTTATTATTAATTTTATTACATTTAGTAGCGGTGTGTTATGTTTTTGTATATGTATTAGAAATTATGACTATGAAGATAATTTAGATGTCTCTTCTATTACCTATAATAATAATAATTTATCCTATATACCTACAATTACAGCATACCAAATAAATGACTCGGAAAATGATTCAGATATTATCCCTGTGATAGGTATACCTATTACTATTCAAGATTAAGTTCTTTTACACACGTTTCAAACATTCTATTTATTGCACTTATATTTGAACCCAAAACGGAATGGTCTGGTCCTACAGATACATTTCCTTTTTTGTAAGCTAATATAGCAGGAATACCGCTTACTATTTTGTATTTCCGTAAAAAAGAATATATATCGTCATTTTCATCAACATCCAACTCCACACATACAAATTCTTTAGGTAATGCGGTAAACCATTTTTCTACTTGATCTTTTATTCTCATACATGGTTTGCACCAACTAGCAGTAAATTTAATAATAACATATCCAGGATTACTATTTAATAATTCTTTAAATTGTCCTCGATTTAATTCTATTATAATTTCCCGGGTTCCATTAGTAGTCATACTTTATATATTATTATAATTATATTTATATACTTATTTCTCTTTTTTAGAATTTGAAACATCAATCCAATTAGTATCATTATCAGTTTCTGGAATCATTTGTGATTTATTCATTTTCTTTCCAACTACCAACAATTCCCAACAAGTTGTATTTGGTTTCAAAATAGTTTTTGTTGCGATTCTTGCTGGTTTTTTGTGTATACTCCCCACTGTTCTTACTATAGTTTTTTTATCCTTATCATCAATAGTACGTTTATTACAGCTACCAAATAGTACTATACTAACTGAATTCCATTCATCGCTGTAATAATCTTTTTCACTGGAAATATAATGATGAATATATATATTAAATGGTGTATTACTTGATTCATTAAAACAAATGGAATACCGATAATAACATTTTCTAGTATCATTATTATCCACTATTACGTCTTTACGTCCATTAAATTGCATTGTATTATCCCAAACATAAAACAATGCATTACCTAGCAAATAAATCAACCAACTGCATGAGATTAGTAGTAGATTAATTATAACTATAATAGCACATAGAATATAATCAAATATAAATATAGATTTTTGTATCACATTATTCAAAAGCGGTAGTTGTATATTTTGGATAGTAGATGAGAATGGCATGTTTATTTCATAATTTAATTATAAAATAATTTCAATTTATAGTCTTTATTAGTCAATCGTTTTTTCGTTTGTTTTCGTTTTTTCATCTTTTTCCGTTTTTTCGTTTTTTTTTTGTCTTCTTTTTTCTCGCCAGGTTGATATCTTAAAAACCATTCTTCATATTCTTTTGAATTATATTTTTTTTTTAGTTCCTTGTACTTTTCAGTTTTTTCATTTCGCATATCGGCGAGAGTTTGTTGTGTTCCATAACAAGTTATGCTAAATCGTCGAAGAACACCTTTCTGTGATAATCTATTTTTTTTTTGAACGTCAAAAAGCATTTTTGAAAAACACATAATTCTATTTTTATCATAATAAGGTTTATCTGCATAATAAAACGCTAAATAGAACGATAGCATAGTATCAATACTTGCAACTTTTATTTTTCTGTCATTGATATATATATTATTATAACTATGGCAAGCGAGAGGTTTATAAATAAAACCAACAGTTTGTTTCCCAACCCGAATTTCATAATGAGTTGATATAATTTCTCCGATAGATGCATGTTTTTTTATAAAAACATGTTTAAATCCCTGTTCTTTTAATCTTTCCATTAAAATTTGTGCGGATTTGTTAGGGTCATTAGACAAAACATCAAAATCGGGTATTTTATTTACAAGTAATTTATATGATTTACTCATATGATTTTTATACAAATTTATGGCATGACCTCCAAAAAATACTAATCCTTGATCTACAAAAGAGTCTCTTACTATAGCATAAATATTTAATGTGTTTTTATCTTTTGTATTAAATTCTCGTTTAAATACTTTTTCAAAACAATTATTTGGTTCTATTGGATAATGTTTATTTAATAAAGTAAGACGTTTCAATACTTTTTCCCATCTACTAACATCACCAAAAGGACGTGATAATTCTAAATACATTGCCATTCGTAAAAAATTAGGAGGACAATATTTAATGCCATTATATTGTTTGGCATCTTTATATATATTTTTGAATAATACATTATTTAATTGACTTACATCTGCTACAGGTATATTTTTAACAAATACTTTATAAGTACCATGATGGACTCCTGATTTTGCTTCAACATCTTCAAAACCTTGTTTAATATATATATCTGCCAAATCTTTAGTGTCTTTAAGTGCGTTAGGTGAATAAAAATCGTAATCTGGTAATTCGATACTATAATCGTAAAATTGGTCTTCGCTGGGTAATATATTATTAATTGCCGTTCCACCGTAACAAATTAATTTCCTTTTACGTAAAAAATCTTCTACAATTGTCATAATATCATTCACTTCTTTTTCGTTTCTTCCTTGTTTTTGTTGTTTTTCTTCTGCAATATCTACCGCATTTCGTAATATATTTAATTCGCATTCATCATAACTATCTTTTTTATTACATTTAACCATTATATATATAAAGATATAAATTTTAAGATGTACTATCTTTTTTATTATATACTGGATATTCAAAAGTATATCCTGATTTACTTGTATGTGTTTGTGTACTCATTTCCATTTTATCTAAACTAGGATATGTTTCAGATGAATCAGGGTCTATTAATGAAGTATCTTTTAATATAAATGCGCATGGTGCGTTTCCACTAGAAGGAGCATTAAAAAAATTAATATAGTTATTTAAATTTACATCTTTTAATTGAAAGCACATACCGACTATTTGGGAACCATAATTAAAGAATCCGTTTGTACTTGACGTACAATCAATATTAATAGGTTGTTTATTTAAATCTGGTAATATAATAATTTCACCTGCCTTAGATACAGCTGTTAAGGAATCATTTGTTTCACTATTTTCTGCTGAAAATTTCCTATATTCAGTAATAGAAGGTGTTACCGTACAAGAAGTAGATAAATTCACAAATTCATTCATATCTGTATTCATATAAGTGTTATTACTATTACCATCAACAATAAATATAACTTTTTGTTTTAATACATTACTAATAAAAGTAGCATCTAAAACATTTGCAGGATTATTTCCTTCATCTGCATATCCACATGAATATTTATTATCTAAAGTATATGAATCTAAATCACTACGTATTATTTTTGCTAATTTATTATACATTAAAATATCATTACTCTTAAATCGTAAATGTACTAACAAAGGATCAGTAGGATTTGGAACATAATCACCTATAAATGCATTTTTTTTTATTATTTTTGTTATTTCTTTAAATGGTATAGAATTCCAAGTTTCTTTTGTATAATAATCTGTTGTAGTGGAAGTTGCTACTACAGGTTCATGATTAATTGAATATATTTCAAAATCAATAAATCTGCAACCTTGTTTCAATACTTCGTTTAAAGCACATGTACTTACCCAATCATCTTTATAATTTCCAGCGGAGCAAGAGTTATAAGATGATTTTATATACATATCTCTTAATCTAGTTTCATATGTATTATCACCTATAGTATAATTTAATTGATTACTTTTTAGAACAGGTACTATATTTGTATCACTACTATACAATCCTTTCATTTTATTGCAATTATCTGTTTTTGCGTTTTGTTTAACAGCTACATATATAATAATTCCAATAATAGCAGATATTACTATAATCATAGTAAGTAATTCAATAATATTTGTATTTGCAATAAGTATATCCAACGTATTTGAGAATCCTTGATTATTGTCCATAATGTTATATAATATTTAAAAACATAAAATAATATATAAATATACAATAATATGCCAGGAGGTGAAATGAGCCTTATAGTTGAAGGAAATCAAAATGTATTATTAAATGGAAATCCTACTAAAACCTTTTTTACTTCCGTGTATAAAAAATATACTAATTTTGGTATGCAAAAATTTCGTTTAGATTATGAAGGTTTAAGAGAACTTAAATTAAAACAAGAGAGTGTTTATAATTTTAAAATAAATCGATATGCTGATTTATTAGCAGATACTTATTTATGTGTTACATTACCTAATATATATAGTCCTATATATCCATTTAAATGTACTGATACAAATGGTAAATGGATTCCATATGAGTTTCAATGGATAAAAAATTTAGGTTTTATGATGATAAAAGAAATTGAGTTATATAGTGGAGGATTAACTATACAAAAGGTAACCGGTGACTATTTATATGCGATGCAAAAACGAGATATGGGTCAATTTACTTTATTTGTAAATGAAATGATAGGTAATATTCCAGAGTTAACTGATCCTGCTAATGCAAGAGGAAGAACTAATATGTATCCTAATGCAACTTATTTAGATAGTATATCTCCAGAACCTAGTATAAGAAGTCAAAAATTATACATTCCATTAAATTTATGGTATTGTTTAAATAAGCAACAAAGTATTCCTTTATGTGCTTTACAATATAATGAAATAGAAATTAGGGTTAGATTACGACCTATATCAGAATTATTTACAATACGAGATGTAACAGATAAAGAAAATAATTATCCACGAATAGCACCAAATTTCAATAAACCGGAACATGCCTTTTATAGATTCATTCAAGAACCAGTTGATCCAGAAATTAATACATATTCAAATACTAATACTAATTGGAATCAAAATATCCATTTGATGGCAAATTATATTTTTCTTTCAAACGAAGAACGTAGTATATTTACAGCATATAACCAAAAATATTTATTTAAAGAAATACATGAATATACATTTAATAATATAACAGGGTCTACAAAAACAAAAATAGAATCAAATGGTTTAGTATCGGATTGGATGTTTTATTTTAAGCGCAATGATGTATATTTAAGAAATGAATGGAGTAATTATACAAATTGGCCTTATAATTATTTACCGCACAATGTAATTTTGGCAAATAAAGAAGGTACATTATGTTCGGGACAATATGGACCAGGATTAAACCAGAACTTTACCGATACTAACTTATATTCTAGTGGTGAGTATGCCATAGATAATGATAAAACAATATTAATAAGTTTAGGAATATTATTTGATGGAGAATATAGAGAACATGTATTAGATGAAGGTATTTATAGATTAACTGAACCTTATTTTAAATCTCCTCAACCATGTTTAACACCTACAAATGATATTTATTGTTATAATTTTTGTTTAAATACATCTCCCTTTCAATTGCAACCGAATGGTGCTATTAATCTTAGTAAATATTACGATATTCAATTTGAAGTAAATACATTAACGCCACCTATAGATGAAAATGCTAGTTTTGATACTATATGTGATCCAAATACAAATGAAGTAATAGGAGTAAAAAAACCATCATGGAAGTTTTATAATTATACATTTGATATGATAGTTATAGAGCAGAGATATAATATGCTTGAAATATCAAATGGTAATTGTTCATTAATGTATACAAGATAAAGAAAAATGTATTTTTCTATATATATATACTAATGGTAAATACTTTTAATACAAAAGATGGAGATGGTACAAAATCAAATCAAACATCTAGTTCCTTTATAAATAATTTAAAAAAAGGGTTAAAAGATGAATTTACAGAAAATAATTGGGAAGGTTTTATATCCACGTCACTTAGTATCTTTATAGGTGTAATTATATATGGTTTTGTAGGTGCTAATTTAACATCTATTTTGTGTTGGCCTACATCTGATTTCGACAAAGGATTTCCTACTGACTTAAATAAACCTCCATACATGGGCGATCCGCCATCCGAACCTAATTTTTGGAGTGATAAATTTAGTAAAGGTTTAGAAAATTGTGATTTAGAAGAAATAGGAGAAGTATTCTGGCCTATGCAAAACATATCATTTCCTTACACTATGAATCGTCCGAGTGAAGAAATGATGGATATGGGTATGGAATGGTATTATACCTGGATATGTAAATATTTTGGCATGGGTGCTGCTTATTCGTGGTCGTCGTCTAGATATTTAATTCGATGGGCATTATTATTTTTCAAGATATTTCCAACCTTAATGAATAATACAGCAATACCTTTTTATGTAATGCCTTATATTTTTTATATGTTTACAACAACCATATTTCCCATAGCATTTGGTTATATAACAACTTGGTTAGGATATCTTTTTGCACCCGTAGAACAAGGATATTTAATATTTTTATCTACATGGGTATCCATGTTTAATGCCTTCTCCGCTTTTATTGCAAATTTTATAATTTTCTTTTCACCTGCAGGAACTTATTTTGGTTTACCTTTCACAACTCTTATTATAGTATTAGTTGTATATTCAATAATAATGAGTTTAATTGAATATGGGTGGGCTATATTACAAGGTTTAGGTCAATATTACATATTTATATTATTTTGTTTTACAGGTGGGTTATTTAAGAATGGTGGGTTATATAAAATATCAGAATTAATGTGGTCTCATCGTAAAGGTTTGTTAATTATATTTATGTTTTATACATGGGCGGCCGCTACAGGATTTTTAACATCACAAACTGTATTAGGTATATTTGTAGGATTTATTATATGCACTATATTGTTATTTACAGAAAAAACGAAATCAGGTAAAGATGGTTTAAGTGTACCAGTTAATAGTAAAGGTGAAATATCCTAATAAAAAATTATTTAAATATATAATTTTAAATAATTTTAATGGGGAAAAAATCTAAAAAAACAAAACCTAAATACCCATTTGTTTCTATTGTTACACCTACATTTAACCGTCGTCCATTCATAAATGCTATGTTTGAATGTTTTAAACATCAAACGTATCCTAAAGAACGTATGGAATGGATTATAATAGACGACGGTTCCGATAAGATTAAAGATTTAATAGAATCATCCGGTATTAATGAAATTAAATATTATGCGTTAAATGAAAAAATTTCATTAGGGAAAAAAAGAAATATGTTACATGAAAAATCCAAAGGCGATATTATTGTATATATGGATGACGATGATTACTATCCTCCTACTCGTGTAGAACATGCTGTTACTATGCTTCAAAAATCCTCAAATATTTTAATAGCAGGATGTAGTGAATTGTATATATATTTTAAAAAACAACATGATTTATATAAATTTGGACCATACGGTGCTAACCATGCTACAGCTGCAACTTTTGCATTTAAACGTAAATTACTTAATAACACATCTTATAATGAAACATCATGTATAGCAGAAGAAAAAGAATTTTTAAAAAATTATACAATTCCAATGATACAATTAGATCCAAAACAAGTTATATTAGTATTTTCACATTCACATAATACCTATGATAAACAAGAATTATTAGAACAACCCCCTAACAAATATAGAACATTATCCAATTTAACAGTAGACGATTTTATTAAAGAATCTAGTTTAAAACAATTTTATTTACACGATATTGAACCTGCATTAATTACATATATGCCAGGTAAACCAGATATGAAACCTGATGTAATTAAACAAACTAAAGAATTGCGTGAAAAAAGAATAAGTGCACAACAACGTATAGCAGATGAAAAATTATCAGGAGTAAAGGTAAAATTAGAAAATGATTCAATAAAAGAACTTACTACCCGAGAAGTAATTACAATGTTAGAGGCACATAAAACTGAAATTAATAGATTAAATGCGATAATTGATGTATATAAAAACAATACTTTAATACAAAATGAATAATTTATTTGAAATAAATTATGAAAATTTCGATGCATGTGTATATGTAAAAATATATCCAGATGTAGATAGGTTATATGGTAAATTAGGAGCATGGGACCATTATAAAAAATTTGGAATAAAAGAAAAACGATTATTTCCACCTAAAAAATTAATTAAATTATTTGATGGTAATGCCTATTGTAAAATGTATCCAGATGTTCTTAATACTCATACCATTAATAACTGTTGGATACATTATATAACATCAGGAAAAAATGAAAATCGTAATTTTTATTTTAAAGGGAAAAAAGATAATTTTATGAATGATACTATTAGTTATATAAATAAAAATGAAACTAAAATATATTATGATGATATATATGAAGCAAAAATAACAATATTAATAAGAACATGTTATAGACCGCATTTATTTAAAAAATGTATAGAAAGTATTAAAAATCAAAATTATTCTAACGTACATATACTTATTTGTTATGATAATCCTAAAGCAATTGATTATATTAAACCATATACAGATGCTAATAAAAAATATACATCCTATTATATAAATATTTCAAGTACCGAAAAATATAAATTTAATTTGTATTGCAATGATTTATTAGATAAAGTAAAATTAGGTTATTGCATATATTTAGACGATGATAATGAATTTACTCATAATAATTGTTTAAATATAATTAATCATAATATACAACAAAAATCTATTTGTATATGGAAATACTTAAGAGGAGATAAATTAATATATCCTAATGATTTAAATAATATACAATTAGGTGAAATTGATTCATCTTCTTTTTGTTTTAATCAAAATTTAAAAACTTATGGTAAATGGTGGGACAAACAATGTGGAGATTATCATTTCTTTTCATCATTATTAAAAAAATATTCTAATAATTATAATAAAACAATAAAAGAGCAAGTAGTTTTCATTCCTTACATATTAACTAGATGTATACAAAATAAAATAGGTAATTTTGGTACTTCAATTATAATGGATTCAGATTAATAGTATAAACATATTCAATATATCTAATAATTCTATTTATATCCAATTTAGATACATTTATATTTTCTATTTCTAATAAAATATTTTCATCATTTCTATTTTCTGTGTGTAATAAATTATATATATAACAAATTAAATCTTTTTTATCCATCATTAATGCTTGTGTTAAATTCTGAATAAATAATTTATTATTATATTCAGTTGAATATTTAGTTAATATTTTTGTAAATCTAATATCTTTTAATTTAGTTTGATATTCATTAAGTAAATAAGAAGTATATATATTTTTCAATAAAGAACTCATTTCATTAAATTGCCAGATTTGACGTTGAAAAGTAATACGATCTACATAATCTGCAAAACAAATATTCTCTAATATTTTTAAATATAATGGCATTGTATCTACTATTTTATGTTTATCAAACAAATCTATTATATTTTCATGTAATAATAAAGCAATAATTGTACGGTCTGTCTCATTAATACTTGAATGACTCAAAATTGTTTGTCTATTAGATAATAATTTTTGAGTCATTATTTTTGTATCAGTATTAACAATGTCATTTAAAGTCATATCATTATTTATAATTACATCTATAAAACTAATATTACTATGATACATTTGAATATACATTTGTAATTGGTTTAAATTCACTATTTTATTTAATAATTTAATTTTTATAGAATTATTTAATTTTGGAAAATATAATTTAATTAACTCTTGTATTTGAGGTTTTGTTGGTGATTTAATAACACATGTTAAACAAATTTTTTTTAATTCATTCATTTTTTTATCATTTTGATATGTTCCCAAACATATTATAGGAATAGACGATATTTCTTCTGTACGTTGTTTTTTAGTTTTTTTACTTCTTATCATTTTTAATAATAAATTTATACCTCCTTTATCACCTTGATTCATGTTTTCTATTTCATCCATAACTATTACTATTTTCTTCTTTTTTGAATGGAATAAACTTAATACATTATTATTCGACATATTATGTTTTGTAATATTATTTATTACACTCTTATTTCGTATATTACCTGCATCATAATATATAACATCATAATCTACAAGAATATCTTTTATAAATCGAGTTTTACCTATGCCCGTTTCGCCATATATATACATTCCACGATATCTAGTAAGGTCATCTGTATTATCATAGAAACCATTTATAAACTCAATTATCGTATTTTTTAATTCATTTCTTTGTAATATATTATTTAATGTTATACTATTCATATCTAATAATATTGTATAGTATTGTTTTTACATCCATTTATACTCATTTGTTAATTTTTCACTTATTATTATTTTACATTTCATTGATTGATAATCTATAATACGGAATTTTAAAAATTCTGCAAAATGTTTATACGTTATACCATCATAACGGTAACGCTTTGTATTTTTAAATTGAGTATAATATTTATTAAATAATTGTTTAAATATGAAAGCATGGTCTTTACGTATCACATTTAATAATAAACGTCGCAATAATCTTTTATCATGTACGTCATAATATAATAAAAAATGTGTTTTTGATATTTTACTTATATCCTGTTTTATAATATATTCTTGTATCTTATTTTTAATATCATCAGGTAAACCAATCCATATCATAAAGTATATTATAATATTATACTATACTTTAGATTAATTTAACAATCCTTTTTTAACTTACCATTATTGGTAATTCCATCCCAAGTAATATTACAATGTGTTGCATAGGTTAATTTATCACAATCAGCATTACTACCGGTAAAATAACTAGGTTGAAGTTGTTTACAACCTGCAATAGCAGTATTTCCCAAATTGCGAATATTCATACATTTGTCACCAGTTTTTGCATCCAAATCCCAATAATCGGGACAAGTCGAACTATAAGGAGGAAATACTTGACTATTTGCTTGTACTATTAACAATATAGCAACTAATATTAAACCAAGTATTAATATTACTAATGCTACTAATGCAATTGTTTTTTGAAAAGCGCCATCCATTTTATATATATAAAGTGATATTTTTTTCTACATATAGTAATATGAATCCTATGAATACTAGACAAAATGGAAGAATTGATATAATGAAATCTATTCCAAATCAAAATGCATTTTTAATGTGTGATAAAATACCAGTAAACGAACCAATTGGTTATAATGATGCTCTTAAAGGTAATATTGAATCCACTCCTCTTTCTAATTTATTTTTTTCAAGTAAAAATATTAATACGATTCAACTAGGCATACGTCATGAAGTATATAAATTATCAAATCAAAAATACAATATTGATAAACAAAATGAAGATGTATTAAAAATTATTATGAGAAGCATTTTTCTACAAAATTCAGCACATTTACTTACACAAATACAAGAACAAGTAAATCAATTAAACCAACTAGTTATTGATTATTGTGCTCCAAGTATATATACTGAAGTTCAATGCTACATGAGATATAAACAAGATGTAAGTAATCTAGCAGTGCCATTAGAACATCCTAAACATAGTACATACAAATATAAAACTATTGAATTAAACAAATGGTTCTAATTGATTTAAATCTTCTTTCCATAAATGTTTCGCTGTATTTGATAACAATGTCGTACATTCTTTATCTAAATTATCTTTTTCATGTAGCAACTTATCTACTTTTTCTTTGGATACACTATCCATTGCCATTTTTGTTAGATAATGATAACTCTCTTTCTCTTTATCTAAACCAAACTTTTGCAACATTACATCGATCATTTCTATTGTCTTACCTCTTAGATCTATTTTATTTTCCAGCACGCCTTTTATATATTTTACCTTATTATTAATAGTAATTAACAACATCTTTATGTTCTTTAGACGATATTGTCTTCTTTTTTCATACATCAATAACCTTTCTTCATAAAATTCATCCAATATTTCCTCAACTGTATTATAATGTTTTAATTGTTCTTTTACATTAAATAAATGCATATTATTAGTGGTTTTTGATACAATCATTTTTAATACTTTTTCTAATTCTACCTTAGAACAAGATTTTAAATAATCTTTTGCAAACTTTACTACAATATTTACATCCTTATCTGTACTGTTATCTTCGTAATCTCGAATTATCATCTTCTTTTTTGTATCAATTATATTTTCTAAATGTGATTTGTAATCATCAGTCCATATACCTATTGGTAATTCTGTTATCATTACATCCGTTGTATTGATTTTTTTATAAATACCTTTAAATTCCCATTTACCTGGTTGTTCTGGAATAGAGGTAATGGTTCCTTTATATCCACGATAATATGGTGTCAACCATTCATTAGGATAAGTTATTCCATCTAATTTTGCTCGAATACATCCTATTATAGATTTAGGATTATACGACATAATATCTGTACTGAAACCTGTACCTATTCCTTTTGCACCATTCACTAATACCATTGGTATTACTGGCAAATAACTACTTGGTTCTACCACATAACCATCATCATCTTGGTAATTCAATATGTCATCATCTATTGGAGTAAACATTTTTCTAGCAATTGGTTCCAATGCTGTAAATATATACCTTTCAGAAGCATGGTCTTTACCACCTTGCAAACGTGTTCCAAATTGTCCTTTAGGTGACAACAAATTGATGTTATTACTGCCTACATAATCTTGTGCCATTCCAATAATAGTACCATTTAAACTAGATTCACCATGATGATATGCAGAATGTTCTGATACATAACCGCTAAATTGTGCTACTTTTATTTCTTTATGTATCGGTTTTTTAAATGCAGCATAGAGTGTTTTACGTTGCGATATTTTCATACCATCAAACATTTTAGGTATAGAACGATCATTATCATATTTCGAGTAATGTATCATTTCTCTGTCTACAAAATCTTGAAATGTAACCGATTGTTGATTTGTATCCAAATATTCTCCTTGAGAATAAGCACCTAACCATGTTTTACGATCATCACTTCTTTTTTTATTAAATACTTTATCAATACTATTTTTGCTATGTTCGTCCCATTGAAAATATACAACTTTTTTTTCTTGAAAATATTCTTTAAATTCTTTACTTGTACTTGTACCTAATCCCTTATAATATTTAATCGTCCATCCAATTTCATTTTGTTGTTTCCATTCTGCATATTCTCCATCATTGTAAAACAACAATGTTTTTCCTCCTTTTGTTGCTTTTATAATAGGAGTATTCATAAATCCAATGAAACCATCTATCTTTAACAAACTATTCCATAAACTATCAAACATATTAATACCTAATCCTTTTATATGACTACCGTCCAAATCTTGGTCTGTCATAAATAACACTTTACTATATCTTAATACAGTTGTAAGTTCTTCTAAAGTATAGTCTTTTCCACTTTCCAATCCCAATATTTGTTTAATTTCTGTAATCTCTTTATTTTCTCCTATTTTTTTTATAGTTTCATCTCGAACATTTAACAATTTACCTCGCATTGGATATACACCATAAATATTACGGTCTTGTTTTGATAATCCAGAAACTACTCCTGCCTTTGCTGAATCACCCTCGCATAGAATAAGAGTACATTGATTTGATTTAGTTGTTCCTGCATAATTAGCATCAATTAATTTTGGTATTCCGCGTATAGATTTGGTTTTACTTCCATCTGTTTTTTTATTACTTTTTGTATCTTTAATTTCTGTCAACGAAATTGCCATATCCATCAATCCCAAACCAGCAACCTTTTCTATAAATTTATCAGACACATCACATGTAGAACCAAATTTAGCAACAGGAGTATTCATATAATCTTTCGTTTGACTATCAAATGACGGATTTTCAATGACAGCATTTACAAATATCATAATTTGTTCTCTAATGGTAGATGCTTTGACTTCTACTTTTTTCTTTTTCTTAATATGAGCAACCAATTTTTTTACAATTTGATTCATCAAATATTCTACATGACGACCTCCTTTATTCGTATAAATACCATTTACAAATGATACATGCGTAAATTCTTCTAATGGTGTTATTGTTACACAATATTCCCATCTATTGCCCATTTCTTCATATACACGAGATTTGTCACTTTTATTACCAATATACATAGAGACATATTGTTGAAAATCCTTTACTTCTACTAAACAGTCATTTATTTTCACTTTAATTTTTTTAGGTGTTATTGCAGCAATGTCATATACTCTTCTATAAAACAATGATTTCATATCAGAAGATAGACCTGTAATTCCTAATCGTTTATAATCAGGTTTAAATGTTATTTTAGTATAAGGTTTCTTTTTACATTTGGTTATTTTTGGTTTTTCTATATTGTCAAGATTATTAGTAAAACGTTGTTCGTATTTTAATTTTCGCTCTTGGTCTATTGTTTCAATTGTACCCCATTCAGACCAAATAAATACAAGTTTTACACCAAAACCATTTTTACCACCAACAATTTTCTTTTCCTTTTTATCATAATTGGTTGAAGTACGCAAATGTCCGAATATCATTTCTGGTATATATATTTTATGTTCTGGATGTTCTACAATATCAATACCAGCACCATCATTTACAATACTAATAACACCCATATCATCAATTGAAATATTAATATAAGTAACCGAACAATCTTTATTTTGGCATCTAATTACATGATCTCGTGCATTTACTATACATTCATCAAATAGTTTATATAAACCAGGAATATAATCATGATTAATTAGTTGAAATATATTGTCTGTTGAATTAAGTACCCAATCTTTATTTTCAACAGTTTCGACCGAACCAATATAAGTGTCTGGATTATCCAATACATGTTCTTTATCTGTTTTTTTTTGATAGGTTTGTTCTAATTTAAGCATAGTCTTTAGACATAAATTATTCTCTTTAAATGATTTCAATTTATATAAAAATATTTTCTAATGTTATTACATAATGCGTAAACATTTAAAACATTCTGATGGTACCTATCACATTCATGGTTCTAAATACCAAATGTTAGTCGGTAGTAGAGCACAAGTTTTTCATGGAACTGCTTATAAAACCGAAGGTGGTTTACTAAAAAAAGATCTTATGAAAAGCAAAAGTTCAGGTAAATATGTATCTAAGAAAAAATCGCACCAAGCAAAACGTGATAACCGTTTAGGTAAGGCTGGGTGGGGTACTGTAAAAGGCAAATTTGGTGCTGTTCGATTAGATAAAAAACAAACTCAAAAAAAGCATAACAAACGTAAAAATAAAAAAAACTAAATAAATTTAGGATTAGTTATTTATAGTTATAAAACAAAATGATATTAGGATTATATACTACATATAACTATTATAAAATATATCAACAATTATTTACACCTATTTAGTTAATTTATAATATGTATAAAATATAATATGAAACTATTATATTTTAATAAAAATATAGGTATTATTACTATATTATTTTTAACATTTTGTATAATTGTATGTATAATTAATCAATTATATCCTATAATAGAAGGTAATTCTACCAAACAAAAAAAGAAAGAAAGGACTAAAATTGCTTCTGAAAATGCATTTAATTGGCCTAGTGTAAAAAAACCAACTATTACTCATACACATCCTACACTATTATACTATAATTCAAATGGAGATATTGTACCTGTTAAGCACGGTCATCAATATACCGAACGACATCAAAAAACTAGAAATGATGAAGTTTCAGATACAGGAGTTTCATTAGGTTCTCAATTAAGTTATTCAAAATTAGCACATTGGAAATATGGCGATACGACTAATTTAAAAAAAGAATTAAAAAAGCAAGAAAAATTATTAGTTAGAACATTAAAAAATCCTTTTAATGTGGTTAAAGATATTAAAACAATTAAAACTGAAATCAAAAAGATAACTAAGGCCATACGTTTGGCAGATAAAAATATAATTGATAAGTATCATTATTCTATACCATTACCAGTGGATAGTAATAATAATATAATAGACCTTAGAAAGAATATTAATCATTTATCACCTACATTATGGAAAGAGGTTAGTGATGAAGACGCGGAAGGTTATTTATATCCATATAATATTTCCAATCGTTTTAATAAAGATGCTATAGATAAAACAATGCCCTATGGTGAACAAATACATGATAAATTAAAATATGAAAATCCTAGTGATGTAACTTATTTTAATGGTATAGAACATACACATAAACTTTATAAAGATAAAGGACTTGCCAAAGGTCCATGGCATCTAAAAAAACGCGGTAAAAAATCTGCTAAAAAAAAAGTAACCAAAGATATGTGTGTTTATGAAACGCCTGATTCTGATAAATATACAGTTGTTAGAGATGGCAAAAAAAAACGAGATAAAACAATCAATACTGGGACTACCGAAAAAACTTTATCCGAAGCTAGAAATTTAGTACAAAATTCTAATTGGAGTTTTTGTAATAAAGATACAACATCTGACAGTACTACATGTGAATGTGTACCAGGTAAATGTAGTTATAATAATTATGGTGGTTCTGGAAATCGTCCTTTAAATGCATGTATATATCAAGGTACATGTGTTTCAAATGATGATTCAAATAGTGACGTTTGTAGTAAATATTCATCAACAAATGGTACAACCGGTAATAAAAATTCTTGTGAATCAAGTGATAATAATAATTGTTCTTGGAAATATGATAATAAAGATTGTACTAAATACGAAGATACTGAAACGACTCAAGATACATGCTCTGGTTATAATGTAAGTGATACAAATAAGAATATAGGTGCTGCCGAGTCTGCGTGTAATGCTAATCCTTGGTGTTATTGGGGGCAATAAATTCATTTATTGTTCTATAAATATCTTTATTTTCAATATAATAGAGTAGAACAATAAGTAATCCTCCTGTGTAACACATATAATGGAAAAAGATATGTCCGGAAGTCCATAATGCTTGATCTCTAGTAGTATTTAATAAGATACTAGCATCATAATAGTTGTGTTTATATACAAATAATTTGCTTATAAATGCAATTAATCCGATTATTATGAAAAATATACCCAACCGATATATAGGTACTGTTGCTTTTTTCAAATTTTTTTGTTCGTTTGTTTCTTTTTCGCTTGTATTGTGTAAATAAATATAATACATAATAATTAATAATACCATTATAATGAATGACAATGGAGCAGAAAATTTAACATCCAGTATACCTATTTGTTTCCATATGCTAAATTTAGAAAACATATTTAGATGATACATATTTGACAATATAAAAGCAATTACCGTTATCCAAAAATAAGTTACCCATAAATATTCATACAAATGACTTAAATTCCAAGAATTATTAGTATATTCTGCTTTACGTTTCCAATTTTGAATATCATTTTTGATAAGATATGTTAAAACAATAATAGGTATAGTTAGTATATTAGTTAAATATACATTCGCATTTAGTATGTCTAATATTTTTAATTTCATATTTATAATACAACTTTATTTTTTTCATATAATATTTCCAATTCTAACGTAAAACTATAATCCATATGATTTAAGTCTATTATTTCACCAAATTTATCTAATACTCTAATTGCTAATTTACGTATATTAACCGGTCCATTATAAGTTCTTGTTTTTGTTAAACTACATCCATCATTTTCATTTATTATCATAGATAGTTTCCCATTTACCATGGGAATTTTTGCTAATATATTTTCATCTATCGAAGTATCTTCAAAACAAACCACATTTTGATCGTTTCTACTATATTGATAATCATTTAAGCAAAAATAAACATATCTATCACCGCCTCCATCATACATACCTTCAGATTGAATTGCATCATCTATTTTTAAATATCTTGCCAATCGAAATCCCAGAATCCAACCAATAGTATTTGTCATATTATCATTATCTTCTGTTACAAAATGAATTGAGAATACTAATGAACTATCATCATTTACTATTTCTATTATTGTTTTATTATTATAAGGATTAATACTGAATTTTAAATTTTTTAATACAGTTTCATCTGGACGGTCACAAAAATAAGTAGTATTTAAATATTTCACTAATGTATCAGTCGTATAATTTCCATCAGGCACAACAATATTGAATATATGACATTTTTTATTTAAGGTTATTTCAATTTTAAATTGGTTATTTTTTTTTTTATGTGAAAATAAATACCATGAATTTGGAAGTTCAATCGATGCTAATCGCAACGACATAACATTTTTTATTTCATAAGGAAGTGTATAATTATAATTACAAGGGTTTGTATTATAATATTTCTCGCGAAATGTTGTATTTAAATGTATATTAATTGTCTTTGTTATTCGTTTTGCTGGATTAATAGAACCTGGTACTACATCATTTTGATAAACATTTACATATGATTTGTTTAATTCCTGACTAATATCTTGTTCGCGTTTTATTTCTTCTGCTTTCATATCTGCCGTCAATTTTGAAAATTTGTTAAATTCCGGTGTTTTTTCGAGTATTAGGTCTATTAAAGAATTGCTATCTTTATAATTATAGTAGTTAGGTATTTCCTTTATAGCGCTAATTATAATTGTATCGTCTTTTGTGTTTGGTAAATAATGTGTATTTATTTTTTTTTGGTTTTCCCTAAATAAATATATACTTTCTAATATAATCAATATTTTATCATAGAATAAAATAATTTCATCGTCTACATCATTTTTCCTTAAAGAATCTGGTAGTTTTCTCGCTTCTAATATATGATAATCTGTATAATCAAATGGGCAAGTAAATAATGCTAACATTTCTGTAAAAGTATAATTATCTATTGTCAAATCTTTATCACTCATATATATATTCTAATTACATCTAATATAAAATATAATTTACGGTATTTTATATTAGTTTAATAGTTTAAAGATCTTCATCACAGAATTCTACGGCGTATTTGAAACGGACCATTAAATCCTTGGTTTTTACGTTAGGGTTCTTGAATATAACCGATACAACAAGAATGTGTTGGATACCATCCTTGCATACACCCGAGTTCGATACGGTGGCACCAGCAAGGTCTTGGCCTAGTTGTTGACCCTTTTGAAGAAGAATACGCTTGATGTCAGACCATTTCAACGAGCAAAGGACTACGCAACTTTCAATGTCAACAAGAGTATTAATGCGTGACAATTCCTTGGTAAGTTCGATCTTAGTGCAAAGGTCAAAGCATTCACGTTTTACACCAAGGTCAGCCTCAAGATTCTCGAATACAGCTTCAGTTAAGTTGAAACTGACGTCACCACCATTCATGGTACGGTCATCGCCAAGGAACGAAATAAGCGAAGTGGCCGAAGCATCAAGAAGAGCAGCAGGGTTAACACCGAAACTCTCGCCATCAGTGTAATAGAATAGGGTACGGAATTCTTCTACCGAAAGAGCACCAATAGTATCAAGAGTGATTACGTGCATGTTATCTTCAATAGCAACGGCCGAAAGAGGTTGGCCGATTGCTGCTACATCAATAGTTTGCGAGAAGGTAAAGAATTCTAGGGGTTTAGTGTCGAAATCACCAAATAAATATTTTCCTGAACTAGGCATTTCACCAGGAGCTACAGCAGAGGCCATTATACAATTACTAAAGAAAAAAAATATAATAAACTAATTATTAGTATATATATTTTCTATTTTTTGTTTAATTTCTTTATATGATATATCTTCTATTTCCATATAAGATCGTATTTTTCCTAAAATATCTACATCATACTCCATATTATCTGGTTTACCAAATATTGTATGGTATATTTCATATTCTGCTGCAATACGAATCATAGTAGTTTTATACATCATACGAGTACCTTCACCACCATCACTATACATTAGTTTTTCTAAATGTTCTAATTCTTCATGCTCGTTATAAACGCGTTCTACAAATGTTAATATATTTCTATAAAATTCTATATCAGGACAATTTATAAATTGTTCTAATTCTTTTTTAAATATAGAAACAACAAAAATATTATCATATATTTCAGACCAATTTTTTTGTAAAATTGGTATTACTAACCTATTCATCATTCTTGATTTCCATTTTTCAAATTGTATATCTATAGTTATATTGCTTTCTCCTAAACATAATGATTTTCCTGTTAAATTTAATGGATTTAATTCATTATTACCTTTTAAAGTTAACATAAATTATGTGTTATTATATTATATCTATCTTTAATTTTTACAATTACATTTTATTTTATTCGATATAGTCATATCACGATAAACATTCCAAGGTTGTTTGGAATGGACTTTTCTTTTATAATGATAATATTCATAAGATAATGAATGATTACACTTATCTGATATAATAGGATAACTTATTACCGAACTAAAATGTCCTGGATAATCATGATTACTGCACGTTCCGGATTGTTTTTTTTTTCCAGGACAACAATGTGGATGATAAAATTTTTTAGTATAATCTATTGGAGGACAACAACCTTGTTTATTATGATATGTTGGTAATAATGATTTAAATTTATAATTATTTTTCATATAATAATTATAAACATAAGAAATTATAATATATTAATAATTCTATATACTCAATTCTATATCTTCATAACGTTTTAATTCTTTGTTATATTTAGTTATTGTACGTGGTTTTTTTACTGGTACAGATGTTTTTGGAGTATAATAACTTTTACTAACTGATTGATGAAATCTGGGAAATATTGAAAATGCTTTAATATTTTTATTAACTGTATTAATACCACAATGTGTTTTTTTATTAGATGGATGCTTTATTATATTTACGTTTTTAAATTGACTAGGAAATAGTTCTTCATAATAACAACATTTTTCATTCATTTTTGCCGGACATTTACAATATACATATTTTGGACATGGGTTTTTTTCTTTACATTTATCTACCTTTATTTTCACGGGAAACATAAACGTATCTGGAGTTTTATTATTATTATAATGACCGTAGGGGAATAATCCTGTTATGCAATCATTTGTTTTTAATATTTTTTCACATTTATTACAATAATCTAACGTACAATCCCTTACATGTGCATACAACTCATCATAACACAATTCACTTTGTAAACCATCGGTTAAAGAATATGGTACATCAGCACATTCATAACAATCTGGATTACTTTTTAAATAACTTCTAGTAGCATTAATGAATTCTTGATAACTTTTAAAGTACACTATTTCTAAGTTACTATAATCTATTATTACATTCTGATCTTGTTTATCTGATGATTTATCTCTTAAATATTTCATCATTTCATTTCCTTTTTTTCTTTGATTTAAATCTGATGAAGATACTGTTGCACCATTATTAAATACACGAAATCTACCCATTATATTAGTTATTATGACGATATATTTTATTTTATAACAAGTTTATTCTTGTACAATATCAATAATGTAAAATATTTAAATATACTAAATTATGTATAATTAAATATGACTGAAAGTATTACTCCATATGTTAAAATAACAAATAAACAACAAGGTGGTTTTGGTGATTTACCTAGTAGTCAAGATATTGAAATGAATAATATACAAGATGAATCTAAAGATACTGATAATTTAACACAATCACAATCACTACCCATGCTATGGGATTCTATATGTAAATTTGATTTAGAATCTTGTTTTGTAAGTTATACTATACCCTGTCATATTATTGGTAAAGCAGGAAAAGAAATTGGATTTGGATATCCATCTCTTTTTTTTGTTTATGGGTTCTTTTTTGTTATATTTAATTATTGCTATTTTGTATTCTCTTATGGAGTAACTCCCATATGCCCTAATAATAAATATACTGATTGGTGTTTTATTTTATATGATAAAACACAATGTATTCAATCATATACTAAAATAAATTCTGATAAAGTGTTGTGTAAATATAATCACGAGTATCATACTTGTTACGCTTCCGATTATGAATGTATTAGCAAACATGATTTTACTATAACTTGGAGTTCATGGTGCTTTCTTGAAGTTATTTCTCTAAGTGCTATAACTATCGTTCATGTATTTGTACGCAGGAGATTAAAACAGAAACAACGTGTTAGTCAAGATACTATGTGTAAAGATATATTATATGCTTTATACTGTAGTAGTTGTTCTTTAGCACAACAATATAGAAATTTAGGTGAAAAATCGTAATATTATATTGTATAATACATATAAATGGATATATCAATTACACAATATAATACAACAGTTGCTTTATTATTTACTATACCTGTTTGTTGGGGTATTTATGAATTAAAACAATTAAATTGTACGCTTAAATCATATAAAAAAATGATAGATGATATTGCTAAGGAAGATAATTTAAATCACTATCCTTTTATTCACAGAATTAAATTACTTATTGACAAATCTAATCGCATTTTACATTAGTCTACTTTATTTACTTTATCTTTATCATTTACCGGCGTACTTGCAACGGTTGAATCATCTGTAGCTGCTGCTGCTGCTGCTGATTTTGCATATTCAGGTATAATATTATCTGCTTCAAACAATTCTTTACGAATATCTGCTTTAGCTGTAGGTGAACCAGGATCGGAATCTATTACTACATTATTTCCTACATTATACAAATTATCATTATTATCAATATTTTGTGTTAAACGATTACCTGAATCAAGTGCCTTTTTCTTATTATCTTCAATTGCTGCACGCTTAGTTTCTTTGACACGACGTTCAAAATATTCTTTAGCAGCAACCTCATTCTCTTGCTTCTCATTTACCAATTTATTTAATTCCTCCTCTAAATGCTCTACCTTTCCTGTTTTATAAGCATCTGGTTCCCAAGGCATCCAAACTCCTACAGGACCTACATATATGTCGAAATTAGGATCTATTTCTCGCAAAGATTTTGCTCGAGCTTCTGCTTCTGATTGGGTTGAATATGTACCACGTACCTTAATTCCACGAACAGATGTTTGAAATTGATTAGCATCATTAAATATATCCGTCAACTTATCTTCATTTGCATCTAAATATGTTTTAAATTCCTCTGTAATATCTATTGCATCTAATTTATCTTTTTCTTCTTTCAAAAAATCCTTGAAATCATTGTTTAGGGATGTTCCATCCAATTCGTATTTATATGCTATAAAATTAATAAATTGATTGAATTTTTCCATTGATTTGTTAAAATCCCATGTTTTTAAAAATTCTTGAAATAAATAATGCTCTCTATTCTTTAGTATTTTTTCTGGAGATACAAATGATATACAAACAAACTTTTGATTTGCTATTGCATTATCCTCATCTAACATATCAATATATTTAGGATTATCAGCACCATTAGACATTTTTTTTTGCTCATAACTATTTTTATTTGCCATTTTTTATAATAGATAGAATTGTTTTAAGTTTTTTTTCTTCTAACATATTATAATGCTTCAATCATTAGATCTTGGTGAACTTGTAAAACGCGCTGTAAAATATCTTATGGAAGGTATTATGGTTGCTATCGCTGCATACGTCATCCCAAAGAAAGCACTTAACGTAGATGAAATTGCTCTTATCTCGTTATCTGCTGCTGCTATATTCTCTATCCTTGATACATACATCCCAAGTATGGGTGTTACTGCTCGCTCGGGTGCTGGTTTCGGTATCGGCGCTAACCTCGTCAAATTCCCTGGTGGATTCTAAATCATTTAAGATCCACTAAGATTTTCTATTTTAAAAGTTTCATATTGTCTGCAATAGACAATATAAAATTATATTTAGTATATGTATATGGGCAAAACATTAAGACAACGTAATAGGAAGCACAGGAAACACAATAAAAGTAAAAAAGGCGGAATTCTATCACTTGAAAATTCTAATAAAGTAGGAATGAAACAATTAGGCACTGGACCAAGGAGAAGTAGTAGTCCAAAACCTATCCGTAAAACAAAAACACCGGACAATCAGCGCACCCAAATCCAGTGTATGAGATTATTGATAAATGGAATCAAGACGGGTAATCAGTGGGAACAGTTTCTAAAATGCAAAAATGTTAATCTTGATGATATTGTTAAAAAATTTCCAACAGGCGAGTCATGGATAGCTAACTTAGATGATATGAATCTCGGAAGGGAAGAAAGAGAAAAACTATACGAATAAGTGGATATCACCATGCCCTGAAACTATAACAGTTAAGTCAAATAATTAATATTTTATTTATACCGTTACAGTTGCTTCTATACACAATCGTTTATAAATGACTTTAGAACAAATCACCCAAACTAATAATGAAGCAAAAAAAAAGATAAAATAATATTTATTGTCTATATCCATTATATATTTATATTACTATTTAAAACTTATTATTTACAAATAAGTATTATGAAAAATATAACAACGTTTAAAAATAACAAACAACCTACCTCTTATATCATTGCAAATCCTTTAAAACAACAATTTTTTACCTTTAAAGAGTATCAAAATTGGAATTTAGTATCTCCAAAATTCACTAGTAAAGAATATAAAGAATATAAAGAATATAAAGAATATTGTCAAATGAAAGGTGACTTTTTTCGTTTAAACGTTACTATAGATAAGTAAATTCTTTTGCGTAAAACTAATCTACATCATTTAAGAAGATATTTCTATGTTAGATGATTGTTTTTTTTAATTGCAATGTTTCATACAAAGAACCGTTAATATTTCCTTCGTTTAAATGGTCGACGGGCATTTAAACGGTGACGATAAATTCCCAATTGAGTTCATTGCATATTTTTTTCCATATTTCATCTTGTTCAATGCGTTTATCGCGATCTTTCAACATGGGAAAATAGGATAAGAAACTGGTTTCACCCAATAATTCGCATAATTTATAAACGGTATAATAGTAATTCAAAAAATTCACGCGGTTATCGGGACAAAATTTCGCATAAGGGCGTTGGATTTCCGTAAAAAGATTACATAATTTGTCTTCAAGTTCAGGAGACATTACGGGTGGTTTAATACCTAATTTTTCTTTAATAAAAGGAATATGTTCGTAAAATTTGTTATATCCTAATTTTTTCAATATTTCTTTTGCTTTTTTATTATCAATATCTTTTAATTCAATACGTTCTTTTTTGATTTGTGCTTTTATATTTTTCATAACATCTTTGGGTATTTGTGTACTTTCTTTCGCTTGAAATTGTGCGATTATCTCGCGAAAATGATTAATACGTTTATATGCATAAAAGCATACTTCTTTTGGTGGTTCTTTATAAGATGGTTTATCATAATCAATAAGATATTGTTTCTGTACCCCGCATTTATTACATATTAATAAACCTTCATGTTCTTGTGGTACCATTTCTCCTTCATTACAGTAATCACATATATCATTTTGCACTACATAATTAGATAAATTAAGAACACCTTCATTAATGTTCATAAGGTATTTTTGCATATCAGTTTCAGATTGTTTTAAATCTTCATTTTGAAAATTATTTTGTTTTTTTTTAAAAAAGTTATTTAATAAAACAGTTTTATTAGTACCTTCAGAAATAGTTTTTTTTTCTTCAAAATAAGAAAATATATATTTAGAATTTTCCAAATAATAATTTTGTATTTCTTTTTTCATTTTTTTAATCTGATGATTTAATTTAGCAATACTTTTATTATATTTTATGTATAATGGATCTGATATTTGATAATTAGATTGGTCTAATTTATATTTGTTTATTTTTTCCTGTAATTCAGGTATTTTTATATTTTCATATTCCTTAAATTTGTCGATATATTCCTTATGTTTTATATCTAATGTTATATTTCTTTGAGTATCTGTAGTAATTTCTTTATTAGTTTTGGGTTTAAAAGATGGCATATATATATATATTTGAGGACGTTTTTTCATATTGTTTTCTATATTATTTGTATTATGAATTCTCATACAATTTCAAAATTAGAAATACATAAATTAAATTTTATATCAAACGCATTAGAAAATGGTTGGAGTGTAAAAAAAATTAAAGACAAGTATATTTTCACAAAAAATCATGATAATAAAAAAGAAGTGTTTTTAGATAATTATCTAGAACAATTTATTTATAAAAATGTGTCTACTATTACTATTAATGATGTATAAATAATAAATTATTGTATATAAATTATTTTTTTTTTAAATTAAAAATTCAAAAATTTTTTTCTTTAGCAATATTATAATGAGTGGAGGACTTTTACAACTCGTAGCTTATGGTGCTCAAGATGTATACCTTACTGGAAACCCCCAAATTACATTCTGGAAAGTAACTTACAGACGTCACACTAACTTTGCGATGGAATCCATCGAACAAACTTTCAACGGTCAAGCCGATTTCGGACGTCGTGTAACCTGTACCGTATCACGTAACGGTGATCTTGCTTACAGAACATACCTTCAAGTAACTCTTCCAGAAATCAACCAAACTATGGCTAATCTTACCACCGCTGATGACACCGGTGTTTACGCACGTTGGTTAGATTTCCCCGGTCATCAACTTATTTCGCAAGTTGAAGTTGAAATTGGTGGTCAACGCATTGACCGTCAATATGGTGACTGGATGCACATCTGGATGCAACTTACCCTCACTTCGGAACAACAACGTGGTTACTTCAAGATGATTGGTAACACCACCCAACTCACTTTCATCACTGATCCTTCTTTCTCGGACATTGATGGTCCTTGTGAGTCGGCTGCTCCTCGTCAAGTATGCGCTCCTCGTAATGCTCTTCCTGAAACCACCCTTTACATTCCTCTTCAATTCTGGTTCTGCCGCAACCCTGGTCTTGCTCTTCCTCTTATCGCCCTTCAATACCACGAAGTTCGCTTCAACATTGACCTTCGCCCCATTGAGGAGTGCCTCTGGGCCGTCAGTTCCCTCAGTGAATGCCCTGGAGGTGCTAAAGTTTCCAAGGCCTACCAACAATCTCTTGTTGCTGCTTCGCTCTACATTGACTACATTTTCCTTGACACCGATGAGCGTCGTCGTATGGCCCAAAACCCCCACGAGTACCTTGTTGAACAACTTCAATTCACTGGTGATGAATCCGTTGGTTCATCGTCGAACAAGATCAAGCTTTCTTTCAACCACCCTTGTAAGGAACTTATCTGGGTCGTTCAACCTGATGAGAACGTAGACTACTGTGCTTCATGGGAATGCGGTCAAACCTTATACGGTCTCCTTGGCGCCCAACCTTTCAATTACACTGATGCTCTTGATGTACTTCCTAACGCCATGCACGCCTTCGGTGGCATGGATGCACTTGCTGCTAACTCTGAAGCCTTCATTGATGCTTCGGGTATGTTCGCTGATGCTGGTGCCGCTGACACCAATGACGGTGTTAACGCACAATGGGGACAATGGGGCGGCGACCCCGCCAAGGGCAAATACGGTCTTTCCAACTTCGCCAACGCTGGTCCTACCGATTCATTCAACGGCGTCAACTCCCCTGCCGCTGCTGCTAACGTCACCTCGACCGTATCGGATGCTGGTTCGTTCGTTCTCACCGAAACCTCCCTCGACATGCACTGCTGGGGCGAGAACCCTGTAGTAACTGCCAAGCTTCAACTTAACGGCAACGACCGTTTCTCGGAGCGTGAAGGTACCTACTTCGACCTCGTTCAACCATGGCAACACCACACCCGTGCACCCGACACTGGTATTAACTGCTACTCATTCGCTCTCCGCCCAGAAGAGCATCAACCATCGGGTTCATGCAATTTCTCGCGTATTGACAACGCTACTTTCCAACTCATTCTTTCAAGTGCCACCGTCCAAGGCACCAGAACCGCTAAGGTTCGTGTTTACGCCCTTAACTACAATGTACTCCGTATCATGAGTGGTATGGGTGGTATGGCATACTCCAACTAAATACATTTTTATGAAATAAAATATTACTATATTTCATAAGAAAAATATTCTAATCATTATATAAATGAATGATATTTTACATGGATTATCACATTTTTTAGGCATATGTGTAGGAATAATTATAATATTATTTGTTTTAGGAATAGTATTAAACAAATCTTCTAATTCTTCACCAAAACCAAAAAAAAAATCACATTATCATATAGTATACAACAATAGTTATAATAATAAAATGAATACAAATGATTCTATTTCTTCATATAATACAATTCCTTTTTCAGAGTCCTATTCTTCTTATTAATTTATTCTTTATTTTTTTTTTCTGCGTTTAATTTATAATGGATGTAACTAGTCAACATGATGCTCCGAATGGTTGGGAAAACCTCATGATGCGATCGAATCGTGGTGGTATTGAATGGCACGGCGAAGATTCTATTATAGCATTCACTTCTAAACGTCATCCTGTATCAGGAAGCAAGGTAGGTAACAAATTAACTAGAGTTAAACACAGAGATTTAATAACTAATGAACGCGTTAATGGCGGTAAACATAATATCCGTGCTGCGGGCAGAAAACAAGGTCAACTATACGATTAAATTAGTTAAATGTAATTAAATCTATTTAAAAATATTTTATTGTATCACTATATAATGCAAATATTTGTTAAAACGCTAACTGGAAAGACTATTACTTTAGACGTTGAACCATCTGATACTATTGAAAATGTAAAACAAAAAATTCAAGATAAAGAAGGTATCCCACCAGATCAACAACGTCTTATTTTTGCAGGAAAACAACTTGAAGATGGTCGCACTTTGACTGATTACAATATTCAAAAAGAATCAACTCTTCACTTGGTTCTCCGTCTACGCGGTTAAATATAATAACAACTAAATTATATTATAACATAATCTTACAATTTATGCGAGCGTTGCGTTTAATGCAAACGGTAAAAAACTAATTGCACCATTTTGAATTTCCAACAATGAATTAAATATAGGTTCGTCTAAATAATGAGGATTAAATCCTAACAATAACGAGGATGACATCAATGCTAACATATTAATCATATTAGACTTTTCTTCACCAATTACAACAGGAATAGTTTGTATACCATTTTCACTATCTTCTATAATATCTTTATTGTCTACGATGTTACTCGCAGCAAATAAAGTTAAAGTACATGGTAAATAATCTTGTGGTGAATAAAGTATATCATAATTATGTTCATACATAACACATGGTAATATGATTGCAGCCGCAGTCCACATTAAAGCGATATATAACGGTTTAAAAATACCTATATATTTCTTCATATTACTATAATATCGTGTGGATTCTAATAATAATAGAAAAGGGATATTCATTTCCGGGTGTTCTGAAAGAATAAAACAACTCAATATACCCATTTCTGCTAAAAATAATGTTGTCACCATTAGTCGTTTATGACTATTAATGTAATCATATAAATCTTTTTTAGTAGTAGAATATGGTTTAATTGCATATTCTAATGCATCTTGATAACGGTCTGTTCCATAAACGTAATATCCCATTAAAAATTCTAATAATACTGATTTAACAGTTACAATATTCTCGCCATAATGCAATGTAGTATAAGTATTTTCAAATATAGTTAAAGGAATTCCTATATCCAAACCAGGCAAAGGGTTCATTATCATAGATGTAGCGAGAACCTTCTTATTCGCATATGAACGTGCCGTTAAAGTCAATACTTTTGATTTTAAAGGATTTATAAACATTTTTTATATATTTTATATTTTTTTTAATTTATATCAATAGACGCTTATAATGAATAATCTACAATATTATAATACATTTGTAATAATTGCGAACCCATGTCATCTCCTTGCTGTGCTAATTTAATACTAAATAATATAATTTGTTTTTGCGTATCATGATCCAACATTTTATTATTCAATATATCATTGATAAATATATTATTGGCATGCAATATATTATGACCTATATTGTCTACATGTGGTAATATACTCGATATTGATTTTACTATACTATTGCCTACATGTACCTTTATATCTTCTTTAGAATGTTTTAATCCTTCGTAGGTTTTACTATTCTCAATTAGCGAGAAAACATTTGGTTCAAACAAATGTTTATATTTTCCCAATGTATCATATTTAGTATAAATCATATGATTTACTTTATATAAATCGGGTGACAAAATAGAACTAGCACGAGAAAATATTGATATCAACCAAAGTAGTATAAACAATTTTTTCATCTATATTACTGTTATAATTTATTTTTATATTAAATAACTTAAAAGTTGCTTATTATTATTATTGTATAACAAATGAAAAATATATTTACGCTATTATCTACTCTATTTGCCATATGTAATGGATATTCTATACCTACCAGTGGAAGTGTTCGTAAGATAACGGACAAGTATTTTAAAATATATGAACCGCCTATCACCGAAGAACGTTTTTTCTCGCCAAATCAGCAACAATGTTTGTTTTATACCGGCGGCGGGTCAGAAATACCGTGTGAAATTTATAGTTCCTTTTTAACTAAATTATCAGAAAAAAATTTAACCGTAAATGTAGTAAATAAAGAATTAAAAAAATCGCATATATTGTTACAATCTATAACACATAACAAACCGACTACCGTTATAGCGCATTCTTCTGGCGCAATTGAAGCATTAGACGTGTGTAATTATTTGGATAATATAAAACAAGTTATTTTATTAGATCCAGTAGATGGTCGGTTCTTTTTTAACAACGGCGAACACGAAAAAATAATTGAACCAAGATTTCCGGTACATGATATTTTATTTTTAAATGCAAGAAAATCCTATAAATGGAAATGGCTGCCGCCAAAAATACCTTTTATCCCTTTTTTTGGACTACATTCTAATCAAGTTAAATTTGAAAATAAACAATGTATAATCGCAAAAGAGTTTGGTCATAGTGACATATTAGATTATCCATGGGGAAATATCATGCATCAAACCTTTAGCGAAGGTTTAAATAATAGAGATGAAGCAAAAATAGATGATTACCATGAATGGTTAACTACTATTATTTCTGAATATATTAAAAATAACGAATTAGTGGATATAAATACTATTGATTATGAATTAAGAGAAAGATAATATACTATTTATATAATATGTTAAGACTATTTGGATTATTCAATTTGTTTATATGCTGTAGTACATTTATATCACATAAACCTATTATACGAGTGAATATTAACAATAAACAACAATTTAACAACACTAAATTCATTACTATTAGTCCGGGTGGAATTGCAGGATTCTATTCCCTTGGTGTATGTAACTTTATTAAAGAAAACTATGATCTAAGTGATTATTCATTTCTAGGAGCATCCGCGGGTGCGTGGAACGCTATGGTATGTAGTTATAAAGGAAATTCTCATCATTTTATAAAAACATTATTTGAAGATGATATTATTACTAACACTAATTCTGTAGATGAACTACAATATAAGTTTAAAGACCATATTATTGAACGATATTCTATTGATGATTTTGATGTAGAACGATTGCATATTACTATATGCGAAGTAGACCAATTTAGTATTAAATCTAAAGTAATAAATGAATTTTATAATCTAGAAACACTAATAGATTGTTGTATAGTTAGTTCACATATTCCATATATTACATCCAATAATCTTATTAAAGTATATAATAACAAAATTACTTTTGATGGGGGGTTTTTATCTTTTCCTCCAAAAGATAGATACCACCACATTATTATATCGCCAAATATGTATGATCCTGATATGTTAGGTAGTATGATTGTAAATTTATTTAAACGTAATATAACAAAAGAGTCTTTATATAATTTATTTATTCAAGGATATAGCGACGCTTCCTTACATAAAGAGGACTTAGATGAAGTTTTTTTACCTGAGAATAACTATATAAACATAGAAGATAACGAATTTGATATTATTCCATAGTAATATTACTATTTAAATTCCAAGTAGCCCATGCTAGTTTATACCTTAAATCTTGTTCGTACAAATATTCCAAATTTATCTTAGTACAATTATTACGCTCGTTTTGCTCTATTAACGCTAATCGCAATTCATTACTATCAATCTGTTCCTGATCCCAAAACGGTGATTGTACTAAATGCTTTATAATAAATTCTTGTGACTTTACTGAAATTTCTGCTACTATGATAAATAAAGCTTCTTCGCGACCATATATTCCTTTCGGCATCCATGCTAAAAATAAATGCGCATTATTTTTACCTTGGATATTATAACTTTCTTGTATATATGCTTCCAATCGATTAATACTAGTAACTATATGCAATTCATCGTAATTATATATTCCTGTTTTTGTAAACTCATTATTAATCAACATTTTATTTTCACGATTAAATAAATCCGCTACTATATTTTGTAACCAATTACGACTTATTAAGGACGCTTGCCCTGGTTTAATTACCTTTAAATCACTAGACCGGTCATTTCTATTAGAAATATATTTATATGGTTTTCCATTAGGCAATCGCTTTGGCATTAAAGTTAAATTTAATGGTAGTACTAAAAATAAGACTAATAATTTATATAGTATACCCATTTTATTATAATATAACACATTTTTTATATTATAATCAATTAAATTTTATAACTCTCGATATTGCTTTTTTAATTTAAATAAATTTTCCCATACACTACCTACAAAATCTATCCTATTACGGAAATAAAATATGGAATCTGGTTTATTAAATGTAATATTTAAATATGTGAAATTTAATGATATCACCTTGGGAATCTTTAATACTGCATTCGTTAATGTAGAATCATAATACAATTTATCATATATACCATTTGCATAATATATTACATCACTATAATACGATAAATCATCTGCTACAGCAAAAGAAGGGTCTTTTGTTGATATACTTATATTGGCATTTAATGATATAGTATCTACCTTACCTATTATACTACCATTTACATAAGATATTGGAGTAGGGTCTTTAAACACATTTATTGGATCCATGGATAATGCATTAGATAAATAATCCATAATTAATGTACCTTTTAATATACCATCTGTAACATAAGTATTAATTTCAAATCGAGTCATACCAGCATCATTTAAAAATAAAGGACTAGTACAATTATAAATATTTAAACTTAAATAATATTCTGGTTTATCGTAATTAGTCATTCGAATTGGTTGTAATTCAAAATACGGATTGTGTAGTTTTATATAATCATTAACTACTGAATATTGATTTTGCGTTAAACGATAATTTATATATAAACTTTCGGGATTTACTGTAAATGGTGCATGGAAATTAACATTGGATAAAGGATTGTAAGTTATTAAAGGCATACCGGTCATAAATCCACGATAAATCAATTTTAATATTCGCATTATAGTATCTTAATATTTTATATTTATATATATTTAAACAGAATCTAATAAATAATATTATATGTTACAATTATTATTAATATTTAGTTTTTGCTCTTTTATAAATGGATTACATTATCCTCGAAGTTACTCTATGCATATGAATATTGACAAAACACCTTCTGAAATTATTAAAATAGTGGGCACAAACGGTGAACCTATCGGAAGTAAATGGAGTTATTATGAGTTATCTAAACATATACAAAATAATGATATCGATGGAGTAAGTTTTGTTACTAATAATAATCAAGTAAACGGTATATTTGCTATTGACAATGCGCATGAAGTTGATAATATATTTTCTAACAATATACACCCTATTCAAATTATCCCAGAATTAACAAATAATATTATTCAAAAATTAGACACTGGAAACATTCCTTTTGATATTTTAGATGTTACCAGACATGGAGTATTTGATATTATACCTTGGCCTTTGCAACTGGTGGGTTATTATTTTATTGGTTCTATTATACTTACTCTTATTTTTCAAATGAGAATGAATAATCAATCACCCAACGGTCAAAATAATAACTTTATGAATCCATTACAAATGTTAACTAACAATAATAACAATCAAATTGATACAAATCTTGTAAATGTTACTTTTGCTGATGTTGCTGGATGTGATGAAGCCAAAGAAGAACTAGTAGAAGTAGTGGAATTTCTAAAAAATCCCCTTAAATTCGCATCCGCAGGTGCTACTATTCCCAAAGGTGTGCTTCTTGAAGGACCACCAGGTACAGGCAAAACACTTTTGGCAAGAGCCGTGGCAGGAGAAGCCAATGTTCCTTTTTTCTCGGCAAGTGGATCTCAGTTTATTGAAATGTATGTAGGCGTTGGTGCATCCAGAGTACGCGAATTGTTTCAAAATGCGGAAAAACAAACCCCATGTGTGATATTTATTGATGAAATTGATGCGGTAGGACGCCAACGAGGAGCAGGTTTAGCTGGAGGAAATGATGAACGGGAACAAACTCTTAATCAAATTCTTACAAATATGGACGGATTTACCAAAAGCACCGGTATTATTGTACTTGGTGCTACCAATCGTGCAGATATTTTAGATAATGCACTTACACGACCTGGACGGTTTGATCGTAAAGTAATGGTTGGATTACCAGACTCACAAGGACGCAGAGAAATTATGGACGTACATTTTAAAAATAAACAAGTAAATAATATAACAGACCTAGATGATTTAAACGCTTTAACAACCGGTTTTTCTGGTGCGGATATAGCCAATCTAGCCAATGAAGCAGCTATTCTTAGTGTAAGATACAATGAAACCGGAATTACAAAAAATTGTCTTTATGATGCTTATGAAAAAATGACCATTGGTCTCCCTAAAAAATATGAAAATAGAAACGATAAAATTCTTAATATGGTTGCATACCATGAAACCGGACACACTATTACTGCATTATTATTTAACGACATGTTTAATATACAAAAAGTTACGATTAATTCTAATAAAAATGGTGCTGGAGGGTATACATTATTCACACCAAAAGATAGTTACAGTGAATACCCTACCAAGAAATTTTTACTTGCTAATATGATTATTGCTATGGGAGGTAGAGCAGCAGAGGTTATATTATATAATACAACCAGCATTGTTACAAATCGATATGTACCTGATATCGTTTTTCCAAATATAAAACAACTAGATATTACTACCGGCGCATCCAACGATTTAAAACAAGCAAATAGCATTGCACGACAATATATTAGCATATTTGGTCTCGGACGAAATATTGGATTATATGATTCCACTAGTAACGAACAACCATTTTTAGGAAGAAATTTAGCAACAAATAGCGATAAACTAAGTGATTATAGTAAAGAACGGATCGATAAAGAAATAGCAGTTATGGTGCAATTTGCTTATGAAACTGCTATTAAAATTATTAAAAAAAATAATGATTCTTTTCATTATATCGCACAATTGTTATTAAAAAATAAAACTGTTAATGGCGATTTACTTGATACCATTCCTATATTATATAATTCATAGAATTATTATATTTTATATATATATCAATGTATACTATAGATGATATAGCATGGTGTAAATTTTTAAATATAAAACAAGTTTACGGTGATTTTCCTATAAATTTTTTAGAAAATATACCTCAATACGATAATCCAGCATTCAAAAAAAATGAAAAATATCACTTTGTATACGATAAACTATTTATTACACAATCTCAAGATTTACCTTCGGGAAAATTAGAAGATTTTGATAAAAATGATACTGATATTGAATATCCTATATTTATTAAACCACGATGGGGACACACTAGCGCAGGAAGCAAAGATTGCTATAAAATAAAAAACACAAAACAATTATCTAAATATAGCAATAAACCTAATATGATGTGGTCTACATTTATTAATGCAAATGAAGGTATGACTGATTTTATTATGCAAAATGGTAAAATATTATATCAATTAACATATCAATATTCACCTCGACAAAATGTGTTTGCAGATGATTGGAAATATATTAGTCCAAATTTATCTCCTCCACCTAAAATATTAAATTGGGTACATAAACATTTACCTAATTATACTGGACCATTAAACGTACAATATAGAGATGATATTATTATTGAAGTATCTTTACGATTCGCTAGAAGAGGTTCTTATCTTAAAAGTACGGGAAATAGTAATTTAATACACAATATAAATAATGTTTTAGGTAATCCTACACATCAAGAATGGAATTATGAAATTGATACGTCATTTCAACCTTTCTATAGTTTTAAATGTTGGTTTCCTTTTACACTTTTCTATATATTACCTAATAAATTAATGGAGTTTATTATTCATATCACAGGATGTAAATCTTTTTTTGAATATTACTTTGAACCTACGGGTAAAAATGGAACCATCTTTTTTCAATTTCAACATCACAATTTTAATGCAGGTATGAAAATTAAAAAATGGATTGAAAATTTATTCATCTTTTGTCATTTCTTTTTTATTATTATGTTTTTTATTTGTATTTTTGCTATTCATCAACCTAAAACAAACTCACTTGGATTTCATATGCTTGGTTTATTAGTTATTCTTTACTTGAGTTTATTTCTTAATTCATATTATCATTTTAGCAAATTATTTCGTATTGTATAATATAATCTTTGTATAATATATCTATGGCTAGTATAAATAAGTATTCCACTCCCCCAAAAAATATACAAGAATTAATTGAATTATCTAGATTATTCATTTTAAATAATTATGGTAAATCTATAAAACAAGACGTCCAACAGAATTTTTACAATAAAATTCAAAAATTTTTAACGGAAATCAGTGTAGAGTTGAATTTAGAAATGAAGAAGGCGAAGTTAGAAAAACTAGAGATGGAGGAGAAAAAACATGCACAGCGGAAAAAGGTCTTAGAAAAACTGGAGAACGAACAAGCTTCTGATCATTTTAGAGGAGGTAAAAAAAAAAGTAAATCACGTCGTCATAAAAAAAAGAAAAGGAACAAAACAATAAGAAAATATACATAAATTGATATAAAATATATTTTATATGAATTTATATAAAATATGTTACAACTCTTCGTACAAATATTGCGTAATACTAAGTTTCGTGAAATTCCAAAACCCCTTGGAAGGTGGAGTATTAATAAATGTGATAATTCAATATCCGTTGTAAATTATTATGCTAATGTAGACCATTGTGGTTCTTGTAATTATGAAAAAAAATATATTGATTCCATGGTAAATAATAATATTACAACTAATTCAAATTCTTAAAGACTCTCCACAAACAAACGATTCATATGATAAACCTCTTTTTTATCCTTTTCTTCTTTAAATAACTTTTTCAACATCTCATTATTGCGAAATCGCAATGAATAACTATGTTGAAATGCACCACGACCCACCCGACCCATGGCCTGGATAATCTTTTCTTGCGTAGCTCCTTCCAAATCTTTACCTAGATAAGCATGACAAAACTGATAATTCGTTCCATAGATATAATCAGTCGATGCTATAATCATAAATAAACATTGTTGTTCCGCCAACTCTTTCATAATATCTACATATTCTTGTGACTCATGTTTACAAAATACACCAATTCCCATCATCAATAACACTTTCCACATATCTTTTACTCCATCTATCAACATAATTCTTTCTATTATTTTGTTTTCAATCTTAGGTATATGTAAATCTTTATATATATGACCTATTATAGAACACCATTTATTATAATGCTCTCGGGTATTTGGTACATAGGTTGGATCTAATTCAATTGTTTTTAATGTTTTTCGCATATTTTCCAATTCACGCATTTTTTCTCGCAAAAGAGGATCCACACGCTCAGCTATTACTTTTTTTTCCTTGTTTTCATCCTTCTTTAATCCATCCTCAACATCCTTTTCCATTTGACGGATTTTATCCAATAAGGCATTATTAAAACTTATACTTCCCATTAATTCTTGAATTACACGTGAAGGTAATTCTATTGATTGCATACAAAACATGGTTATTTTATCAATTTCATCTGTTAAATATATGGTTGGTCCATGTGTTAATGTATAGGCATCGTGCGTTACCATATGTATAGTGTTTGGATATAGAATTTCTTGTGTTACCGTCCAATTATTTTTAATCTCTTCCCATTTATCTTTTGGTAAATTTTCCAATAGATCCAAATAATATGTTTTAATAGATTCAACACTTACTTCACTAAGTTTTGTAAAATATTCATTTAAGATATAACGTTTTGGTAATTCTGATAGTGTATTTAAATATCGAACTACTTTTAATATTTCATTTATATCCAAATAACGATACATGGTAGGTTTTTGTTTACAATATTGTACGCTCTCTTGTAATTCATCATATGTGTCATACATATAATGAGGCATTACTATCTTATTTTCTTTATTTAATATCGGAATTGTTCGACGACAATCATTACTTGTTATACTTACTACATTACCATTTTGATGTTTTGTTTTATAATCTGCAATTAACCCATGAATTTCATGTACCTGAGGCAAGGTTGCTGAAGATAATACTATATTGGGAATTATATTTTCATTCCAAGTTGTTTGTATAATAGAATGTAAAGGATGATCTTCATAATCTAAGGATATCGTCGGTTCATCCCAATACATAATGATATCATTAGGATCATTAAACGCCAACATATAACACATGGCACTAACATATGATTTTATATCACAAATCATTATTTCTACTAATTCACCTTTACTATTATCTACCTTACGAATACCTCCTGTACGACGGTCACGTACACATTCTTTTACTGAAAAGTAATGCAAACGAATATCTTCTGGAGTTTCACATCCAAACGCAAATGCGATTTTCTTTTCCATAGATATGGCACTTTTAGCCAATGCTAATCCTACATGACGCGCAGCACATACAAATATAACACGATATCCACTTGACAAACCTATTGGAGATAGGGTTTTTCCGGTACCAGTAGGTGCAGTATATAATACTAATTTACTATTAGTTTTATTATCATTTGAATTAAATAGTTGAAATAATTGCTTTTGATGATTATACAACTTTCTCTCTTCGTTTTCATATATAAAAGGATTTTGTTCTATCATTGGTAATACACCATATACTAATGCAGTTATATCTTCTGTTGTTATAGATTGAGATTTTAATATATGAGTAGCATATGCTTCTACTATACTATTTTTTGAACTTAATGATAATGATAATAGATGATGTAATGAATAATAATATTTAATCTTTTTAGTTTGTCGTGTTTCTCCAAGTAGTTTATGTACTAATCTTACTACTAAATATTCATAACAGTCTTTATCTATATTTTTTTTAAAATTGTCAACCCGTATTTGGTCTCGTTTTTTAATATTTGTTTTACATGGAGCGATTTTATAGTTTATATTATAGGTTTTAATATCTTTTTTAATCATTTTTTCAAGAAATGTTTGAAATAATAAATATTCCATTTCAGGTGTTTTTTCGGTTTTTAATATATCAAATAACGTTTTACACGTGGCATAACTAATATTCACATCAGTATATCCTTTTATAATTAACTTTAAAATATCTTTTTCATTAGAAGAAACGGGAATTTCTATTCCATTCCACTCAGAACGCGTCAATTTTTGCTGAGTCAAATCCATGGTTAGTATATATTTATTTATCTTTATAAATATTATTTCAATTTATAACATAAAATGAAATAATATTTATAAAGATAAATAAATATATATATAACACTAGTATGGATAATACAAATTATTTATTCCATATACCAAATAGAACCAATATGGAAAATATTCGCCTCTCAAATATTGCAAACACTAATTGTCTTTATTTCTATATATCTTATCCTATTCGGAATTCAGAAAATATATCTTTATCTGATAGTTATGAGTTACCACCACCAACACCACCACCTACACCAGAATTAAGACGTGAACCAGGATCATATTATTATTATTATACATCACCTAATTATCTATTAAATTTATCACATAAAGTATTATGCAAAGCAATCTTAACAAAAAATAAATATGATGACGATGAACATGGACCATATTATGATGTATATTACTTAAGCTATAATGCACCTCCACAAATTATATTATTTGAAAATCCAGGAAAATGGTTATCATGTACGTGGCGTTTATATCCAAATGGCGATATACATTATTTTGTGAAAAAATCTATAGGTGCAGCTCAATTTAATCACTTTATAGAAGACGATGATGGACAAAAAGTATTGAAAGATTCACACTATCATTATATAAATAAATATAATGATAACCATATAATTATTCGAGTAGTATATCGACAACTCTTATTTTGTATTTGTAAATTTAAAATATTATTATTTCGCGCTAGAAATCGAATTAAAATACGTTTGTTTATTCTTAACACACATACCAAATCTTCATCAATACTAAATATATTTAATGGCAATCATTGGAGTCAAGTAAGACATAATATTTATAATTATATTAAATACTAAAATTATGGTTTATACTTTAAAATATCTAACTCACTTCCTATTGTAGGAAACTCTTCTTTACTATATATATCTTGAAGTAGTAACCACTCAAACATTCCACCACCATATACATAAACAGAATACGCACCTAATTTTTTTAATTGTTGATATTTCCTTATTAAATTGTTATCATAATAATGTTTACCATATATAATAAATAGTTTATCTTCTTTTAATCCTTGTTCTACTATGTTTACTTCTTCTTCTGCAGATACCGTATTTATAATTAAACAATGTTGCATATCATCACTTAATGTATTAAGGATTATAATAGAACATTGTTTAGTGTACTCTTGCATACGTTCAAAATTAATTAAATTACTTTTTGGTATAACCCAAAGGTCTTTTGTACCATTTATCATATGTAATATATTCATATTATACAAGTTATATTGATTATTTTATATATTTATATTACATATATGACAAATAAAATTATTTGTAATGTTAATGATGTTAATGATATTAATGATATTAATGATATTAAAAATAAAATTATAAAATCACATAATTGTAGACTAGTTCTTTATTTGAAATATGAAAACCTATCATGTAAAATTAGCACTATACAAGTTGTTGTTATTATTGCTTCAACAATTATTACTTTTTTTGAAACTCTTAAAAAACAAATGAATTTTTCACCACAAGATCTTAGAGTAATTTCTATTAGTCTATCCACATTTATTGCCATGATTTTATCTATTGCACGATATTTGAAAATGGATGAAACAAAAGAAGATATATATAAATTACTACAATCATTTTCTATGGTTGAAAAAGAATTGAAAACAATAAAAGATAATCATATGTCATTAGAAGAATTAGAAATAAGAAAAATTATAGAAAAATTTAATGAATATTTTACTCTTTTTAATACTATTCTTTCTTATAATGAAAATATATACTATCGACGACAAATATTAAATATGAGTTTTGAAGATAAAATTAATGATATATATGAAAGAAAAATTCAAGAATTAGAATCTATAAGCGTAGATAAACTTAATAGATATCAACGAACCGAAATTATTGATACTTGTCTACGTAATGTATTTGGACCAGCTTGCTGCTTTGTTCATCGTTATAAATATAATATTTTTTTTAAAGAATATGATTTTGATATAGAAAATAAAAATAAATTAATTTATACACACGAAAAAACAATTATTGAAAAATGTTGTGAAATTTTATATACTAAATGTAATCAGTGTTTAGACATCCAAATTGACAAACTAAATAACCCAACTATAGTAAAACAACCTGGTAACGCTGATGAAGAAAATAACGCTGATGAAGAAAATAACGCTAATGGAGAAAATAACGCTGATGAAGAAAATAACGCTAATGGAGAAAATAACGCTGATGAAGAAAATAACGCTGATGAAGAAAAAGATACAAAAGTATTTAATGAAAAAGTTGATGTAGGTTGTTTTAATGGCAACCTATAAATATTAATCAAATTTTACTACTATTTCTACTTTTTCTTTTTTAATAGATTTTGTTGCAGAAATAGACAATTCTTCTCGTTTTTTACGAGTTTTACTATCACTTACATCCAGTTTATTTTTCTTTGAACTACTATTACGCATATTCATATCAGTTTCTATAGCATCATAATTTTTTTCTATATAATCTATTATCTTATTTTCCAACGCCCATTTAAAAAAATTCAATTGACCTATAGTAGTTTGAATACGAGAATCATTTTTGTACGGAATAGTAATTCGATCCCATCTGCAAAAAGGATCAAATCGTTTTTTTGAATAAGCACGTAATTTTAATTTATAATCGTCATAAACCTTAAAGCGTCCATTATTTAATGGATAAATGATAAAATGTTTTTTAGAATAATTTGTTACAAACCAATCTACTAACCGAAGTGAAATTTTAGATTGACCGTTAATAATTGATAACATTTTATCTATATTACCATCTTTTTGATAAAAAAGTATTAAAGTATTTAATAATAAATTATTTTGAGTTGCATATAATGATGACATTATATCTTTACACATTATAACAACTTTAAGTTATTATAATGTTAAATCATTATTTATTTACCCATATTTAATACTAATACTGTTAAATTTGTTGCTCCATCCATTGCACTTGTTATAATATTTCCACCTGAGTCAACCATGTTATCTACAGTAGTTAATACTATATATAAACTTTTTTCACTTTTTTTAAACAAATAAACAATTGTATTTCCTGCTATGGGAATTTTACTTATAAACGGTGTTGTATTATTTAATACAGATTTAGATACTACACCTATTGTACCTCTAAAAGGTTTACCTGTTAATTTTTTAATAATAGTTTTTAATGATTTATTTAAGGATACAATATTTTTAGATATTTTTCGAGTCCTTCTTGTACTATTTTTTTTATATTTTTTTGTATGTTTTTTAGTCTTTGACATTATAAACTATAATAATATTTTATTTAGAAAAATGTGAATTTTTAGGTTTTAAATATTCTTCTTGTACTGCTAAATCTTTTATAAAATTATTACCTAAATAAGGATTAACACAATTTTGTTGTATATGTTCTCGCTCTCCTACTCTAGACGATACTTGTTCTTTATAACTATCTTTAAATACATAATTTCGAGATAATTCTGGAATAGCTTCCTCTACGTCTTTTTTTATATCTTCTACTTCCATTTGTTGTTTTAGTTTTTTATAACTTTGTTGATACGTTTCACCAGTACTCCATTTTATCGTTGCCATATATATACCATGGATAATGTAAAACACATAACACCGCAACCTATTATTGATAATATAACTAGACTAAATGTATCATATAAAGATATTATAGGGTTATTAAAACAATTAACATCTACACCTATGATGCAAAAACAACATTATTTAAATATTATTAATAACTTACCACATAATCATTTTATATTCGTACTTATGTTAAATGATACACCTATCGGTATGATTACATTATTCATAGAACAAAAAATCATACATAATGGTGGGAAAGTAGGTCATATTGAAGACCTAGTTGTTGATAAAAAGTATAGAAAAAAAGGATACGCTAGTTTATTAATTTCTCATGTTGTATCAATTGCAAAATTATATAATTGCTATAAATGTATTTTAAATTGTAATGATGATAATATATCTATATATCAAAAAAATGGGTTTACTCTAAAAGATAATGGTATGGTTAACTATTTTTAAATTTTTTCATTTATTGGATGGACTTTTTTAAACAATTTAGGATAAGATATCATACTCCATATGGAATATTGCTTTCTTTCTTTACGAGATCTATATGATAAATATTTTAATGTACTTGGATATACAGTATTCCTTTTTCTACGCATCTATATATATATATATATATACGTTTAATACTTTAATTATTTACCAGTTGAACCAAATCCACCCTCTCCACGCTCTGTATCTCCATATTTATTCAACTCTTCAACGGTGTCTACGATTACAACACGAAATGGTCTCAATGTACCCGCACAAATTTGCAGCAACCTATGATACTCTTCACATTCCCAACCAACCCACCCTTCTTTCTCATCAAATTTAACACCCAAATTACCACGGTAACCACTATCTATAATTCCAACACTATTCGCCAAACGCAAAGGGGTTTTACTTATAGACGAACGAGGATACATGTAATATCCTACTGGTTGCAGACCTTCATACATGGCCGCTTTTACTTTCATATCACATGAACACATTAGTTGATCTATCGCAACTAAACGAATTTTGTATGGTTGATACAAATCAAAACCCGAATCGGGATAATGCGTATTATCTACCTTATCATTGTGCTTATTTGCTGCTTCTACATACTTGGTACGCAAATTTTTATCATCACTATCTACATATAAATATAAGGTGAGAGGCGGAGGAACAGTAAAACTTGACATGATGATATATAACGATATATTATCATATATTTAAATCAATTTTTGACAGCATATCCATTTTTAGTATACCACTTGTTTACACCGGAAAATTCACACAACAAATGCGTAACAAATCCCGTAAAGAATAAAGAGATTTCCATGACATGATTTTTATTCCACTTTTTACAAACACTAGGTAAATCCATGGAATTCATCATCCCTACTATATAACCTACACCTGATCCTACTACTAAAACCATTATTCCAACTATTACAGCTTCTACTAGTAATTTCATCATTATAATTTATGTATAGATTTTATTATTTTTTATCAATCACCATAATTTCGGTTTAATTCTTCTTCTTCTTCTTCTGATACAATATTTGCTTCATGATATACTTCTTCGTTGTTATTGACATTTAAATATTCATCTAGTTCTTTTTGTCTTGTTTTATAAATCTTATCTAATAAATATAAAAATATAGTACTAATTTTTTCACAATTTGTTATAGTATTTTTTTTTACCAATTGATAATTATCTTCACTTATACATTCACTTATATAATTAACTATAAATATAAATAATATGCACGCACGCAAATAAACATCTAAACACATATTAAATCCACTTTGGACGTATGTATTATTTTCTATTATTGGAACAATTGTATAAATACCAGTTTCAAATAATATAATGGTTGTAGACTGCATCATCAACATTGGTCCTACAATTGGATCCAATGTGTTTCCTAATTTATTATTATTAGATTTGTATTCTTGTGTTTTTTTTTCAAAAAACAACTTAAGTTTATCATAAAACTCTGACATTTACCAATATTCTTTGTTATTCTTTTATACTTATTTAAAATAATACATTTATATATTATATGAAATCCGTACAATTTAAAACACCAAAAGAAGATAAACTAAATATAAATTTTAATGATAATATATATAATATTGAAAATCAAACTGTTATGCTTTATAAATGTTACCTTAATGAAAAATCTGACGAGAGTAATAAAGTAATACAATCTATTAATAAAAAATTACAAGGTTATAAACAACAAGACTCTAAACATCAAATTTATAGTAAAAATCATTTTATACATATTGACACAGTTATCTTACGATTAGTAGAATCGAAATTAAAATGTTTTTATTGTAATTGTAATTTAATGATTTTTTATAAAAAATGTAAACAAGATAATCAGTGGACTTTAGATAGAATAGATAATAATTTCGGTCATAATAGTAATAATATAGTTATAAGTTGTTTAGAATGTAATCTAAAACGCCGTAATACTAATCTAAATAAATTTAAATTCACAAAACAATTAAATATTAAAAAAATTGATTCATAATATATTATGGATGAAATTATCAAATTTGCACGTTACGTATATAATCCTAATATATATAATATATTATCCAAAAATAATATTATAAATATATTACCTAAGTCAAAAAATATAATCACAAAGTTAAACTTATATTGTGATAAATATCCTAATTTTAGATTGAAATTGCGTACTAATATATGGAGAATACATCCAAATCCTATTAATATTCTTAGTAATTATTTACCTATTGAACTATGGAACAATATTGATAGTTACATTATTGATTATCCTTATAAAAAATTATTATATACATGTAAACAATTTTACATTAATTTTATTATAGGTCTATTAGATTACGAATATCATACACAATTATATGTTATGAATGGTACACGTATTAATCTTTCATATCATGATTTTTATTATGCTAAACGACTCGTCAATACTTGTCAGAAAAATATAAATACTATAAATGATTATGAAGAAACATATCTAAATGAATTCTAGTTAATTGTTTTACTTCTTTATAAGAATATCCTCTAAAGCATTTACCAATACCTTGTATACTTTATCTAAAACCTTTTTTTCCGTTTTTTCATTTATAATGGGAATATCAATATTATCATTTAAATTCTTTAAAAGCACCTTTTTAAAATCTTTTTTTTCTAATAATTCCATTAAATGTCTTACGGTAATATCATCGAGATCATTCATTATAGTATAATATTAGAATAATAATTACTATTTATAACTTATTTATATAATTAAACAGCCGCCGCTGCTGCACCTACTGCTGAAGTCGCGGGAGATAATAATGCACCCAATTTTGCTACGTTTGCTGCTATACCTACCGCCAAAGGTTGAAATCCCGCCAATAAAGGGGCCGCTATTGCTTCTGTTAAAAATGGTGCAAACATCGTTGCTAATTGTGGACCTAATATAGCTGCTAACATTATACCTATTGAATCTCCTCTTGATGCTAAATCTGGTAAATTACCAATTGTAATACCGCCCTTAATATTTATATTAAGTTGATCGTTTGAATGCAGTAATATATTAGGATCTTCACGGAGTATATAACGTTGAGTAATTTTATCTAATAAATAAAATGCTTTTGGGTCATGCAATAATGCTGTTTTCCAAAAAAACTCTTTTCGTTTTAATGATTTTGGAAATAAAGGCGATGCTATAAGTTTTGGTTCATAATGAAGCATTACTTGAATAATTTCTGAATCTCTTTTAAGATGAGGTGGAATTAATTCATAAAATTCTGTTAATATTTCTAATCTTTTTGTCTCTAATGGAATATACGGAGTATCTTTACTTTCTTTTATTCTATTACTATCTTCTAATTCTATTTGTTCCATAAGTCTTTTCATACATCCAAATATTACATATTTATTTGATTGTACTTTTTTAGTAAATTTTTTATAGGTCTCTATTATATTTAAATCTTTTTCCTTATCTTTAAATTCATCTATCGCCTCTTTCATTTTTGTTATTGCTATATCTATTTTCTCATCATCACCACCCCCTCCTTGTTGAATTTTTCTTGTATGTCTATTTACCTTATTTTTTGTATTTTTTATTGTTATTCTCGGAGACATTAATTGTATTATACTGATATTATTATTTACTAAATTATGAGTTAGAAATATCTCTTTATATATATATATATGAGTGATTTAATTAAACCTAAAGAAGAAAAAAATAATACATGTAATGAACTCAAAAACATACAATATCAAAATATGCTTTTAAATCAAAAAACAGATACACCAATACCAAATACTAGTGAAAATGTAATGGATCTAGATGTATTTCTAGATAAAGAAAAAGAAAGTAATAAAAAATTACCATGGACTAAATTAGAAAAAAGTTTAAAAATAAAAAAATTAAACAATTTTGTTAAAAAATATAGCAGCGAACATAATCTAGATAAAAAACAAATTCAAGAATTAGGATTTTACTTAAAAGATTGCCTCGAAAGACGCAAATTACAAAAACAAAAAGATATCGAATATGATAAAATAAGTGGATGTATTAAAAATATTCCTAATCTTATCTTTAATAAACAAAATAACAAATTTACATTAAAATGTATGGAAAAAAGTCAAAGTATTACAAAAGGACTTGCTCCTAAAAGCAAAAAAAAAACATTAAAACTAAAAATCAAAGAAAAAGAAAAAGATAAATAAACAAATTGATTTATATTAAATAAATATTATATACTATATAAATGATTCAGTCTATCACCGAAGAAGATTCTATTGAACTAATACAGTCATTAGAATATTTGATAGATGATTTTATAGAAAATAATATAAACCATTTATCTAATTATAAATTTGATGAATGTATATACAATTATCTATATGATATATTATACGAACAACTGGTTCTTGTATATGATAATCGATTAAATCGAATTATACATTTACATATATCACAATCTCTTAACATTTATTATAAACATGTTATGCCTAGAAGATCCTATTCAAAAACATTTATTACTAAACCCACAAATACTCAACAACTAACAAAACAACTCAATTATATACGTAATATACCACAACCAGACCAACGTACTGAATTGTGGCATCGATTTAGATATAATATGATTACTGCTAGTAATGCATATAAAGCATACGGTTCACAATCAAAACAAAATGAACTTATATGCGAAAAATGTAAACCACTCAATCTAGATTATGTTAAATCTAAATATACGGAAACACCTTTTCATTGGGGTACTAAATATGAACCTGTATCTGTTCTATATTATGAATATCTTTATGAAACTAAAATTGAAGATTTTGGTTGTATACCACATCCTAAATATCCTTATATTGGAGCTTCTCCTGATGGTATTAATGTTGACTCTAATAGCGGTTTATATGGACGTATGTTGGAAATTAAAAATCCAACTACACGTGTAATTTCTGGAATACCAAAAGAAGAATATTGGATCCAAATGCAATTACAAATGGAAGTATGTGGATTAAATCATTGTGATTTTCTTGAAACTAAATTTGCTGAATATGAGTCAAAAGATGCTTTTTATGAAGACGGAGATTTTTATAAAACCGAACAAGGCAACTTTAAAGGCATTATACTACATTTTATTGTAAACGATGACAACTATTATGAATACGCACCATTCCAATGCTCTCCTGAAGAATTCTCTATATGGGAAGAACACATAATGAAAAAACACGAAAATGATACTTGGTTAAAACATATCTATTGGCGTCTTGATTTTGTTAGTTGCATACTAGTAACGCGCAACGAAAAATGGTTTCAACATACACAACATCATCTTGAAAACATTTGGAAAATTATCGAAGAAGAACGCGTTTCTGGTAAATGGACTGAACGAAAAGCGAAATATACTCCACGAAAACGCACTAACAGCATGGGAAGCGAAGAAAATAAACCTATTGGAAAATTACTCATTGATATGAGTGATATTTAGCGTCCACTCCATACCTTTGTAATTGGAAGACGCTGCCTTACAGTATCTTTGTTAAGCATATCTAATTGAAATGATATACCCCATTTACAATAATTACGAATATTACCATATAATACATTAACTCCTTGTAATTCATAACACATTAAAAATCCAAACACGCGTTCCAAACACTGGCGTTTATATCTATTATCTACAATAAGTAATATTGTTTCAAAAAAATTATATTTAACATTTATTGTTTCTAATAAAGACCAATTTACTACAGACATTATACCAAAACAACCATACCAATTTTTTCTTTTATAAAAATTTATTAATGGTTTATAACCATTTTTATAACTATTGCCTAAATATACTATCATATTAATAATGTCCATTGAATTGATTCGGTCTTTACCTTGTCCATTATCAACGCATACATCTGGATTAAATCTCCATAAAAATTCACATTTATTATGTTTATTATATTGTATTGGTTCATTAATAAACACTGAATCATGCAATATTATTGCTTTTTCGGTTGGATGTAACAAATAATAATAATAATATCCTAATATTTCACCGCGACCATTATAATCACTTTTAATATACTCTAAATTAGGTAATTCTTCCCATATACTTCTTGATGGATCTTCCATATTATCATTATCAGACGATTTACTTGGCATTTTCCTATTCTCATATTTTCCATATTTTTGCCAATGAGTATATAATTTTGCTATATCATTTTGATATACTTGTAAATCTGGATATAATTTACCATAATCTAATAACTGTTCTTTTGTATAATAAGAATATGGTTGTAATGATAAACTAGTTGTATATCGAGATGGCATTGTATATCTTTGTAATCTACTTTTATCGTCTACTACATAAATTTTAGCATCAGGATAAATACTATGTAGCCTATCATAACATACTCTCCAATAAAAAGCATTTCTTTCATTTGTTATACACCTAACTATAAAAAATGAAATATCCATTATATATTTAATTATAAAAAATACTTAATGTTATAACTTAATTATATTATTATGGACAATATGAAAGTTAAAAAACGTTCGGGTAATATTATAGAAGTTTCTTTTGATAAAATACTCAATCGAATTAAAATATTAGGTAATGAAGTTAATTTATCTATGAATTATACTGAATTAGCTATACAAATTATAGATCAATTATATGATGGAATTGAAACACGAATCATTGATGAAATTAGTGCACAATTGTGTGCTTCTCAAATATGTAAACATCCTAATTATGGTATATTAAGTTCTAGAATTATTATTTCAAATCTTCATAAAAATACTATTCCGTTATTTTCTGATGCAATTAATTATTTTACATTAGAACCAGAACATATATTATCTGAAAAATTTATAAATTGTATTAATACTCACAAAGATGCTTATAATAATATGATAGTACATGAACGTGATTATAATATCGATTATTTTGGATATAAAACACTTGAACGAGCATATTTACTCCGGAGGGAAGGAAAAATAATAGAACGCCCACAATATATGTGGATGCGCGTCGCTATTGGTTTACATTTTGATAATCTTAATGCAGTGAAAGAAACATATGATTTATTATCTAATAAATATTTTACACACGCTACACCTACGCTTTTTAACGCAGGAACGAAACGACCACAACTTAGTTCTTGTTATCTATTAGGTATGCAAGATGATTCCATTGAAGGTATATATGATACTCTTAAAGATTGTGCTCTTATTTCTAAATGGGCGGGGGGTATTGGTTTACATATACATAATATACGGGCCCGAGGTACTATTATACGGGGAACAAATGGTACCAGTAATGGTATAATACCTATGTTAAAACCCTTTAATGAAACTGCTAGATATGTAGATCAAGGAGGTGGACGCAGAAATGGTAGTTTTGCTATATATTTGTCACCAGAACACCCAGACATTGAAGATTGGTTAGATTTAAAGAAAAACACCGGAGACGAAAATGCACGCGCTCGTGATTTATTTTATGGACTATGGATTCCTGATTTATTTATGAAAAGAGTACAACATAATGAAAAATGGTCCCTTTTTTGCCCTTCTAAATGCCCTGAACTTAGCAAAAGTTACGGTAATAAGTATGAATCTTTATATATAAATTATGAAACGCAAGGTTTAGCAACCAAACAAATAGATGCACGCGATATTTGGTTTAAAATTCTAGACGCACAAATGGAAACCGGTACACCTTATTTACTATTTAAAGATGCTGCTAATACAAAATCAAATCAACAAAATCTTGGAACCATTTGTTCTAGTAATCTTTGTGCTGAAATTATAGAATATAGCGATAAAGATGAAACGGCCGTTTGTAATTTAGCTAGCATCGCATTATCTCAATTTGTTGGAAAAAAAACTATACAACAACCTAATAAAATTATGATATACACAAAAACAAAATGCAATTTTTGTAAAATGGCAAAAGCATTATTAAATGATTTTAATTTAATTTTTTCGGAAATATGTTTAGATGATGACAATGAAAGACAAATATTTTATAAAACATGTAGTAAAGATACCGGAAAAGATATTAATTCGGTTCCTCAAATATATTTCGATAATCGACACATAGGAGGATGGAATGACCTGAAACAAATATGCATTTTTGAATTTAATTATGAAAAATTACACCAAGTAACTAAAGTTGTTACTAGAAATTTAAATAAAATTATTGATATTAACTTTTATCCTACAAGCAAAACCAAATTAAGTAACATAAAACATCGACCTATTGGTATCGGCGTACAAGGTCTTGCTGATGTATTTATGCGTTTTAAAATCCCTTTTTATTGCGATAAAGCAAAAGAAATTAATGAAAATATATTTGAAACCATTTACCACGCTGCTATTGAAGAAAGTATAGATATTGCTATTGAACACGACTCTTATTCTACATTTGACGGTTCACCTCTCGCACAAGGACTATTTCAATTCGATTTATGGAATGAAACACCAAAAAGCGGTCGATATGACTGGGACACTTTACGCAGTTCCGTACAACAATACGGTGTTCGCAATTCTCTTTTGATTGCTCTTATGCCTACAGCATCCACATCTCAAATTCTAGGTAATAATGAATGTTTTGAACCAATTACTAGTAACTTTTATAATAGACGTACTCTGGCGGGTGAATTTATGATTGTTAACCAATATCTAGTAAAAGAATTAATTACTTTGGAATTATGGAATGATGATATGAAAAATAATATTATAGCTCATCATGGTAGTATCCAACATATTGAAAACATACCACAAGAAATTAAAGATCGGTACAAAATTGTATGGGAAATCCCCATGCGACATCTAATTGATATGGCAGCAGATAGGGGGAAATATGTATGCCAAAGTCAAAGCATGAATCTTTGGGTAGCAGACCCAAATTACAAAGGATTAACATCCATGCATTTTTATGCATGGAAAAAAGGTTTGAAAACCGGTATATATTATCTACGCAGAAAACCTCGACATCAAGTACAACAATTTACTATTGAACCAACTACTCAACCCGAAAATACAGAACACGAAATTTGCGATATGTGTAGCGGTTAACTTTATCAGATTATTTCAAAATCTTGTAAACTCAATTTATTACTCGAAAAGTCATATTCTTTATTATATACTACTTTTAAGAAACAACGGAAACATACACGCACATCTATCATAGAATCATGGAGTCCTTTAGCAGAACGCTTAAACAAATGCGTATGCAATTCAATGAGACTTGGTTTTTTAATATAAGATGCCATTCGCATCATACCATTTGGACCCACTGAACGATAGTTACAAACTATATTACATATATCCTTTGTTTTATTCATCGTACAATAATATATCTTATCCGATGTAAATGGATTAGATATATTCGCTCTCATACACTCTACATCTATCATCCCAAGATCAAAATCAATATTGTGGGCCACAATACATTGACATTGTTTTACATACAGCGTCAATATCTCCAATGCATTATCTATATAAATACCACGATTTATTGACAACCTCTTTGTAATACCATGAATTGCAGTGCATTTTTCTGGAATAACTATTTCATCTGGTAACCTTATAATATCATCTTGCTCGTGTATTATCTTATCTTTTTCTGTATCATATACCAAATAACTTAATTGTACTATATGAGGAAATTTAGATACTGTGGACTGCATACGCGGATATCCAGACGGAATAAGACCAGTAGTCTCGGTATCAAATACTAAAACTCGCATGGTATATACATTACTATTTTTATGTTTTTTAATTTCAATTTGTAAAACATAATAAAAATATAAACATTATTATTTTAAATGAATGAAAATGTTTTTTTGGCAACAATGTTTTTTATATCATCGTCTAAAAATATATTTGTATTCTTTTATCCTATTCTAATGTTTATACTGTCTTCACTTTTTAACATCAAAGAATACAAATTTATAAATAAAGAAAAAGTCAATAGTATCTTACAACATATTAAAAATGATTATGCTTTTAAATTTGATGATAATAACCAACCTAACGGCATTGTTATACACAAAAATAAATCATGGTTTATACCTTTTTACATTTGCTGGGTATATGAATACGATTATGAAAAAACTATTATAGTATACTCGAATACTATAATTAAAGATAATTTAAGCAAATGTAAACAACTAGAAAACGATAATTATAAATTAACTGACTCTTCTATAAACGATAACTCTATAGAATACTATATTCAATATGGAAATTACCAATTTATACGATATACTTCACGTACTATCAAAATCAATCAATCTTTTAATGCAAATCAAAAAAATATTGCAGAAACAATTATTGATACATATAACGCTAAACAAAATGTATGTTCGTATATTTACGGAGATGTAGGTAAAGGAAAAACTATGCTATGTTACATACTAACCAAAGAACTAAATGGTTCTATATGCGATACATTTACACCAAGTAAACCTGGTTCATATTTTGAAGATTTATATACATGTATATCTCCTAGTAAAGAAGAACCTTTTATTTTATTACTAGATGAAATTGATATTATACTACTTCAAATTCACGAACAAAAAATAACTCAACACAAAAATATATCTACACAAATTTACGATAAATCTACATGGAATCATTTCTTTGACAGCATTGAAAGAGGCATGTATCCTTATTTAATCGTAATTCTATGCTCCAATATTAGCAACGATACTATTAATAGAAAATATGATTCTTCTTATTTACGCAAAGGAAGAATAGACCATATTTTTAAACTTTAACATATTCTTTACATATTCCATACGTTTTTCGATGCCATTTTGTTATACCATGCTCCTTAATACCTTCCATATGTCGTTTTGCTCCATATCCTTTATTACTAGCAATTCCATAATGCTCCTCTAAATTAGGATTCTCTTTACATAAATCTAATATATACTCATCTCTAGTAACTTTAGCCAATATAGATGCTGCTGCTATACTTGTATATTTATTGTCACCACCTTTAATCATAACATGAGGACAATATTCTATTTGATCATTATCTATATAGGGAAATGGTTTGAAATCATTTCCATCTATAAGTAAATACACTTGATGAGTATTTAACTGTTGAATACAATGCTTAATAGAATTATGCATCGATGTTAGTACACTTTGACGAATATTGATTTTATCTATCATTTGCTCATCCTCACTTTGTACACTCCAAGCAATTGCATGTTGTTTAATGTAATTAGCAACTTCATTTATCTTCTTTTTTGAAGTGAATTTTTTACTATCACGCACAAGCTCATGGTCGAACGTATTATCTTTAGGCAATACAACCGCAGCTGTATATACAGGTCCAAATAAAGGACCTCGACCAGCTTCATCTACACCTATCTCATATGTATTATTTACATCATAATATCTATTTAATCCATACTTCGTTGTCATTATTATTTTTATTTATTATTAAAAAATATATTTCAATTTTTTTCCAATGCTATTACATATGAAACTAGGAAAACTTGGCATATTTTTTATATTACTTATATCTCTATTATTAAGCGGGTTAGGTTATTCTACATACGAAGCAATGACTAACCGCAAAGAAGGTTACGAAAATGAAAATGAAAATGAAAATGAAAATGAAAACATGAAAACTTCAGATGAAGTAAATAGTTACAATGAATCCACTAATCAAAATAACAGCACTTACGATTATGTAAGTGGAACACCTACTTCTCTAGCTATCAGCGAAGATAATCCTCCACCAAGTAAATCTAGCGGAACTTCTAATTCTACAAATGTTACTGTTGATGATACTACTTCTAAAAGTTCCATGTCATCAAGTGACGTACCTCCTTCCGATAACAACGACAAATATATTTTAAAATCTCAAGTTGTTCCACCTGTGTGCCCTAAATGCCCTGATGCAGCATCTTGCCCTCGACCTAAACCTTGCCCTCCTTGCGCTCCATGTGCAAGATGCCCTGAACCTGCTTTTGAATGCAAAAAAGTACCTACTTATCACGGTGGACCTTATCCTACCATGCCAAAACCAGTACTTAATGATTTTAGTCAATTCGGTATGTAAGGTTTTTATAAAAAAAGAGTAGATTGTTCATTACATTGTATGTAAGCATCCAACTAAAAAATATCATAATAAGGAACATTTATTAGCATATTCTTATTGTTTCGGGTAATGTATAGAAATTAAATTGCCGGTTATACTCATCTTTAATTAATACTAACGATTTTAAGATACCGTCTGTATGTACGAAATCGCCTTTATATATTCCTTTTATACCATGCATATCATCATCCATGTTATTAATACGAACCAAAGTATCAGGCAACAATTTACATGAATCTAAGACAGGAAACACCTTTGCATTATTAAACATGTTTATTATTAAATAACATTAAATATGTTTATATATTTTCAATTTATGAGTTATATCATAATGTCATGTTTATTAACTGATATAATTAGCACAAGGAAAGATGGTAAACGGAAACAAAAAATTTACGACAGAAACGCAATAGAACAACACGGAAACTTTCACGTCGTTAACTAAATAACAATTATGTATAATATTAGTATTATATATATATGAAAAATAAAAATAGTTATTCATTATTTGTTATGCTTATATTTATATGTATATTACAACTAATATTAAAAAGTTTGTATAAAATACCCTATTTTAGTATACTGTCTTATATTAAAAATGTGTTTTTTTCATTTATATTCATAATATCATTTGTATTAAAAAAATATGAATGGTTATTTATGATTCCTATTATTTATGGATTACAATATATATTATATCCTAGTTACATAGGTCAAGATATATTAGCATTACCCGCAACATTAGGACCTTATTGTTTAGCAAATTTACAAGTTTTACAAAATGATAAATCACATCAACAATTTTTGAATGATGCACATATATCTTTGAACGATAAAAAAATTAATTTTTGGTATGAATATTATAATTTTATATTTGACAATACAATTTATTATTTTTGGTTAAATCGTCCAGGTAAACATGATGATAAACTAAACTGTATGTTCTATAAGATTGATATTCAAACTGGTGAAAGAGATATGATGATTCAAACACAAATACCCAAATCAGCATATAAAGCCTACAAGAAAAAGGACATTGCTTATAGTGAAGTAAATACAGATATAATTCAATATCATCTACGAATCAGTTTTATAGATAAAAAAAAAGAAGTGTATATACAAAGTCAGGGAATAACGGTGAATATCGTGGGTACCATTGAAAGTGCAGATAATTATAGTGGAATGGTTGTGTTTAATCAATTTATACCCATAACTAAAATACCAAGAATAGTATCAGTAAGCGATGCGCATCCAAATGAATTAATGAATGACACTTTTGCAATATCTAATGCATTAATAACAATTAATAATGAAAAAAAACAAGGTATATGTTGGTTTGATATATACAGCGGTGATGGATATTATTATATGACTAATTATATTTGGACCATGAATTATACAAAACATTGGAATATATTTATTTTATTTTATTCTGCGTCTCCTTATAATACCTTTATGGTATATTTTATTTTCGATAAAACAACAAAACAAACTGTAAATTGTGGTAATATATGGATAAATAATAAAACTAATGATATGCTTACTGGGGTGAATGGTAGCATTAATCTTTATGGAACACAAATTCAAGACCAAGACCTTAAATATACCGTTACCTTTAAAAGTCCACAAGTTCAATGTACGATTCACGGTAAAAATATATATAAAGCGTTGCATAATTTTCCTTTATATAAAAGATTAACTCCTGGAAAAAAATATGGTAAAGGAGAAGAAATACATACGGTTATGGAGCAACTTCGCTACGATGAATTTGGTGGAAAAAGTGAGGTAGAATTACAATATAAGGGGAAAACGTATCGTGAAAATTCTTATACAGTAATAGATGGTGTATCATGGCAACCAGGTAAAACAGGTCCGGATGGTTATGCAAAAAGAAATGAATCTTTTTTTAAGCAAACCTTTTATGTAGAACATCCGGATAGAGATAGATTAAATGGTAAAATAAATTGAAATACAGTTTTTAATGAGAAAAAGAAAATTGTAATTTGTTTAAATATTGGTTTCGTGCCTCATCACTTGGTAATTTAATGGTATTAATATCATATAAAAAAAAATAAAAGAAAAAAGCAATGCTTAAAGTACTAAGTAACATTAGAAAATCTTTATCTTTAAAATAAGATTTGGGTACAAAACTAAAATGTAGTAAATATAATATTGGACTTAGAATGCATAACCCTACTATATAAGTAATTCCAATATATAATATATATTTCAATGGTAAGTTTATTTTATCTAGATCGCGATAATAAAAATAAACGGGAGATGAAGGTATTTTAAGATTGTTTGTTTTATAATAGTTTACACAAGACATAAATAATATTTCAGATATACCGCTTAAAAATATGCAAATAACTATAAAATAAAAAAAAACTTTTAAATTTATCAAAGATTCATTTGAAATCATTATATAATAATAATAATATATAATGATTTCAAATGAATTAATATTATCTTTAATGTTTGGGATACTTGGATTTATATGGGGAGTCACAAGGTGGCAACCATTTATTCTTACTAAAGGTCGTAATGAACCTTTTTTGACTAATTGGTCTTTTCCTATTAAATATATAAAACCAGTATTTAATTTTTACTACGAACACTATGGTATAATTGGTTCCTTATATTTAGCATATATAGAATGTTTTGTTTGGGGAACTTTGGTAATATATATTTCTTTAATATTTTTAAAATGTATAGGATACAGTTTATCTATAAAAGGTAAAGTAACCGATATTAAATTGCTAGAAGTTATTGCATTATTTGTAGTATTAATGATTCCTAATTGGTTATTTAAACACACAATACCTCATGATAAAAAACATCAAATTACATTTGATGAAGTATTTGGAATGCATCCCAGAGCACCTTGGAGTGGTGGTAAGGGTATACTTTAATAACCATAATGTCTTATATCTACTATTTCAAATAATCCAATCATACATAACCATAATGCTCGTAATTCCAACCAAGAATTATTTATGAAATGTCCTATCATCGGTATCACTAGTGAACCTAGCAACAAAATATTATGTTCTTGAAATTTTTCGTGTTGGATATAATAATAACCAAGTATGATAGTAAACAGTATTACATATAAAGAATTAGGTATAATAGATGGTTTTAAAACAGTTTGATTTTTAGTAATTAATATATAAGGCGTACACATAGCTAGTAATATTATGATAATAGTTAAAGGAAAATTATTGATAGGACTATGTATGTATGGATTGTGAATAGTAGTAGTTGCTAAACAAATAACATTTAAAAATAGTAAAATACGAACTATAGTATTAATATTAAAAGGTAATAAATTACACATTTTAGCAAATACTAAAAAGGATGTAATGAATACTAAATAAAGTTTAATAACTGATGAAATTTTATAGTTATCTGTTTTTAATACCATGTGTCCTGATAGAAGAATCAATATAGAAATTATTAATCCAATATAAGGAGTTAGAAAATAAGCAAATGTGATAAAAAAAAACACTACTATAACATAAATAGGATTTTCATAAAATTCTTTTTTTATAAGATCTATCATATAAATAAAAAATACATTTTTATTTAAATAACGCTCAAATAAATAAATAAATACATTTTATAAAATCATTATAAAATGTCTTCGTCCTTTGAATGTCCGGTTTGTTTTGAAACCAACAACAATTGTATAGTATCTACTTTACCGTGTAAGCATCATTTATGTTTAAAATGTACTCTTATATTAAATCCATCCTTGTGTCCATTATGTAGAAAAGATTATACTAATGCACTTGAAATTATTAAATCATTTTGTAATAAAGTTAGAGAGGACTATAA